GGACGAGCATCGCAAACGGGTTGCCAGCACGATAGCCCTCCATGTAGCGGATCGCGTCGTTGTACATCGCACTGACGGTCTTAGCGACATGTGGTCGATACTCCGCAACTCTTCGAGCCTCAGCCTTCATGATCCGATCTGGCCTACGATCGCCAAACTCCTCGAGAAACAGACGTAAGTTCGCTGCGTGATAGTCGCACGTAGTCTGCTCTGGCCGCGGATGTTCTCGCTGCCACCAGTCCGCGACAGATCGAAGTGTGCCAGCGTAAACGTGCCCGTGAGGATGAAACTCCTTCTCGGCCTCTACCTCTGCGTACCTCGCAGTGCCCTCCTCATTCGCGGACCCACGCTTCGGGTAGACCCCGATGTAGACCTTGCGACCGACCGCAGGGCTGTAGACCCAGACCTCAAATTTCTTCCCTCTCCGGCGAATCAACTCTCCTCCTCTCGTCGAGCCAGCCACGCTTCTACCTCAGACAATCTATACCTTCTTGATCGTCCGTACCGATGACTTGGTAGACCATCGTGAAGTCTGTAGGCGATCCATCGCTCAGACATGCCAAGAACCTCAGCAAGTTGAGCCATCGTCAACATCGGCTCGAACCCCGGACGCTGAGGAAACTGAAAGATCTTGGCTGTCTCAACAGTCATGGAATCCCACTCGTCTCAATGTCGAATGGACCGAACTTGAGGATCTCAACAACTCCACTCGGAGGCTTCATATTCATCAGCCACGCCTCGGCTACAGCGCGCTCAGGCGTAATCCAACGACTAACTGGTACGCCCTTGCGACGAAGATCAATGATCCGACGAAGACGATCTTTATCTCGTCCCTCCGTGGAGTAGCGCCACTCAAATTCCTCCTTCTTGCAACCACGCGTCACGCAATACTCCCTGGTTCGAGCGCAAACACACATACCAAGATGCACTGAGTATCGTTCTGTACTCACGGCGTAGCCTTCCAGTCGCCAGCAAGAACCACAGCAGCCCGAGCGATCGTCAGCCGGCCGGCGCAGATCAGGCGGTGAAGAAGGTTCTCGACGAGATCCTTGGCGTGCGCCCCACCAGAGCCGGCGTAGGGCTCAGGCCACAGGTTGTGCGGATCGGTCGGATTCCCACCATCCTCGAGCGCAACGAGATGATCCTCTTCGTACAGCGACGCTGATCCCTTGTCGCCGTAGGCTCGCATCTGATAGAGCTTCAACGAATTAGTGTAGGATGTCGGCGGTCGAATCTTCGAGGTGTATCCCGAAACACAGATCGTGCCCTTCGGATTCGCGACCGCAACAGCATTGAGAGCGCCCGACGTGCAGGCTGCGTCAGGGGTTACCACACCATCAACGAGCGTCCGGACGTGACACGCCAGCGAGCTCGAACGCATCGATCCACACGCCGCGAGAGCAAGAACAATCAGGAGCACTGCACTACTTAGCCGAGTCACGTGCAGATGTCCTCAACTATCATCGAAGCCTGCTCCACCAGCCAGCCCAACATTCCTAAGAACTCGAGCACAAACATCTTAGTTAGATCCACAACCACACTCATGCCGGGATATCCCGGCCGATCTCTCGGCAACATTGGCTGCACGGGACATAGAGACCATCACCAGTTCCAGTCGACAGGGTTCCGCGACGCATGGCCGGGTGTCTACCCTCCAACATGTCGATCGCATACTCCTCTATGCAACATAACGGATATCCATAGTGAAGACCCTTTTCCATCACCCTAATCGCATCCTCAATCGGAGGCAAAGGCGCCCAAGTCGTAACGCCTAGATCGGTGATCGGATACCGATGATCAAGAAGCGCCATCACTCATCTCCGTAGAGGACCGAAACGATTTCTGGATGCCCCAACGCAATCGCAATCCGATCAACAACGAAGATATCAATCGTCTTCCGTTTATGCCTGAGAACTGTTACATCGATGCCATGACAACGTCGATTGAACTCCTCTTCACTCAGATGCAGGTCACGCAGCCAGAAATCAAACGGTTCACGAGACCTATATGGGCTATCAGGATTACGCCTCGTCATGCAGCCACCGCTCGCCTGCGATCAACAGCAGCTTGCCAGGCATCCAACCATCGCCACGAGTTGTCCTCGATCAGCAAGTTATCCCTGACAAACTCGCGCCCACGCTGACCTTCCTCCTCGCGCAACGACGGCTCTCGAAGCAACCGTAAGACAGCACGATGCCAGTCTCGAGAGCGATCCTTGGCTATGCACCCAACATCAGCCTGTCTGACGAACTCGAGATACTCCGGCTGAGGGGAAGCGACCCAAGGCACTCCAAGCGCCGAATACTCGAGCACCTTCAACCAACTCTTGCCCTGCCAGTTGTACCGATTCTCTGCAAGCGGAGCAATACCTACATCGAGGTGCGCAACCAAATGTGGGTACTCAAGAAACTCCACGATGCCAGTCTCTCCCAGTTCCTCGTCGAGCCACAGAGACTTCCGAACATCCTCCTTGAGTCCTACAACCCGAAACCTAGCGCTAACCTCCCTGATCGCTAACCCCACACCTCCACGAGTGACTTCGAGATCTCCAGGATGATTCTTCACCGTGCCACCCCATCCAACCGTATGCCCGTCTCGTTGTGCTCCGATGTCGAGGTAGTGCTGAGGAACACAATTACGAACCAGATGCACGCGGCCATGAGAAGCGTAGTTCTTAGCGATCCCAGGCGTCGATGCAACCACCACATCCGCCATCGAGCACGCCCGCTTCAGATACTTCCACCCGGTCATGTTCTGGTTGTAAGACTTGTGCTGTGGATGATTACTAGGGAGATGCTGTAAGTCGTCGTCAATATCGACAACAACCGCTATCCCAAGCTCCTGGTAGAACGGAATCGAATCTGCATAGACCTGTTCCGCAGGACGCTGTAAGACGAGTACATCAGCATCAGGAGGATCAACGATTCCCACAACCTCAATAGATCCGTCGTCATTTATCCCACTGCACTCGATCTGAATCTTCTCGTAATCAATGATCTCGATCTCGCCACGATCCGTAAGGACCTGAGCCGGCCATCTAACCCTCAACATCCCACACGCCTGAAGATCTGATGTAGTGATGGCGACACGCAACTTACCCATCGTCTTCCTCAGCCATCTTCGTAATACACGCTGAACAATGCATCAATGGTGGGTTGCGTGATTCATCACAGCCAACAGTTGTACATGTCGGTCCCTGCCTGACTCTGCGCTTCTTGTTCTTCGCCTTCGGGTCGGTAGCACCATGATGCATATTCCTACCCTGCGTCTTGACGGACTCGGAAATCTTCGCGAGCTGCTCGGCATGCCCTAGACAAAAAAGCCTCCACCGACCATGCCCAGGATCTTCGTGACAATCCGGATTCACGCACTCAAGAATCGGTCTACCCTTGTAGAAAACTGTCGCACTCATATATCTAGGAACCACTAAAGACATGCCAATCACTCCGGCTTCACTAGGGAGATAACGTCGGTATGCCAGACCATCTCACCGAAATTCCTAAGTGTCGAGGAAATGAAATAGTAGTCACCCTCATACGCGTCCTCCTTCCACGTCCCCAGTTTCTCCGAAATATTCGGCACCACAATCATCTGGGTCGAAACATTCCCTAACGTAACTTGCTGTAGTTGCCATATCTCTGTCCCGTCGGCGTAACGCATCTTGAACAAATGAGGCGTATGCGGGTTCATCTCCACCGCTGCTCGAATAACATCAAACGCACCAGGAGCTGTTTCGTCATCGTCGTCTTGAAAGAGAATAAAATCTCCACGAGCGGCCCGCATGAGTTGGTTGCGCGCTTTATGCCCCCACGGGCAGTCCTGGTTGATCGACACAAGGATCTCATCACCCTCAAGCATCTGTGGACGAATGCTGTCAATCGTCCGAGATAAGGTCGGTCTCCCAGACGTCGCAATAATTGCCGTCAATCTCATGGCGTGTAAATCCACATCGTGTCGACGATCTTCACCGTACCCAACAAATCCTCATCTGATAACGCATCAATCGCCTCAGCCACACCTGGACAACTATCCTCCAAGTAGTCATGACAGACGATCGCGCCGCCCGGAGCAAGGATCTTCAGAGAGTTCTCTACATCTCTACGCACAGACTCTCGACGATGATCTCCGTCAATAAAGATCAGATCGAACATCGACCCAAGATCGTCAAGAACCGGCAGAGCCCAAGCACTGTCGGCAAGCATCATCGCAACCTTACTCACCGCCCCATAAGCAGAGAGATTTGCCAGCATCCTCTCCCGGCTGCCTTCAAGCGATCCATATCCAGCGTGTGGATCAACCGCCACCACGTGCTTCGCAACCTTCGCCATGACGATCGCGCTATATCCGTAAGCCGACCCAATCTCCAACACACTCTTATCGACCGCCATATCTTGCAGAACAACGGTCTCGTTCTCAGTCAGTGAGGTGGATATAAGCGGTCCACCATCAATCCGCATATCTCTCCACGGCAACAACATTTGCATCGTCTCCATTTCGTCTCCCTCATGTAACCGGCGCTCGTTGAAACTGCTGTGCATCTGTCCACATCTTCGCGAACGTCCCAGTCGATGGATCCCACACCACGTCGACCTCCGCCAACGGGCCATGCCGGAACTTCAGCATCTTGATCCGCATCTTCGACTGCGCTCGCATCCCTTCGTCCTGCATCATTCCGAGGTAGAGGTCAGCAGCCTGGTACACGGAGATGCTGCCACCCATATTCGTCCGTGATGACCCTCCCTCGGCGGCGTCCCTGCCATCCTGCGAGACCATGATGACCGCGGTATCGGTATCCATCGCGATCGTCTTCAAGTCATTGGTGATGTTCTCCAACTGCTCCCATTTCGGCACCCGCGTCGCGTACGACATCTTCATCCGCTGCACATAATCGATCGCACAGACATCAGGCTTGTATCTCTCGATCTCAGCGTGGACACGATCGATCGTCCCTCCGCCGAAGCGGTCAAGAATCAATATCTCTCCCCGCGCCTTCGAGTAGACCCGAGAGACGTCGCGCCAATGCTTGACCTGCATATCACTGAGGTCGTGACGCATGAAATCACTGTGCTTCCAGTGCATGACCATCGTGTGCAGACGATCTTCAACCTCGCGAGCAGACATCTCGGCCGAAAGCAAGAGTGCAACCTTGTCGTCTTCGAAAGCGCCTAGTAAATTGACCCCGGTAAGGAAGGATTTTCCGAGCCCGCTGAAACCGGCGTTCGTGACAACCCATCCCGGCTTGATGCCATCAGTCGTCTGATCGACTATCGGGATTCCGAGCGGCGTGCCTGGACGATGCTTTCCGTGCTCTTCTTCATACGCCTGGATCCGGAGTTCGAAGTCCTCAGAGAATCGTGCAACACGGCCGGAAGGAATGACCGTCGCAATCTCGCGAGCCGCCTCGAGCATGACCTCGTGCAAACTTCCTCGGCGATTCCAGTACTCCGGGTCCGACTTCGGCATCATCGAAAGTTCGATGACCTTCGCCTCGAAGTAGCGCCGGCGGACCTCAGCTAGGAACTCATCGAGTAGAGCCTCTACTGGCTCCGAGCTGTACTCGCCTCGCCAGTTCGGGAAGTTGTGCTGGACGAAAGACGCTGAGGGACAAGATCCATACTTGCGCGCGTACTCAGACGCCCAAGAGAAGATCTGGCCTACTTCTCGTCCCGGTTCATCCTGAGTGAAAAGCTCAGAAACAACTCCCCGGGAGATGAGAAGATGTATGTTGCCCTCCGCCAAACTCTTGGCAACAAGGGCACGCTGAACGTCCGTATTCCTCTCCTAAGTTCGTCTCCGACCCCGGCTCCCCGGGGGTGTCGCCCCTCGTTGAATAGACGACACCCAGAATCTACTCCACCTACCTTACCCCTGTCAAGTAAGGCTACAAAGGGATTCCTTCCCAAATCCCACCAGCGCTGAGTGTTGACGAAGAGCGACATCAGAAAACGTGATCGAGGTGCCTGGTGGAAGATGCTCTGGCTTAGCGAGTTCTGGATCCTCGCACACAGTCATCGTCACCGATCCATTGATGTTCTTCCCCGCAGCTTTGACGCAAGCATGGATCGCCTCGGCAATCCCTACCAACAAACCAGGAGGGGCTTCTCCGTCGCACTCCAACGTGAATACAACGTGGTGTCTCATACGCTCAGACTGAGCCCTGCTCCAACAGCCGCGCCGGGTCCTACAGTCACCGCAACGGGCTGGACCGAGAACGGCGTGACGCCATCCGGCTCGAGGATCGGCTGACCGGCAGCATCGGCAATCGTCGCTGAGATGTTCGCAGTCCCCTCGGCTACCGGAGCAACCTTGCCGCTCGTCGGATCCACAGTGGCGACCGCAGGATTGTCGCTGACGTACGTGACCACGGCGCCCTCAGGAGCAGGAGCGTCAGTGTCGCCCTTGTCGTCCACATAGTTGACGGCAGCCTGCTCGTTCGTGGTGTCTACGGTGATCGTTCCGGGCATGATGCTTCCTCCAATGGTAAGAATTGCGGTCACTGGTCCCAGCGGCCGGGGGAGTCGCTTGATCTTGGCCTTGATGGGACCGAGCTCGAAGACCAGCTCAACTTCCTCGACCAAGGCTTCATCGTCGCTCATAGTCGTAGTCTACTTGTCCTACGTCAAGATGCCGAGAGCCCTCTCCCGGACCTCATCTTCGACAGAAGCCATCCGTGCCTCTCGCTCCTCTTCCTCAGCCACTGCGCAGTGCTCACAGGCTCCAACCGGCTGCGTCAACTCGACGAGGATGCTGCAGATGTGACCAACCGGGAAGTTCTCGTCGCCGTCCTCCTCCTCGACGATGCACGCGTAGGTCGTGTAGTGACCAACCTCGAGATCACTCGTGGCATCAAGCATGCGGGCAATGGCCTTGGGATCGATTTTTGTTCTGACCCCTCCTATCGGTTCTACCCTCATCCTCCTGCCGCCCTCCGCTTTAGCTCGGTGTAGAGCACCTCTCGATCCTCGGCAAGCGAGCGCTCCACAAGATCACGAACCCGCCGCATCTGCGCAAGCACCTGCTCATCTGGTCCATCCACGATAAAGGCAGTCAAGGTGACCGGGCCAGTAGTAGCGTTGCCAAATTGCTGCGTCGGCGTTACCTCAGCGTTCGAGTGGGCGTACATCAACAGTGGATTCCCAAACTGATCTCGAGGCCATCCTTGCCTGAGAGTATCGAGAGGATTCTCGCGATCCTCGTTGCGTCGAGCTTCCTTCATCTGCGCATTCGCAAGAGACAATTCGCTCCTTCTCTGCTGTTCCTCGGCCATCAGCGATCCCCACCCGGTCCGTCAAAGGTCGACGGGAGCGGCTCTAGCGGCTTGATAGTTGGTCTGAGAGTGCTCTCTGGATCAACTGGACCCTCTCCCGGCTCATTCCTCGCGTCCTGCCAGTTCTTCGCGACTGCAGCGATGTCGTGCAGACTCTCCGCGATGCTGATAAAGGTCTGTCCGAAGATCAAGACAGACTTGGCCGCGACCTCGTCAAACTTGTCGTCGTCGTGATTCCTGATGGTGGCGACAATCTCTTCAACACCATTATGCAATTCCTCGAAGTGCATCTTCTCGTCTCCTCTCGTTGATTCCTACTCGCCCGTCTTGCGATCACATCTCAGCTTGATCAGTTTCTCCGTGGACTGCGGGCGCCGGGTCTCGAGCCACGCCACGATCAGATCGACCTGCTCAGGGGTCCAGTAGCGCCATCCACGCTCGTCTCGCTGAGGCATCGCTCCAAGCGGCAGAGCCTTGTCCCGCGTCCACTGGCGGATCGTGTGCTGAGTCCTGTCGATGATCCCGCCGAGTTCCGCGAGGTAGATGCGACCAGGAACCTTCTTGCTGTGATCTCGTCCCACACACGTCGATCCTAACAGACCCCTGTCAGGTCGTAGGACGCTGTAGGTCAAGAAAGAGAGAACCCCGCCGGACGCTAGAACGACGGGGCTCTCAAGAAACCCTTGCACGCTGTAGGACAGGTGGTAGGATCCCGCTCTCACGAAGCGGTCGGAGTGTAGTCGCTACGCTCAGGAATTTCAATGACGCCCCGGTGATCGCAGGGGCACGAATTCGACCAGGAGCCTCTGGAGTGCGGGGAGGCACAACAACCAAATATCTCCTGATCGAACGACAGGCGCTGGAACACAGGGATACTGGAGCTGAGCCAGCGGCTGATCTGGAAGCGGATGGGACGGCCAGCTATATGCGAAGGCGCTAGGCCGCGGAAGATCAGTATGGGGTCTGGGAGGGCGGAGATATGTGGAATATGTTCCCCCCAAATCTGGTTTTTTCGCGCCAGGGATGGGCGGTTTGCGGCCCGCCCCGAAGTACGCTTACTGCTCTGTTTTCTTTCCGTAAATCAAACAGAGAGCCCAACAGATCTTCGTCCACAACCCCCGCATCGGCTCATACGGCGACCGTTGAATCAGCCGCTGCAACATGTCCAGATCATGCCTGCTGATCTCGATCGTGAACCGGTCTTCTTCCTCGTGCCAGCGCACCTCGGCATTCTTCTCAGGCGTCATCGAGGTAGAGCCGCCCGCACGAAGCAATCCTTGCCTCGAGAAGCTTGCGTAGACCAGCAGTCAACTCTGGCCCTTCCAGAGTTTCCGCCATGTCCTGCGCGAGTTGAGCGCACTGCTTGCTGATTGACCGAAGATCCTCCGGCAAATGAGCGAACTCAAAGTACCGGAGGATCTCCTCAGTTGCTGGGTGCATCACTCAGCCGGATCGTCGGCTACAGGCTCGCTCGGCGCGCTCTTCGACGTCTTTGCCTTCGCCGGCTCTGAAACCTGATTCAGAGTAAACACGGCTGCGTACCCGTCGTCCTTGTTGCCGAAGATCTTACCTTCGTCAGCGAGCTTCTTGAGCTTGCGTGCGATCTTACGAGAGCCTACACCGAGCGACTCTGCGATCTCCGGGGTCTTACGAGGGGTCTCGCCGCCAGCGTTCACGGCTTCGATGAGAGCCTCGTCAGTCACCTGATCGCCAGCATCTGCGTGGCCATTGGTCGAAACCGTTTCGCCGGTGATCTTCCCGAGCGCCTCGAGCGCCTTGCGTAGGCCAGAACGCTCGTCCTTCAGCGGCTTCGAGTGTTCTGCCAGAGCCTTCTTCGCCGCCTCAAAGTCTTTGTTGAGCTTCTCGAGCTCGCCTTGGACCTCGTCAAGACGGCTCTTGATCGCGGTAACTGCTGAGGTTGCCATATGTCCCTCCTTGAGTGGATGAGTACCAACAAGGGAAAAAGATATCAGAACATATGCGAACTATCGACGCTTTTTCTTCGTGATCTCGTCAAGAAGCTCTGCGACCATAGCATCAGCGTGGCCGTTCTGAGTGCGAGAAACATGGAAAATCCTCACGATGCATCCTCGAGAGCGGAGTCGAGAAGCGAGACGATGAGCCGCAGTCCTGTAGGGCATCAGGCTTCGCTCCCTAACGCACCACAGACCCAGTACTTGCATGACAACGAGCTTAGAATCGCTGTAAATGCTGATCTCATCGCCGATTCCGAGGCTCTCCGTCAACGCCATATCGAGCGCGAGGATCAGCCCGGAATACTCGCCGGCGTTGATCGTGATCGAGCCGAGGAATCTGGTCTCCCGAGCGATCTCCAAGCCATCCAAGTAGAGGATCGCTCCACAAGCGCAGAACGTGAAGGTCTTTCGATCCCTAGTCCGTAGACCAGCGTCGCAGTATGCCTCGTAGATCAAACAACAGTCCTCTCGGCGATCTCGACCTTCCAGCCCTTCTGGTTGTAGAGCATGTGAATACGAGTGCGGTACTGCGAAGCCAGCAGATCGACCTTCGGATCTCGGACATCGATGACCACGGCATTCTTCTTGCCTGGCGCCGGCCGCATGATCCGTCCTACAGGCTGCTTGACGACTTCGACGTTGCGAAAGGGGTACGCGAGGACCACGCGATCGAGCATAGGCGCATCGAATCCTTCTTCAGCGATCGTCGACAAGACGCAGATGTACGGAGAATCTGAGATCAACTCTCGGACTTCCACAGCTTCTTTCCCGCTGCTCTCGCCTGTGAGCATGATCGTCGAAGCCGCAGCCTCTGCGTGTAACCCTTTGATCGTCTCGTAGATCGCCTTGAGATGCATCTTACGACGCGAGATGACGAGGATCCGATGGCCACCCGTCATCTCCCCAATGACCTCCTCGGCGATCATCTCGTTGCGCGCAGAATCCGAACACAGCGCAGACATCATCGCGTTGTAGTTGTTGCGGACCACATCCATAATCGGTCGACCGGTCCTACGACTGATCACGACCTCGCCGTCGCCGTCGAGGCGCTCAACCTTCTGCGTCGAGTGGTAGTCGAATTCGAAGTCGGAGGTCAGAACGCGCACAGAAGGCGTCACGAGGGAATCTCCAGCCTCCTCAGCAGTCGTCTCGTGGACGATTGGACCGATGATCGCCTGAACGATCGGGAAGAACAGAGGATCGCGGTCAGGTGTCGCAGAGACACCCCAGCGATAGCGGGCAGGGAACCTCTGGAGGATGTCTTGAAGCGTCTCAGCACTCGTGTGGTGGCACTCATCCACGATCACCGACCCCCAAATGTCGAAGAACCGCCGGTGAATGGTGTGAAGGTCCACCGCCATGCGCTCGAGCTCGTTGTAGCGCGCCCAAATCGCCTGCCTAAGCGCCACCGTGATCGGCCGGAGATTTATCTCGCTCTCGCCGAGGTAGCCGGCGTCGTACCCAAGCTTCTCCTTGATCTGCTCGACCCACTGGCGCGCGAGCGCAGCCTTGTCGACAATGATGATCGTGGGCTGATCTACGCGCCTCAGAGCCTCGAGCGCGACTGCGGTCTTCCCCGCGGCGGTCGGAGCCTCGTAGATGCCCTGCTCGCACGTCACGAGAGCCTGCACAGCAGGTTCCTGGTAGTCGCGCATGGGGACCGGATCCAGGTTCAAGGGCCAGAACTCGTAAAAGCGCCGGCAGTCCTCCCACTCGATCGTCATGCCCCACTGAGCCATCCCCTGCGAGAACTGGTGCAGGAAGCCACGAGGGAGCAGGAGATCGCGTCCGTCGCGCAGGTAGAGGGGAATCTGGTCTGGCAGCCTCTCAGCGCCCCACACGAGCTCTCGGAGCGCCGTAGGTTTCGAGGGATTCGCAATCTGTAGGGCGCCCAGGAGCGACGGTAGGACATGCGGAGGGACCTCGGCCTCGCGCACACGGATGAATGAATCGACCCTGACCAACATGCTTGAAGCCTAACCCTATTAGGTCGGGACTACAAGACTTCTCTACTTCGTGAGCAGCACAACAGCGGTGACCGCGATGCCGATGATTGTGAGCAGCACTGCGAATACACTGATCCCAATCGCGATCCACGTAGCAGTGCTTGTGCTGCGCTGGCGTTGCTCGATGGCTTGAGCGTTGCCGCCTACAGATTGCTGCTGGGATTTACGGAGAGATCCGATCTGCTGGACAAGCACGGCGCCAATCACGCCCATGACCGCAATCGCGATGGCTGCTGGTGCTACTCGGGCTGCGGTTGTCTCTCGCGTATCGATCAACTGCGACTTAGATCCGGCTGTCTCATATTGTACCTTCCTCAATTCGGCGATGTCTTTCATGATCGGCTCGTTCGTCGCAGCAATCTGAGCCTGAAGCTGCTGCCGAGTCGTCTCGACCTGCGTACGCATGGCGTCTGCGGCTGCGGCAACCTGATTCGCCAGTGCAGCAGCGGCCTGAGTCTGCACTTCAGCCTGCGTGGCGACGTTCCCCTGGTCGACCGCTCGAATGGCGTCAAGGCGTAGCGTCTCTGCATGCCGAAGCTCTTGGCTGTGGCGCTCCCGCATCGCCGCCATCGCTTCGGTGTACTCGGCACGCATCCCGCCGATTGACTCGGTGAACCGTTGGCGCATATCAGCGACACGCTCCTGCATACGGCTCTGAAGACTGAATTTGTCTTCTTGCGCAATCCGCAGATCATCCTGACGGAGGTTGGAGGCATCGACGAGATCGAGAACGTTGTCGGTCGGATCAAATGCCTTCGCCCCTGACGCGTCAGTAGGTGCGCCGTTGGAACGGTCACGCTGGCGGTCTCGCCTAGCCATTACAGCGCCTCAGCAGAAGAATCGATTGCAGTTATCCCAAACAAGATGGCCTCCTTCCATGTTCGGCCGGCCTTGCTCAGCCGCGATTCGGATCTAGATGATACCGATACCTTGCTTTTTCATGGAAGACCTATTAGGTTAGATATATAGAACGAGACGAAAGGGGCGGCGATATGAAGAAGTTTCTTGTGGTGATGATCTTGATGACGACGACCTTGGTGCTCGCTTCGCCGGCGTCAGCTCGTCCTACACTCGCTGCAGGACGCGCGCTCGAGCACGCTTCACGCATCGAGACCATTGCTCAGCCCGCACAAGCTTCCTGCCCCGCCGGGGTACCCGTCCAGACGATTACCGTCGTCAATCAGGCGAACGTCCATCCGGTAGCACTCGCAAAGGTGGAGCGCGCCGTGGTCGATCAGTCGTTGCAGCTCCGGGCAGCGTGGGGAACCCCGTGCGTGACCTTCGGCCCCGCCGGCTGGGTCGTGACGCTTCAAGCTGGGACGCCCATCCAGAACGCGGGCGGGTCAACATCGCTGCCGCTAGCAGGCCACCACGACTACACCGGCGTCCCCTCGGCGGTCGTGACCACGGGCCGCAATCCGATGAGCGTCTGGTCCCGAGCGTTCACGCACGAGATAGTCGAGATGCTAGTCGACCCGACCGACACGATGCGCTGGAAGCTCGGGCTGCTCGAGGTCTGCGATCCGGTTGAGAACTGGACATATCCGCTCGACGGCGTCCAGGTTTCGGACTTCGTGCTCCCCGCCTACTTCACCAGCGGTCCCGGCCCGTGGGATGAGGCCGGGATGCTAGCTGGACCGTTCAGTTGATCACGTAGGAACAGCCACCGAAGTAGAAGCTGATGGGAGCGGTGCCGCTGTTGAGCGACCCAAGTATTCCGGTCGCACTTGCTACCTGAAAGAACGTCGCAAAGTAGTTCGGACTCTGAAACATGGTTCCCGGAAAAAGAACGTTTACCGCCGGTTTCATGCTCGCCGGAAGTGTGCCCAGAGTAGCCGCGGAGCCGCTTGACTGGTCGATTGCTCCTCGCAGGAAGACGCGGTCGCCTACCAGGCGACCGCCCGGAGTCTCGCTGCCATGTGTTGCCATGCCGGTGCCAAGCGAAAGGTTGACCCAGCCCGTGTCCTGCCGCCCGGAGACGATCCGCCAGTTCGTGCCGTCGGACTGAAGCGCCACGCTCGCGCCCGGCGCGCCGAGCAGGAAGCTGGCCGCGTTGGTCAGGCCGAGGCCCTGAATGAGCGTGCCGGACACGGTGACCGGGGTTGCGCCCGTGACGCTGGCGTTCGCCTGGACGGCCACCATCGCGTTAGGGTTGGCCAACGGGCTCGGGAGCGTGACCGTAGTGCTGGGAGCAGCGACGATGCATTGACCGCATCGCGCGGTAACCGATGCACCAGGCGCAACCATCTGAAGCGTTGGCCCAACAATTGAAGCAAAGTTCAGATACGAGAAAGAAGCGGAAGAAGCTGCTCCGTTCGGAACCAACACATAAGCAACGACGAGAAAGTTGTTTTGCAATGCCGGTCCGCCACTCTGCCCTGGAGCACCGGTCAAGTTCGCCAGAGTCGCTCCTACAGTCGCAGTCCCAGATATAACAATCGGAGATGTAATATCGCTAGAGTCTCCGCCAGTTTCAGAATCGAATACGCGTGGTCCGACCGCGTCTATTCTGGGATTTCCAGATGCATTGGCCGCATGACTTGGAGTCGCAACCGAGGCGTCATTACGAACAATCCAAAGTCCGCCTTGGCTTGCAAAAGTATTTGCCACCAACCCTCTACCAGCAGCCATGTTACTAGCCATGCCTGCACCAGCAGAACAAAGCAAGTCGTTTGCAGTAAATACACCGGGTCCCTGAGCCCAACCAACGGCAGCCTGGCGATCATCCTGCGCAACTGAGTTCAACTTCCCATCGTAGAGCGCCCCATGAAATGTCATATTGTCTTCCTCACGCAGTCGACGTAAACGTAGTTTGAAAATTAGTTACCGTCTCTACTCCCTCATCACTGATTCCAACTGTAAACGCGAATATCCTCACCGGTTGAGGACCAGAAAACCCAGATCCAGGCGGAGGAATCACGATCGATCCATAGTTAGAGACCAGATAACAAAAGTCCCCAATGTCAAAATCGACAAAGGGATTCAACGACGACGGAGACCCAGACGGAAGTTGATCAAACGAGTAGACCGTAATTCCATAGGCATTCGTCGTCGCTTCTCCTTGCGCGAATGCTGTGAGCACATCCGTCGTAACCTGATCAGAAATCGAAGTCTGCGACGTGAAGAGCCCAAGAGTCTGAATAGATCCAGGCCACTCTCCCTCGCCAACTGCGTACTGCCCGACTGCATAGACCTCATTCTCGATCTTCGATGCATCCTCTGTGGGACGTATATCCGAGAGGTTATTCGGGCCCTGCTTGAAACCAAAGAGCGCATTTGGGCGTACCTGCCCCCGTCCGTTGACCGTATAGGGTCCACCTACCGGCCAGATCCCGTTGTAGTAGAGATTGAGCTGGCGCGTCATTGGGTCAACTCGAAAATCAAATCCAGCCTCGAGTTGTGACAGCGTCGTGATCTGTTGGCCGATGTTCGCAAAGCGCTGAACTGTGAAGTTCCTAGTCTGAGTGTTCGCCGGCGTCTGTCCCATCGTCACGTAAATTGGAGCTCCCTGAGACTGCGAATCATAGATGCCTCTAGATAAGAGGTCGGCAACGATTGCACATTGATCGACACTCGTATACTGCTGAGAAGTCGCAGTAGTCGTAGGCGATGGGCCTACATCCGAGTTGGAGCCAGTCTTCAGCAGATAGTGATTGAGCTTCTCAAACCACCCAACACATCCAATCTGCATCTGCGCCCGAGCTCCAGAGGGGGCAATTGTCCACACCGGACCTGACCACACAAGACTGTTGTTCCGATAGCAGATGATGCAAGTCGATACTTTCTTGACGAGCGCTGCCGCGGGATCTAGGACAGACAACGCCAACGATGCCGACTCGCGTGAGTTGAGCTGCGGGGTGATCGTCCTTGACGTCGCATTCGAGAGCTCCGCGAGGATCGACATATCTGACGACCGCGCTAGAAACCAATTCCAACTCGGGCTGGATGCCATGTCAGTTCTTTACAGCGATATACGGGTAGAACTGAGCATGTCCCGGGTCTGACCATATCTGCATGAAGGCAGAGAAGTGCTGAGTTATCCGTCCCTGTGACAATGCGCCATTGTAGACAGCAATATCCTGCCCGAGAGCGATCGTATTCGATGCCGCAGCCGCTACAAGTAACTGAGTATTTCCTGTCGTTGAAGCTGCGACTGTTCCAGACAGCACCTGAGATGCGACGAGCACACCGTCTACATATATCGCCTGCACCTGAGCCGTAGGATCGTATGTGCCTTGAATGATCTGTGGAGGTCCGGTGAGGACACTGGCTGCAGTTAGCGTGTGCTGGGCCCCAGTCCACATACTCCAAGCGATCCCAGATCCGATTACCTCGAGTTGAGCTTGGCCGGGAGCATTGAATAAGTAGAAGGATGTCCCGTGGATAAGTTCCTGTACCGTGACTCCTTCGACAGTTACACCGCTCCCAAATGCAAATCCAGCGACTGATGCCTGAAATCCATCGAGCTGTGCTGTATACCCGCCTCTAGCACTGGTGAAGGGATCATCCTGTACCAGCGGAGGAAGTCCGAGCGTCGGGGATCCAACTGCTGGGAGGACGATTCCACCTACATCATCGAAGACATAGTTGAATGTAGATGGCTCTCCTAGCATCCAGCGAGACTCTAGGTACGGAACCTCAAGTTGTGCATCTCTGAGGAATCTCTGTGCCATATCAGATCCACGCCGAGTTCCATGCAACAGTGGCGGAAGGACTCCCAATTGGGTTTGAGCCGGCAAGTTGAAGAATGTTATCCGCAGGCTGGATCTCAGGCCACCGCTGATTGTTGGTGTCAAACATCTGCATCACCGACGCCCCAGACTTGTTTGTCAGCGTATGGTTGAATGCGTCAATCTGAACAAAGTCCCCTTGTGCAATCGTCCCGTCTAGCGCGAAGCTAAACCCAGTCGAGAGGTTGTAGAGGACTGGATTTGTGATCCCTCCATTGATCGTCACGAGCGGTCTCGCGACCCACGTTCCCTTGTTTGTCGCCACGGCCTGCTGCGTCGGACCTGCTGATTGCGTAAGAGGTTGATTCGATGGCAGTGAGGTGGGGACATTGTATGTAAGCGGATATGAACGAGGGTAAGACCGCCCGAAGTAGACACCTGATCCAGTTAGCAGAGGAACGATTGCACTCACCTGAACCGGACACAAGATCCTCGGATCAGATGCTCTCACGGCAAACTGAAAATCTCTCGTGAACCTAGTCCCGGTCGCATTTTGAGATATGTGAGATATCGCCGGCGACTGCACGGTTCTAGCATTTAGGACAAAATCACAGGGCATGATTGCGTCTACACGCCAGTCAAGGAACGCCCACTGGCCTCCGAGCTGCGTAGCCGTGAGCCCAACGAATCCCGATTGCTTGTAACCAAACGCTTGAGCCAGCGCTCCTGTCAGCGTTGTGAAGCAAGTCGCTAGAACAGTCGGAGATTGGACTGCATGCGGATCTTGCAAATAGACCGTCGCGACTACCGTGTCGTCGATCGTCTGCATTTGAACCCAGATGATGCTTGGAGTCGAGATCTGAGGACTAAGGGCTGCTGTCGCCAGTGTTGTCGTCCCAGAAGGCTGAATAGCTTGTATCGCTACCTGCCATGTTGCTCCGGTGTACTGAAGTACAGCCTGGAGATAAGAGTTCGATGCAGTGGCGGCAGAGATAACACCAATCGACTGCACAGTAGCCGTAGGTTGAAGCGCGACAGATGCCGTCACAACCTCATCGACAAACCCACCGCGAAGATTGTGGTAAGAGACTGTAGCTCCGCCGCTAAATGACGTGCATCGGCCATTCCCAGGTATCGACAGAGATTGCCCAGACAACTGCGACCAAAAAGCAACCGACTGAGAATCAAAGAACGCATCGTGCTGGTCCCACCAGTTGAACTTGATCGGGAACTCGGTCAGAGATTGGAGCGCTGCGAAAACAGCTAGCGCTGCGGCTGTCTGCGACGATACAAGTCCAATTGTCGGAGGAGACCCAAGGACTGCTACAAGATCTCGCTCCATCGCATTGAGTTCAGGTACCGACCCAGCTTCCATTGTGCCTGCGATCGTAACCGTGTTGTGCGTCGGGATCATTGACTCGCCAATGAGGTAGAGATGGCTCGGAGAATCAACGGAAATACAACGCATCGGGACGCTATCTATCTGATTGACAGCAGTGATATATCGGTATTGCTCGTGCTCTGGATAGCGAATCTTGGAGCGACGATAGAGAAGTAGATCCGTCTTACGGCTAAGGCGGAACGGACTATCTTCCGTGACAAACTGAACACGATAAGAAATCCCAGTGCATTTTTCGTACAGTCTCGCCCACTTGCTTGTGAGCGTCGGTCGATACCCAAGTGACCGAGCTAACTCAAGAACTTGGAGCGCAAGATGCTCAAGAGTAGAATCAAACTGAACTTCGCCTTTATCACCCACTGTTCCATCTGTATCGAGCAGACCAGCAAGGAGTGCCCGACGTTGTTCGACAGAAGCTTCAAGGTACAAGCGAGGGATATGCTTGTTTCTATAGACGTCTAGATCACGAAGGATAGAAGGAACACTTGGCCCTTCTATCGATCGGAAAGAATACGTAATAGGCCCTTTTAGTTTCCTAGTTGCATACCCGTCATGACTGACGTTTTCAATGACCTCTGGGTCGGCTGAGTAAATCTCTGGACTCCAACGACTTCCATCTCCCAGCCACGCCCCAAACGTATATGGAGCTAATGGAAGCTCTTTTACCACATATTGCAGAGGACCAGCAACTCGAACTGCATGATTGACTACTCCATTAGGCCGTGAAGGAGCATGACTGGTATAGAGAGTTGCACGGATTTCTTCGGTTGTATGAATCTTGGCACTGCCACACCCAGACTTTTCCAACATCTGAATCTTGTGCTGAGCAGATGCGACAGCCGCTTCCGTCTCACTATCAAAGAGACCAATAGGTATGTGGCTTCTTGCAGGTCCGTAATACGCTAACCATCGGTCACCTTCTCGACATACCCCTCGATATCTAGATGTGGCTAGCTTGCGTCGATTGGAGACCCGAGGTTGATGAACACGCTGACGTCGGATACGGGCTTCGAAATCAACTGTCTCCCATAGGTGATCTGCATCGGCAATGATTATTGTTCCATCTGAGAACACAACTTCGCGACAAGGTCTCCCTGATGGCTGCGGGTAGACGCCTGTGACATTACATGGATGACCAAGATCATCAAATACTTGATCACCTACATGAAGATCACCGAAAAGTTTCCATCCATTAGGTGTCGGAATAGGATGCGAACATGCGTTCGCTTTTCCGCCCCAATAACTGTCAAACAAAACTTCACCGTGCGCGGCAGGTCGAGGCTGCCGAGAGTCTCGAAGATCAGGTCCACGCAGTCCAGTGATGTCCTTGACGATGTATCTGTCCGGACGCAATCGATCGTTGATCACGAGCTGGTTGGCGAGAATGATTGGAGCATTGCGACCGAGCGCAAGCATCTCCGGAATTTCCGGAAAACGATGCTGATAGTTTGGGACCGCAGTCCGTGCTATCTGTTGAGCAATAACTGGAGTCATGTCCCACCAGACGAGTCAAGCTGATCGGTAACCAGCCGAATCAACGCATTTACCTGCTGGGTTAGTGACCGCACCTGAGCACCAATCTGAGCAACAGTTGGAGGAGCTAAAGCCAAGTAAGCAACGTTGGTGGTTACAGCCGCAATTGCTTTCGCAGTCAATGCATCTTGATTCGCTTCCCGAACCGGCTGCGTCCAAGTAGTGCCGTCAAACATCCAACCAACGCCCGGCTGTGGAACCACATTCGATACGTCAATCCACGATGAAGGAGCTGCGTCTCCTGAGAACTGCTGCGGACCCATAATCACCGTAGCCGGACTGCCGTGATCGAGACACACGAAGATCATGACAGCGGACTCACCCAGCGGACGGAGAAGTGCTGGTACGGCCAGTTCGTTGATCCGTAGCAGTTAGTGGTTGCGGTGCCGACATAATGCGGAAATAGGTACTGCCCTGCGGTCATCTTGACGAGCGCCGAAATAACGGCATTACCAATCAAGCCCGCACCCGCATCATGTGCAATCCAAAAACAACCCTGCGGCGTGCCAAGGGAGCCGGATCTGTTGGGTGGAAACAGTTGAAGGTCAACACCTATGAACACGCCGCCCGTCGCACCCTGATCTATACGAAGGTTCAAGTCAACCTGATACCACCCATCAATGGGGACATTCGGGCCGTTGTTGAAGGCATCGTTGCCCATGCCACCCAACAAGTCCTGAGTGGGGAAGGCGAGGTAGCTGGAAGCAGACACCGTGTCCGCTGCCTGCATGTGCCCTACGTAGATAGGAGGCGCCGCCGGGATCGGAGTAGCTACAAGTCTCTCTAGGATCGCTACTCGATGCTCCAGACTCGTAGGAGCAGGGATATGTTGGGGATTAGTAACTACTCTCGTCATGGTGAAGTCGCCGAGTGCCATGCAATCGCCGCGCCCAGATAGCGCGGGTCAGTTGTCTGTGTAGGATTCGTGAGGTTGACATTGATGTTCTGAGTATTGGTGGAAGAGATCGAAGCTGATCCAGGCACGAATGGGACTCCGATGCCAGATCCACTCGCCGGGTTCGAGAACTGTGGAAGAAGAGCACCCATCCCAGTAAACATCGCTGCACGGAATGAAGACCACATCGTCGAAGAAAACGATTGAGGTTGCATCAACTGCCCGTTGAGAGTCATGAGTTGTTGGGTATTCGTTTCGAGTGCTGCCTCGTTCGAAGCGATCTGACCGATCAACCCCTCGAATTGCGTTGTCTGAGCTGCAGTCATCCCCGACTCGAGCTGAGAGATGGGGAGAGACGTCAGAGCTTGGATCAGTCGGACCCCTGACAGACCTTGCAGATTCACTGCCCCACCAGTCATCCCGGAAAGCTGCGAAATCAAACCTCCCTGTGCTCCCTGAAGTGCGTTGATCGATCCCTGTGTTACACCGATGGCTGCCGGCACATTTAGGCCACCCTGGATTGCCCCGATCGTCTGAAGCGCTCCGTACAGAGATCCGAAAACCCCAGTCTGGAACTGAGAGACACGATTGATCCAATCGATCGTCGTCTGTCGAATCGCAACAGTCTGGTCTGAGAGCGCCTGCGTATTCTCTGCGATCTGTTCGGTAAGTTGTCCGATCTGGTCTGATAGTTGCTGTGAAAGGGCTAAGTTTCCTTGTTCATTGGCTTGATGCAAGAACCCACGAGCTTGTGCAAGTTGCCCTCGAAGGTCTGCGCCGGTCTGCTGAAGAACTCCATACTGAAGCTGTGCAGCAATAGTCGTCGCAGCGCCGCCCATTCCCTGCACTCCCTTGGCGACGACATTCTGCGCAAATGAAGTCCGACGCTGAAGCACATTGTTCTGGTACTGAGATTGCTGAGTAAAGTACTCAACCTGAGCTTGGAGCAGTTGGGTGGTGTAATCCGCGATCGATTGATTGAGTTGCTGGATCTGCTGCTCGGCTTGCGCGGCGACATCCTTGTTGCCCTCGGCTTGAGCCTTCTGGAGAACTTTCGTGTAAGCAGTGATCTGGGACTGAGCATTCGAAACAAGTTGATTCGTAACCGACACACCCTCTTGGCCCTTGCCAAAGAATCCACGGTTCTGCATGGTGGAAACCTGACCTTGTAGCCCTTGACTTTGCAACCCAAGCGTGTTCTGGATGCCTGACATCTGATCTGAGAGTTCAGTCCCCTCTGCCTGATAAAGCGATTCTAAAGCTTGAGCGCTTTCGCCGGAGAGAGTCTGTGATCGCCCAACGAGATTTCCATACTGAAGTGCTAGTTTATTCGCCTGAGCGGCAGGGGAGAGATGTTTGTTCTGGTTCTTCAGCTCTGAGATCTTCTTCTGAATCAGAGAGATCTTCAAAGCCTTATCTCGCCTGCCTCTAGATGTTACAGGAGTCTCGTTGTGCGCAACTCTAAGTTGTGTATTGAGACTGCTGATGCTCTTGTTATTTTCTGTAATCTGATGTTGGTCAGACGCACTTGCACGAACAGAAGCTAGTTGCTCAATCTGCAACGGTGTATCTGACGCAAGGCTACGCTCACTAACGTGCAATCCCGACGCAAGTTGTGAGAGCACATCATGCTTGGCACTATCGACTAACTTTTGTTCTCGACCGATATTACGGTACTCAGTCCTGTATGCCCCAATAGTCGCCGCATCCTGTTGCGCTGGAGTCTCTCTCTGAACCGCAAGCCCCTGCTTATTCACGAAGATCGAGCTTTGCACAATCTTGTTTGACGCCTGAGTAAACATTGCTTGGACAGCTTGATCGAGCTGATCTAGTGGACCGCCTTGAGCCGTAATCTGACCAAGGTAGTTCATGAACTTAGTGAAATTCCCAACTACATCGTGCAGACCTGTGGAGAGAAGAGTGATCAACCTCGAGATATCCTTGGGAGAAATTGACTGAGTCTGACCAGCGGCTGACAACTGAGCCAGAATCTGTATGAACTTCATGACCTGAGGGAGGGATATATTCAGTTGCGTCGCTGCCAAGCCAGCGCTTCCTGCTGTCCCAATCCCTCCAAACATGCCGCCTGTCTGCGCCGGCGTGATCGCTACATGCTCAGAAGCACCACCTTCTCCAGCAAGGAACATCGTCGGATGATCCACAATCCCGTGGAATCCACCAGCGGCCGGAATGATTCCACCTGACTTATAACCAAGGAACTGTCTAAATGAAATACCACCGGGCATTGGTGTTCCATCGGCATGACCGTTATACCGAGTCAGAGGACCAGTTCCTGCAGCATTCGCCCACCCAGTCTCGATCCCAGACGGCCCACCCATCGCGGTACCAATAAATTGTCCCCCTGTGAGTTGCTGCCCGGGCTGCACACCAGGAGTGAAGTCCTCCATGACATAGACGTTCCCGCGTGCAGTCTTATAAACAACGCCTCCTGTCCCCGGCCAACCCGGCCAGAGCCCGATCGACATAACAGTTCCAGGTAAGACCGCATCTACGCGTCCTTGCCCTCCAAAGTCCACACCCTGGTCAGTGCGCCCCAAATGAAGCGCTGAATAAGCCCCATGAGCTCCAGATCCTCCAGGCGCTCCAAACGGAACTCCTGCCGCTCCACTAGGAGCCATTTTCGAAAGAAATGCATTAGCAGCAGCAGTAACATTTTTCAACACAGCTCCGCCGAGTACTGACCACGCTCCCCCAGGCCCACTCCACTTTGGCTGAGTTATTGTCTGAGCCGCACCTGAACTTCCAAGCGCCCCAGGAGGAATACCGCCCTTCAGGAACTGCTTGTAAGCCCCCGACGTATATGTAGCCCATGCCCCAAGCCCTTGTGAACGCCACTTCGAGACTGCCATCTTCGCATTTGTCAGCGGATCGAATACATTCCCAGGGAATGGGAGTCCCAAGATTTGCCACAGCCCTGAAGCACCTGAGGGATTGTGCGCGTCGACCGCTCCAGTTGACTCAGCCTCAGCGATAGCAGCCATAAGTGCGGCCATGTTGGGTGGTCCGCCAGCCTGATCCCAAAGACTTTCGAGCTGACCATATGACTCAATCGTTCCTCCTGCCGCATAAGAGCCCTGTAGAACGTGTGGAGCAGACGATAGATACTGAGCTAGCAACGCTCGCTGACGCTTCGCATGCTTCGGGTCGGTAGTCAAGACAACCTCGGGGTAACCACCCTCAGCAACTTGAATGATCTTTCCGCCCGGACGCGCTGACTCATACCCGCCAGTTGCATGATGACCAATCCCCGCAGCACCACCTCCAGTTCCCCCACCGGCTGCCTGGAACTGCAACCAATTCATCGTGCTGATTGGCCCTAGTGTCTTCATGTCTTTGCCAGTCAGCGCAGGCGCACCCATAGATTTGAGCGCATTATTCATCAGAGTATTGATCGCTACCAACCCGTTTTGCACGCTCCTGGCAGCAAGATTGGTATTACCAGCGATTGTCTGATATGCGCCGGTCATCACAGCAACAAGAGCTTGTGACCCCTGCACAGTCCCAGTACCAAGGTTCGTGCTGATGTTTGCGATGTTAGTCTGAACGACCTGCTTGACTTGCGTAAGAACATTTCCTGTCGTCGCATTGATTCCAGAGAATGTCGAGTCCCACAACTTTCCAGCAGCCACTACTGCGGCATTGACTGGATCAAGTTGTTTAGCAAGGAGATTTAGCCCTGTACGTTGTTTCGTAGTCAGATCAGGCATATTGGAGATTGTTATGATCTGACCCTCGAGCTTATGAAGTTGCGAAGTTGACAACTGAGCAGGATCAGTGATTCCCTTCAGCTCTGTCTGCAATTGCTTGAGTGCAGTGCTCGTTGTGGCCGTGTTGACGCTCTGAGTCAACACACCACCACCTCTCTGGCCTGGCGCTCCTGTTATCACATCACGCTGAGCACCGACAGGCCCCAACAACGATGCAAGCCCTGGAGCAGTGGTGCCGTGTGATGGGCCTCCGCCAAACAGCGCAGCAACAACGGTTGGCGCAATGAATGTGCCCAACACAGCAGCAATAGAGCCCGCTCCTATCGCTACTCCACCTGCAGCGGCTCCACTGCCTGCGCCTGCTGCCGCAGGAGCGATTATGCCTCCAGAACCTCGCACAAACCCAGCAGGAACAGCCCCAGTCACTTCTGCGGTCCTGATCTCAACACCAGCAACTCCGCCTCCAGAGATCATCGCTTCCCTGATCGCCGCAGCAGCAGCCGCTCCTCCCTCTTCAAATGCGAGTCGCATCTCTGCTGCCGGTCCCGTCGCTGCTGCCCCACCGCCAAAAGCATTCTTGAGGCTAGTCCACGCACCCCCAAAGTTTCCAGTCGCGAGTGCTTTCAGGGCTCCGCCGAGTTGACGGATCATCGACAATGGATGAATCACAGCTTTACCAAGTGCACTGAATCGACTGATTGCTGTCGAGAAGTCCCATGCCTTCCAAGCAACTAGGAACGCCCCGAACGGAATCAGCACACCGTCATTCCACAGTGTCTTGAAGGGACCTCCAACATAGGTTCCTAGATTCACAAAGCCATCGAGAATCTTGGTGAATAGCTCAAGGAAGAGAGTGACCGCTTTAGTCAACGGAGGCGCCACGATCATGTAGAAACGACCAAATCCCTCAATCAGAGGGACTAATAGATTCAAGAGAGCAATAGCTTCTTGCTTGTGTACCTCGAAAATCGTGTGAAGCTGCTGTTGCCCGCGAGTCGACGTCAGCCAGTCATGCAACTTGTCAAGCATCTGCGTCAGCGTGGTAACGATCGACTGCGCAGTGCCGGCGTCGGCGTGGAAGATCTGGTAAATGTCTTTGACTAGGATCTCAAGAAAATTCTTCCAAGTCTCGAAGAGGCCTACCAGATGATCGACAAGGTGGGTTACCTTATTCCAGTTACCAGGATCATTCCACTTCGTGAAGAAGTTATCGACCGCAGTGATGAAGCCACCCTTGAGAAATGTGTTCGCTACATAATCGATGATCTTCGAGACAAGCTCGAACGCCTGCACAAACGCATGTACTGATTTGGGCAATCTCGCAGCGAATATGTTCTCAAGATCATTGAAGATCTTCTTGCCGGGGCCCTCTATATATTGGAACAGAGGACGTAGTCCAGCGTCGATAATCTTGAAGTTTCTTGTGGCCGCATTAGCGATCAACTGCACGTATCCGTACGCCACTCCGACGAGTTGCCCGAGGATTGTCGTAGCAGCCTTCCGGGCATTGCCCGTCGCGTTGTCCCAATGCTTGTTCAGGTTGTCGACTTGCTTCGCGAGTGCAAGTTCCGCTCCGGCACCAGGACCAAGCTGCGACATCTGGAACTTGAGCTGGGCATTCGCTGCCGTCTGCGCCTGCGCAAGGTTCTGCTGGGCGGTAGCAGCTTGCTGAGAGTTCTTTCCGTACTGCGCAACAGCAGCGTTGGCCTGCGCCTGCGCAAGCGCGACATTCTGAGTATTGGTCTGGAGCGTCTTGTAAAGAGCACTCGTGTCAGAGATCGTCGACTTCATCACTGCAGCATCTGCGCCGCCTCCTACGGCAGTCGTAGCCAGCGAAGCGCCACCGAGTAGAGCTCCGCCTCCCAACGCCCCAGCGGCCGACCCAGCAAGTCCTATACCGGTCATCAGAAGGTGCTCGAGACCAAGACCGGCAAAAGCTCCTAACGAACCTGCAGACGCGTACCTAAGTCCAGGCGTAAATCTACCTCCGCCTCCACCACCCCCTGTAAGCAGAGCCCCAAGACCTCCTCCGCCGCCTCCATCACCTACTGTCAAAATTAGTCTCGCAGCTTCGTCTCGAGCCATCCTCGCTGCGTAAGCAAACTTGATCGCCGCCGACGACGCCGGATCGAAGCTACGCGCGATCCCATCGAGTTCACGAGCCATCTGGCGATATCCGATTGACGCCGCGTTGGTGTCCATCGTTCCTTTTCGCAACGAGGCAGTAAAGCTGTCGTAGCGACGCTGAGTATTCGTTATGCGATCAACAAGTTGTTGATGAGCAGCCTGTTCCTTTTGAATCGCCAAAAGTTGAGCATCAGTATCCCGCTGTTGCTGCATGCGGATGTCGTGAACCGCGTTTGCATTAGCAACCTGCTGAGCGGTATATGCTGCAAGGTTGCTCTTGGACTCGTTGAGGATGTCCTGAACAGCTTTGGACTGGAGCGCATATTGCCGGGCTTCCTCCGTACCGACCTCGTACGCTCGAGCAAGCTTCGAGTACTCCTGAGCCAAGCGCTGCGCTTCGACCTCTTGCTGACGTGTCAGGGTCGTCTGCTTGTTGAAAGAGTCCTGGAGATTCCCCATGACCGCGTCAAGTCGCTCAGCCTGCTCCGCGAGCTTCGCCTCCTTGTCACCAGCGGTGTCTGCGGAGCGACTGTAATCATCAAGCGCAGTCTTCGCCTGCCTTACATCACTTGTCTGTTTCTGTGTAGCCTGAGATGCACGATCAAGCGCTTGACGTTGCTTGTCGAGGCTTGTGGTCGCTTTATCAACAGATTCAGTTGTCTGCTGCAACCCTTGATCGAGCCCGGCGGTCGGGTGAGAACGAACCGTCTCCGCGCCGGCGACCTTCTTCAGAGCCTCAATCTCAGCAGCAAGCTTCGCGAGACCGGGGCCAGCTCGGTCGATTAGATCGACGAGAATCTCAATAAGGAAGGTTGATGAATCCTCAGACATACTTACTTCTTCTTGTCTTTACCCTTGCGCTTCTTTTTGACCGCCTGGAACATCTTCTTACAGAGAGAAGATTCGCGATCGAGTTCAGCTTCCTGATCTTCTTCCTGCTTCTGTATGTCCCATATCTTCTTCATCTATCGCATCCGATCCAGACACGGCCATCTGTGAACCCACCTGGCGTCTCTGCCATATCCATCAACAACAATTCCCTTACCTCGCTGCCCACACACACAACAATTAGGTGCGTCTGCATTCCAAACAACTTGCATGCCAATCGAGTAATTGAACGAAGTTGTCGTTGTGAGGGAGGGATAAATCTGCATTCAAATCACTCCCAAGGATCTCCTGGATCATCCGGTAGCTCACGAATCTGTTTCATCCCTGGAAGATCTGGCTGCGCATACTCAATCGATCTAGCCACTGCACGACGGCTAGCACGCATAAACGCGGTGTCTGCTACTTCATCAATACGTTTGCGATCAGCTTCACTCATCGTTGCTTCTTCCTTCAGCCGGTCGTACATCTCCTCAACCTGTTCGAATACATCAGAGATGTTGATCTTCTCCGGATCGAAGTCTTTGGTATATAGCGCACCGATGTGAGCGAGCCGTCGCTTGTCTATCTCCTCGGCAGCCTGACGACGCTTCCAAGCGTCCATTGCAGCTAGCACACGTCGGTAGGGCCACTCGAGTAATTCCTCGATCGTCTCTGGATGTGATCCGCTGTACTCCTCGAGGAATTCGATCGCTGTCAGTCCTCTTCGGGCGGCTGGAGCCTCTTCCTCTCCGCTGCCAACCTCCGTGCCCACCTGCGCAGTCGCTCGCGAAAAAAACGTTCGAGCTCCTCGTAATTCTGATGGATGAAGACATCCATCATCTCCTCGCCCTCATTCATTGAAAGCCCTCCCTCGTCCATTGGGCGACTCCAGATCTCTATAACCGCGAGACGCTCGCGTGGTGGAACTCGAAGCCAGATGCACTGAGCCTCAGCGAGAATCTCCGGAGCATAAGACGCAAGCTTTGCGAACCCGCGCACAAAAGAGTCAACGCCGGCGAAATCACCTTGAGTGAAGTCGATTGCCAACTTTCCACTGTCGTCAAAAGAGACCATGTCAGGAACAGACATAAGACTAGGAAGATCCTGGGTTGAGATCCCCTCGGGCCCGCTCATAAGCTCGTCGAGCTTACGTCCGAGCAGCCCTGTGAACTGCATCATCGCGAGATACGAGAGCGGTTTCTGGACGTATGTCGCCTCGAATGGCTCCTCAACATCGACGATCTGCCGTCCTTGGCGACGCTTGCCGTAAAGCATCCCTGAAACTTTCCACGCTCGCTCTGGGACTTCCTTGAGCACATCGTCGAGATCGGCATTGGAGGCAGGAACATCATCAACTGGCTCATCGACGTCCTGCTCCTCAGCAAACGCTTCCAGAGCTTCGGTGTTGAGCGCTGAAGGACGCATTGACTCTTCCGATACCGGAACTTCCTGAATATCTTTGTCTTGGATCTCGGTAGTGCTCATGTCCATCTCCTCTTGGGTCACGCGAGGCTCTTTAGCTCTCGCTCAAATATCTCGACGTCAGCGGGCAAAGCCGAGAACATCTCTTCATAGGTCCGACACCCGAACTCAGCGCCTTCCTGACCAGCAACGGAGTGTCGGAAGACTGTGTCTCCGAACATCCCCTCGAAACGCATCACCTTCCTCGTTGCGGGAGTGATCTGGTGTGGTTCCTCACCAAAGATCCCGGTCCCGCGGTCCTTGAAGATCGGATAGTCGGCCTGGTCGGAATCTCCAGACGTGAAGCTCCTACGACCAGAGTCGATCGGCGGGATCCCTACGGCGCCATGGATCATGTCGCCAGCAGAAATGACCGGGTGACGACCAACGTGCTCCTCGAGGTCCCCTGTGGTCCCGTAGTCGCCCGTGATCGACTCGGCGACGTTCACCCGCAACAGACCCTCACCCTGCTCGGTCACGCGGTCTACAAGGCGCTCGAGCAACGCATGAACCGCCAGCGCCGTGAGGGCGTCGGTGTTCGACTCAATTCGAACTACGAGATCTGCTAGGGCGTCGTCCACGGGCGGGTACAGTCGAATAGACCTATCCGCACGGGGGCGCCTGCGCCTTCCACCCGATGCTTGTCCTACAGACTAGCGCTTCTCACGCAAAGCGCTAATTGCCCATAACATTTGCGATGCACTGCTCGCGCCACGCCAGGTAGCCGTTCGGATCCGGGTCGCGGAGCACATCCCCGAACTTCGCCATCAGCCAGTGCTGGAACGGGTACTCGTGCTCAGGGCCGAGGTTGAAGTCTTTCAGCAAGATGGGGACGGCATGCCGCACGGTGACGTAAAGCGGTCCAACGACCTCGCCGTCCTGGTCGGCGGACTTGGTGATCTCCTCCCGCATCATCCGGTTCAGCTTACGAACCTGCGCCTCCCGCGGGCTCGGATCATGCCACTGACGGCGCCGGTCTCTCGCCGTTGACCGCGCAGGATGGCGGTGTTGACGCTTTTGCTGAACGCGACGCTCCCTGCGATTTGCCCGCTCTGCGGGTCCGGTCGCACTGGCAAGGAGCTTCACGACCGCCCGAGCCCTGTTCGGCGCTTCATCCTTCAGACGGCGAAGCAGATCCTCATACTGCGCACGAGTGACCGTGACATCTGTCTTATATGGGTTCCTCTCCTGCTTCGGCATTTACGAGAGGACCTCGATGATCACATACCCTGAACCGCCGTTACCGCCGTTGCCGCCTGCCCCTGGTGCCCCACCGTTCCACGCACCACCACCACCGCCGCCGCCGCCACCACCTGTGTTCGCCGATGCGCTTGCTCCATTCCCCCCGGCTGCCGTGCCAGACCCACCAGCTCCAACGCTTCCTACCGCTGCCGAAAGGCTGCCTGCGCCTCCGCCTAGTCCGCCCAGGGTGGCGCTGGTCGGGCCTCCACCTCCACCACCGCTGCCGGTCTGGCCGAACGGATCACCGCTACCGTCGCCAATGGTCGAGCTGGCGTAGCCGCCTTGTCCGGCTGACGGCTGGCTACTCGCTGCGCCAGTCCCTCCACCTTGAGCGCCCCAAAGGCGCGAGTTGACGAGGCCAGAGCTATTGGCACCGCCCCCCGCCCCGGGGCCACCGCCGTAAGCTCGTACCGTTGTGGCTCCGATCGCGACCGTGGTCGCGGAGCCGCCGTTTCCTGGGCTGCCCGCGCTACCAGAGGCTCCTCCGCCGGTCCCTCCGCCCGCTCCTGCGCCTGTGCCACCTGCGCCGATGGTTACATTTGCCGTTGTCGCTGAGCCTACCGGCACGATTTGCGACACAAATGTCCCGGAGCAGCCGCCGGATCCGCCGACTTGTGTGGCAGTGCCGCCTGAGACGCCACCTCCGGCACCCTGCCCGCCGCCGCCTATGGCGGTAACACGTACCAGGGTCGCGCCTGCGGGTAATGGCCAGGATCCGTTCGAGGCCGTGAGCAGGAAGACGTCGCCGCCCGCGTGCGTGTCATCGACGTTCCCGCGAGCGAACCGGAACGTGCCCTGAGAAGCGCTGGCCGTGTAGCCGTGAAACTCACAGTTGACCATTGCCACGGTGCTGTTGCTGGTCACGTCTGTCCTGACCCCGCATTGCATAGTGTGGACTGCGCGGTCGTCCACGGCGACGCACGATTCCATCTTGTTCGTTACCCCGCTCATGGCGACCCAGTAGTAACCGTAGTAACCCGTGACACCATCGTCTGCGCAGTTGTAGACACGGCAGTGGGCTAACGTTATGTCATTGTTGCCCTGGATCCAGATGCCGTGGCCGCCCGACCATTCCGACACTAGGTGGTGAATATCCAACCATCCGCAGTATTGGATCAGCACAAGGCTCTGCGTGTTAGTCGCACCACCGTCCTGGTAGACGCGGTTGTGCGCGAAAGTGCTGTGAATCACCTGCGAGAGATACAGCGAGTAGTTGCCTGGCGCGGTTGACGTGCAATGGATGGTGTTATGCGACGCGTCAACATGCCGCCACGGCAATCCCAAAGTGATCGTGACGGTACCGCTGGCGGTCGCATTGAGACTCATCGTCCATGTGGCGGTCGTCGCCCCCGATACGAGATATGACCCTTGGGCGATGCCGGTGCCAATGAGCTGCGCGTAAGTCATGTTCACGCTCTGCGTGCCGGTGATGCTGGTGATAGTCGGCGAGCCGTTCGTCGTCGTGCCGGTCACAGTTACGGTACCGGAGGTGATGACAAAAGCCAACTGTTGCGCGGTGATCACGTTGCCGATCACTTCGACCTCGCTCGCGGCTAAGCCCAGGCCGCGGCCGTTGCTCGTCGTTGAATCGAGGATGTTGCCCTGAATGATTATCTTGCGGCCGAACCACGGGTCGAGCTGGGTGGCGCCCGCGAACCCACCGATGAACATTGCGTAGGAGCCGATGCCGACGCAGTTGTTGACGCAGATGTTGTTTGCAACGATGAACTGCGAGTATTCGGTCGCGGCGGTGGTGGAAAGCTCGAATTGGATCGCAGCACTGCCGCCGGTTCCGGTCACGGAGCAGTTGTTGCCGATGATCTCCCCTCGCACCTCGGTGGTGCTCACCGACCCCGTGGTGACAAAGGTGATGCACTCGGTCGCGCAGTTCTCAATGTAGTTGCCGATGGCGTAGCAATGTTGCATGTGAAGCCCGACAGTGGCGCGCGCCCCGAAAGCAATCGCGTTGTTCTCCGCAACAGTGCAGATCACGCCGGTGAACCGGCAGTACAGAGCGTGCGCCCGAGTACAGTTCTCCAGCTCAAGTACCGCAGCGGTCCAGTTCGACACCTGCACCTCGGCGACGAAGATGTCGGAGTTCTGGTTGGCTGAACTGCACCAGATGACCGCATGCTGCTGTGTTCCGGTTTCGAGCTGGGTGCCGGGGAAGGTGCCTCCGCGCAGGCCCCAGTTTGACACGCCAGCCTGCGGAACCTGGCCACCCCATACGCCACCGTAGCCTGCTTTGAATTTCATGTGGACCGTGACGCCCCGCAGATCCCAGGCCACGTTCGACTTTGGCACAAGACCACCAACGATGTACTGGGCGCCGATGACCCCTATGATCGTCCCGCCGCCATGCGCAGACACGGCATCCTCGGCCGCTTGCCACGCCGCAGTGTCGTCCGTTCCAAATTTCACAGTCGCGCCACTCGCGACGGTCGTGCTGGCGTTCGCTGGCGTGCCGCCGCCTTGAGTCGTGACGAGGCTCGCGACGTTCCCGGCGACGGTGCTGATGTACCCGTACAGCATTCCTCCGGCCGTGCCAGCGCCTACAACCATGACGTACTGGCCTGCGTTCGCGGCAGTCGTCCAACCTGCGGTAGCTGACGAGACGGTGTTGGTGCCCGACGTGATCGCGCCGTCCGCGACGACCTTGGCGTCTCCCTTCGCGTTCCACGGAGCTTGAGCAACAGAGACGATCTCGCGTAACGCCGGAGCGGTGATCGTGCTCGACCCCATAACCTGGGTACGGCCAAACGCATCGGTCCCGCTCGCGGTCACCGCCGAGGATGGAAGCTGCGGCGTCCAGTTCACGAACGTCGTGTCGGTCGCCGGGTCATGCCCGATGTTGCCGTTGGCGTTGGAGGTGTAAAGCGCGCCGCTACGGGACACCCACGCGCCCTGGGCGTAGGTTGTGCCGACTAGCCAGGGAACGATCGTGCCGGTGGGACCGGGCGGGCCGGATAGCCCGGTCGGTCCTTGTGGTCCGAAAGCGGTCGAAAGTTCAAGCCCAGTTCCTGAACTGATTACAAATGCATCATCAGCAGGATTGCCGGTGAGAATTGCAGCTCTAGGACCAGTAGGTCCAGCTAATGCCGCTACAACTATGCCGGGCTGGAGATTTAGTCCATCTCCTACAGCAGCTTGATACTCGGCCGGGAGGAAATACCCCCACTGTCCAAGAGCTACAACACCTTGCGATGTTTGAATTGCAGCAGTGTTGCTCCTCGTCGGGTCAAGTAGACCTACGAAGGTATATATGGAACCGGCTGGCACCGGCAGTCCAAACTACGCGTACAGTTGCTCGACCCGCTCGCCGAATCGAGCATTCGGATCAGCGATGTTTGGGTCAGCGAAAGCACGGAAGACCTGTGGCAGCGTCTGTTGAGCACCGGTCTTGTCGAACGTCAGCCTAGATGCCTGCGGAGACCTCGTCACGATGCGGAAGAGGTGCGCGACAATACGCCCAGAAGAAGTCCCGATAGTCTTCTGCGCGATAACGGCTAGACGTCGCTGCGTGTAGAAGAGTGGCCCTCCCATAGGCAGATGGCGCTCGTTAGGAGACTGGGTTACGTCTGTGGTGATCGCTCCGCCTTCCCACGCGAGCTGAATGTTCTCGAGCGTGGTTTCGGCGAGTTGTGTAGTAACTGTCATCTCCCAGTTGTCAGGCAACGCAGTGATTGCCGTCAAGATCTGGTCAACGTCGATCATCGTCTCAGTGTTGTTCCGGTCGACGTGAACTCCAGCTTTCGTTGATCCGAGTTCAGTCCACGGAGCAACTGGATCAAATAATCCAAAGCCTGGTGTCGTGCGCACAATATTGACCAGAGGAGTCGTGCCGCCGGTCAGAGCCTGCAGAGAAGATGGAGCCTGAATCAGAGGCTGCGCAGTCAGCGCATTGTGCCCGGCGAATGTGACAACCATCGGAGTAGCGGGGAACGGTCCACCTGTAACCGTCACGCTGCTCGCGCCGTCCGGGTTGATCGACGCAAGAGCATTCAGAGCCGTCTGGACCTGCGTAGAAGTCGCACCAAACGGGATGTTCGCCGTAGCCAACGAGTTGAACGCAAGGACAAAGTTGCCACCTGACGGAGTCCCCGTCATCGTGATCGTCTGGACCTCAGTGGTATATGTCGAAGCGACGGTGTTCAGGTTGACGACCGACGTGAGATTGCCCGGATAGGCGGCGGTAATCGGAGCAATGAGGAGTCGTGCAGGGGCGCGAATAAATCCGTCGCCGATAGGACTAACCCGCTGAAATGCGCCGGCAAGAGCCATCTATCGCTCCTAGTCGCTCGGTTGGGTAGGGGCGGACGGCTGTGACGAAGACGGAGACCCTAAAACAGAAGGAGGAGAAATGATCGCTGTCTGACCGCGATCTAGTTCGTCTGATTCATCTGAACCATCCGTCTTATCTAGCTCATCTGCTTCGTCTGAACCCTCTGACTCGACCTCAACCTCATAATGAGATGAGATCTGACGAAGTTCGTCGCCAGAGATCTCCATGAAATCAGGATTGCCACGAACCAAGAGACGTTCCCTGCCTTCATCGTCCGGATTCAGGCGGATGTACTCAGTATTGTCACTTGGCGATGCGCCACCGATGAATCTAACCAGTGGCACTAATGGTCCTCGCGGCCTTCACGGTAACTAGAAACGCTACGTGCGCGTGACTACTACGGCCTATGGGTATTTTTACCCAGCGACTACTTAGTAGCTAGCCAACTGCACCGTGTAGCGAAGTCTTCTACCCATATATATCCAGTAGGGACCAGTTCGCTCACGATTATCTCCGGGAAGCGCAAATGGAAGTCCAGAGTTTTTAGTTGGCGGTCTCTGAAGAGTTTGTACGCGGCCACCAAAAGTGGGATCTCGACGTATGCACATATGAACGGCAGCAGACAATAGATGGACCTGCCGGTTCACTTCTCCCTCGGCGTCGATCCCTGGTTGCCGACGCAGATCATCTTGATTCACAGGCCCTGCCTTACAGAGAATCTCGAGAGAAAGCTGGCAGTCGAGAGTGTCAAACTGATCAGCATCTGCTCCACGCGATGGTCCTACAACAGCGCATCGAGATGTGACCGAAGGCCAGAAGTCAGATGAAGACTGCATCAACGATGGACGCGCACCAATAAAAAAGTTCTGTGGTGCAATGCGCTCTATGTGAACACCAACCGCTTGATACTTGACGCCGGCGGACCCGAGAGCCTGTGCGTATACCTGATCCCGCTGCGTCCAAATTGTCTCTTGGCGTTTGCACTCATCCTCAAGATGAAGAACAACCTGCATCAACGCCGCACGCTCGATTACATACGCCTCGTCCCCGTGGACCGGAAACAGATGATCCGCATTTCCTCCTCCAGGCTGAACACTACTCGGAAAAACGCTCATCAAGCACTCTTACGGGAAAGGCCACGGTCCAGTCAACATTCCCCACCCTCTTCCGCCTGTCATGAGACCCTCAGTACGAAGAGGATTCCTTGTCACATACCCAGGATCGAGCAATCCGCTGAGAGTCGACGCCGGCAATGGTGTTACGGTGCGCATCGCCAGTCCGGGCTGGATCACCATCAGGTCGCGCCACTCCTGCGTGAGCTCGCGAACTAACCGCGGAGCAAGCTCTTTCAGCGACGCGATCATGTCCGGATAGGACGTGACCTCAGAGGTCTGCGTCGAGCTTGCTGTCTTCCACTGACGAGACCAGAACTCGATAGCCGGATTGATGAGTTGGAGCGCAAGCCGCTTGGACAGATAATCGAGGAAGACAATCCCAAGCCCTGATTCGGAGTCCGGGGAGACCGTTGTCCCGAGCACGCGCCACTTGATCACCTCGGCCTGCTGCTGCAACCACAGGTCACCGAATCGCTCGTCTTTGCGCAACGCCGACAAAGTCAGCGGCATATGCGCTGTGACGCCCATGACGATCATCCCAATCTGAGACCCAACTCCGGGTCCGTGATCTCCAATGTAGATCGGGAATTCCGGGGAATCCTTCGGCCCAAAACCAGGCAGAACGAACTGCCACCAGGCCATGAAATCGCCTTCTCCAAGGGACGATATATCGGTAGTCAGCCAGTCATGGCGTACGTTGTTCCCGTCCTGATCAGTTGGATAGATCGTGATTGCATTCGGTACTGATGGATTGATGACGGGGGCTCTCGAGATAAGTGGACGTACAAAGATCGACACAGTCGCCCCCGGAACCATTGCAATCACCTGACCGTTCAGAATGATCGAGTCGTAGATGCTTCCAGGTGCATCAATTGGAACAAAGACCGGCGTGCGTTGAGAGGGGATAGTACCCGGGCTCATCTTTTCTGGATTCTACCGCTTCGGTTGCCAAGCGATGGAGGATTCTGTGGAGGCCCGAGTTTCACGAATGGAATTCCTCGTCTGTCAAGTTCTGGCGAATCTCTTGGAGGACCTACTCGCACGGATGGGATCCCTCGAGATCCTAACGTGACCTCGCCATACGCAGTCAGATTCGACAAAGGAACGAAGATCGGGACAACCGCTCCTGTCTGAGACTGTGTCGCTGAAGCAAAGAACACAGAGACCACTACGGTTGATTGCGCGTTCGAAACAGTCTGGCTTGCGACTATCAACAACATTGCAGTCTTCATCGTCGCTGTAGCAGTAGCCGTCGACATTGCTGCTGGCGTAAAATGCCCCGCTGCAGTCATGTTTACAGACCCAGTGGTGCTGACGACCGCAGTTGGAGATAGTTGTGCTGCGGAGTTCACTGAAACAAGCGAGGTAGTAGTCACAGACGGAGCAACGATAAATGGCTGAATAACAGTAGGCTGTGCGATCGTACTCGAAACGCTGCTTGCAGCGGAAACAATAAGTACTCGAGCAGTCAGCGGTGTAGTGGCACCCAATATCGAGCTTGCGGTTGGGGCGATAAATGCGACACCAGGAGACGTTACCCCAGCGACCGACGATGTAATGCTCGTCACCGATGGAGAGAGAAGACTCGCAGCGGACATAGGAGAAATAGCCGAAGTCGTGCTATTCGATGTCGGCGATATCAAGGTAGCTGCTGAAACCGGCACAGACACGCTCGAGACCATTATTGCCGAAACCGTGAACATAGCCGCCGCGGTAATCGGAACAGCAGCAGCACTTGAGCTTGTAGAAATCAAGTTCACAAACGTCTTGGCACTAACCGGAACAACTGCCGCAGAAACTGCGCTGACGACTGGCACAAGCTGTGGTGCTCCCGCGAGGATCGTAACATTCACAGAACCAATGCTCGTGATAGCCAGGGTGATAAATGTAGGCGCGCTGGTTGGCGTGGTCGCTGTTGAGATAGACGTAACCGAAGGTACAAGTAGCACAGGCGCAGAGATTGGAACTGTCGCAGAGCTAATCGCGGTTGTGGTCGAAGTAATCAAAGCAGCAGCAGTAAGCGGGATGCCTGCAACAGAACTAGAGTTCGTAGTAACACTCAAAAATGTCTGTGCCGTTATGGGTATATTCGCTGTGCTGATGGCCCCAGCGGCTACAGTAAAGAACGTCTGCGCACTGATCGGGACACTGGTTGCACTAACCGCTGTAGCAGTTGGAGTAATAAACGGCAAACCGTTTTGTATTGGCGAAATTGACGCCGTAACAGACGTTGCTGTCGGCACAAACAATGCTGCTGCTGTCAATAGCCCAGTGGGGGTCGTCGTGCTGCCGGTAGATATGGATAGAAGTGAAGCTGCCGTGAGCGGCACTACAACAGCGCCAGTAGTCGTGGCGATCACGGAGAAGAACGTTTGTGCGGAGATAGGTACAACAACAGAACCTATAGCTGTCGCGTTGGGCACCAAGAACGTCGTGGCGCTCACGGGGATGACCGCATTGGACACAGCAATCCCGGACACTGTGAATAAACTTGTAGCCGTCAGAGGCGCACTCGTAGAAGAGACCGCGACGGCAGTCGGATTGATCGGCTGTTGGACAGTAGTCTGCCCGGTCGCAGTAGATGTCGAGCTTACAGACGGACCAAGCAGCGCAGCAGCAGTAGTCGGGCTAGAAGCTGAGCTCGAGCTAGTTGTAGTCAACGAGAAGAACGTCTGTGCGCTTGTTAGCACAGAGGCAGATGCATTCGCAATAGCTGATGGAGTCAATAGCGCAGCAGCAGTCACAGGCACTGTAGATGTAGAACTAGACTGTGCGGTTGGAGCAATCAACGACGGAGCGGTTATCGTCACAGCAGCTTGCGTTTGAGCATTGGCAGACACGACAAATGATGTCGTCGCAGTAATTATTACAGCGGCTGCGCTTATGACTGCGGCAGTTACCGCGCCAAGGTCCGCCGCGGTTATTGCGTTCGAGTTTACATTCGGGAGCTTCCCGACGAGAAGCGGCCCGGGTCCCGGCAGGAACAGGGTCATGACGGCCTAGTCAGGCGAGCGGATGTTGGCCCACTGGGTGGTCCAGGACCCGGCGACGCTCAGGGTCTTGGAGATCCAGATGGTCTGGTTCACCGAGTGGTCAAACGCCGCCGAGGTGCCTCCGAACACCACAAGGAGCTGGGTGTTGGCGGTCGCCGCGACGCCGCCGGACACGAAGAACCCGGTGCCCTTGATCGTGGCGTTGGTCCCGCCCGGCGCGCCGGTGGTCAGCACGGTCAGCATCATCCGCAGATACCAGGGGCCCGACAGCGAGGAGGCCGGCACGGTCTGGGCGATCGAGGCCCCGAGCGTGGTGCCGGAGGCGTTGGTGGTGGAGATGGTCGGGCTGATGGTCAGCGCCCCGGTCGCCGCGGTGGTGATCAGCCCGCCCGCCTCGACGATGTACATCTTCCCCGGCCGCGGGTCGTAGGCGAAGATCGGCGTGTACTGCTGGCTGTTCCACATGCCGACCGCGGTGGTCGCCGCATTGGCGGCTAGCGGATCGGTGATGGCCGGCTCGACCGGGCCGGCATCCTGTAGGTATTGCCTCGCCATCTACAAGATCCCTCCTTGGGGAGCCATGAACGGGATTGCCCGAAAGCTCGGCTGAGGGCCCACCACAGCAGCGGCGGGCGTCGATACGACCTCCAGCACAACGATCGTGTACGGGCCGGTTGACGTGCCGGAATAGCCGAACGATTGCGAGCCGGTGGACGTCTCATCGTCCAGCTCGGTTAGGTAGAGGGTGTAGTTCGTGCTGAACGCCTGCGCGAACGGCGACGCTGTCGGCCCCGGCGCACCCGAGCCGTGAGTGGTCGCCGCGGGCGACGGCGACTCCACCGCATGCGCCGACCAGTCGCCCGCAGCCCAGCAGACGGACGAATCCACCTTCGTCATCGTTATCGCCCCGGTCTGCGGCGATGACGTCGCGCCCGTCACCAGCTGAGACGCCCCGACCGAGATCGTGTCGGTGCCCTGCGCGCGGAACTGATAGACGCCCATCCCCATCGCCATCGCAGCGCTGCTGGGACAGTTGGCCGTGATGATGCCGGAGCTGCCCGCGGTCGCGACGGCAGTCCATACGGCCACGCCACAGTCGGTTCCCGTCGTGCTATGGACTTGCTGCGGCGTCCAGGACAGACCCGATCCCGTGTTCGTCGGCGCGCTCCAGGCGTGCGACCCGTTGCCTTCGTTCCCCGCGAGGCAGACGAGAACATCACCCGTCTGCCACGTCAGTGTTGCCGATGCTTGGCTGTTGGTTCCGGTGGTGCCGCTGTTGGCTGAGGAGAACGCGATGAGGGTTGGCGCGGCCATCGTCTACAGCGTCTCGTAGACAACCGACCCTGAGATCGTCGTTGGCGCTGTCGCCGTCAGGATGACCTGAAACGCCGTGTCGGTCGGGAACGGGGAGCCGATGCCGACCGACATCGTGTTCTCCGTGACCGTCACGCCTTTCGTGGTCACGGTCCCTCCGAAGAACGTGGCCGAGCCGATGTCACGCCACGTGGCGCCATTGTCGAGCGAGTATTGAATGTCGATCGTGAGCGCATCGGCAGGCGTGAGCGTGTTCAGCCACGGGTGGTTGCCGGCGCCGGCGCGCTCGATGATGACCTCGGCCTGCGACCAGGGCTGCGCGCTGTGCGCGAACGTGTTGAACGCGGTTTGCCCGGCGGCCAGCGTGATCGTTGGAATGTTCTGCGTTACCGACACGGCAAAGCCCCCCGAGAGGTTGGTTTACGGGTTGATCGGCGTGCCGTCGTCGTAACGGTTCCCCGCCCCCCACACGTTCCCGGAGTCGGTGCCGCGCTGGTGGACGGTGCCGTTGTCCCAGCCCGCGATCGGGCCGTACACGCCGCACTGGCCGGTGACGCCGCGCCCGAAGACGTTATTGGCGATGTAGTCGCCGATCGTCGGATACGGCTTCTGCGTTCCCTGCCCCGGATACAGGCAGACCGCGACTTGGCTGCCGTCAGCATAGTTCGGTCCGGCGGGAGCCAGATAGTTGTATTCGGCGTCGAGCGTGACCTGGTTGAAGTCGGGGAACACTGACAGGTCGCCTGAGCAGCCTGCGTTCCCGCCGCCGACAACTGCGCCCGGTAGCGTGGCGGCCTGGTCGCCGCAGTTGATGTAGTCGTGAATGGCGGTGAGCTTGTTGCCCGGCCCGTTGCCGTTGCCACCGATCCCGTTCATGTGGAATGTGGATTGGACGACGAGGCCGTGCTCCCACGAGTCCTTGACGATGCAGTTCCCGTCGCAGTGGTCGGGGCCGTTGCCGCCGTGATTGTTGACGTGGTCCTCGTAGAAGTTGCCGTAGGAGATGTTTGCGCGGTTGACCTGGATCGTCGACCCGTCCGATGCGGTGTAGGTCGGCATGTCAGCCGTGTCGATCTCGTCGTAGCTCATCACGAGCGGGCCGTTGACGTCCACGTAACCGATGACCTTCGAGTTCTTCAGCGTCACGCACGGCGTCGCCGGGGAGCTGGTGCCGTTGCCAGCGTTGTCGGAGAAGCTGCCGGTGATGAGCAGGCCCGAGATGGTGACGTTGCACGAGTTGACCTCCACGGCCTGATTGCTGGCGTTCCAAGTCCAGCCCGGGCCGGAGGTCGCGTCCTGCGGGACGCGCGTGAGGACCGTTCCGGCCGGCACGCCGGTGCTGCTGGGGCCGGGCCAGCAGCCGCCCCACGGGTCGGGGCTGTCGGGCGCGTTCGGGGTGCTCGCCGGGCAGTTGCCGCTCGGCGTGGTCGACGTGGTGCTCGTCGTGCTGGTTGTGGTGGTCGGCGTTGTCGAGGTTGTCGAGGTGGTGGTCGGCGTCGTGGTGCTCGTGGTCGTGCTGGTCGCTCCGGTCCCCGAGACGTAGGCGCTGACCGGATTGGAGTTCCACTGCAGCGCGGGCGAGTAAGGGTTCGGGAAGCCGCTGCCGGACCAGTCGAGATTCGACCCGCCTGAGCCCATGTCCCGGTAGCTGATCGTGCCGCCCGTCTTAGCGCCGAGCGCGATCCAGTACCGGGTGCCGCTGGTGATGCTCGCGTCGCCGGCCAGCGGGACGGTCGCCCACCCCGCCGCGTTAGAAGCGATGGTGGCGGTGTCGAGGCGGGCGCCCGGCTTGCCTGCGCTGTCGGCATACAGTCCGACCTGCGCGCCGTCCGTGGAGTCGAGGTACACGCTTACGCTGGCGGCAGTGCCGGACGCACCGGCCGTGTAGCCGAATGCCTCGCTTGCAGGCGCAGAGCTTCCGTCGTGGGTGCCTTGGACAGTTTGGCTTCCCAGCAGCACCGTGCTGGGTGGAGGAGGGGGGGGCGTTGTCGGGACGGTGAAGCTGCCGATGATCGTTTCGGTGTGCGCGCCCGGCGCAAGGCCCGTCTGATTCAGCGGACTCGTACAGGCAGCCGGCGTGCCGCCGTCAAGCGAGCACTGGAAAGTCGCGCCCGGCTCATCGGACGAGAAGCTGAAGGATGGGCTTGAGCCGGCGCCGAGGGCGACCGCGCCGCCGATCCCGAGGATCAGCGCGAGGAGGCCGAGGACGATGTAGGTGGTCAGGTCGGGCTTGTAGATTCGGCGCACGTCAGCTCGCCAGTTCGGTGTTACCGGCATCCGTGCGTTGGTATGGGCCTGGATGCGATCCTTCTACTAACCCAGCCTCAATCAGCAAATTGAGCTGCTCAAACACTTGCCGAATCGTATCCTCGAGCGTGCCCGATATATCGAGCTTATCGGCCTCTGGATTCTGCGGGTTGAAGGTATGTGGGTCCAGCATCAGAGACCGAGTCAGCGCAGCCAGAGTGTTTCGAGGGCCATACGCTGTCTCATCTTCCTCATCTGCTATGAACCCGAGGACACGTCTAGTTAGAGACAAACGCTTGAACTTTGTTTCTGGTAGCACAGCACCAGGACCACCACCTGCAGTGAGGCTGACGCTCGCCCGAACACCAAGCATAAGAGCGGCTGCTACAGCAACCGGATCAGTCACCTCTGGCGTGACTCCCTCGGGGATAGACGCAACGTCTGCGGGAGTGATCTCGATCGAATCTGAAGCTTCCATCGCCTCCTCCTAACTTCCGGTGATGGATAGTGACATCGCAGCCGAAGCGATTGTGGGCGGAGTTTGGGTCGTGCTGATTACCGTGCTCGTGACACTCGCGACCCACAGCAAGTTTGAGCCAGAAATCGTCGCCGAGTCGCTGATGCAGAACCCGAGCAGCGTCGAGGTCGAGGCCGTGCAGGCGCCCCAAGTGATCGCACCATTGTTCGTTACGACCGACGGGGTAGCGCTGGTCGCAGCGTTTGTCCATGTGCCGACCGTAGGTGTCAAGATCGCGTAGCCGGTGTAGGCTGCAACGGTTCCCGCAACGGTGGTGCCGGTGCTCGCGGTGGTCGGCGCAGTCGTGAGCAGTGATAGGCCGATGACGGCCGGCAGTGTCCACTGCGAGCCGTGGCCGACGCACATGTCGCCAACCTTCGCCATCGAATACTGCGCCATCCCAGTAAGCGCAGTCGGACAACCAGCCGCGTCGAGCTCGCGAGCGATCTCCAAACCTTCGGGAATTTCGTGTGCGGCTAGGTTGCAGATGTCCTGAAGCACATCCCGGAAACGCTCGATATCCTCGAGCCGCGTGTTCATCCAACGCTTGCCGTACTCGGTAAGCCGTGCTGGTTCAAGCTCGAGATAGACCGGCTCAATGCTCATTTACCCGGTGTTCCTTCCATTCGGCATAGATTGGAACATTTGCTGAGGCATGCCGGGAACTGCGATCTCTACGCGCTTCTTCGCAGGTTCACCGCGCAATTGCCCAGCGATGTCATCGGCAGCAAAGTCGTCGAGCGGAAACTGCCATTGCCGGCCAAACTGATCATCCTTGAACACAAGCACACGGCCAGCGATGATTGTCTGTCCCGGATTCTGAGGATCAGGTGCCTGCTGTTCGGCGATGACGTATCCAACTCCGATGATTGTTTCTGCAATCGGCATCAGACATTCACTCCTGCCGGCTGCTGAATCTCACCCTCGTAAATACCACGATCCCATTCAACAATCGCCGGCCGATTCTTGTGTTCGCGCTCATATGCAATGGCGTCCTTCACCAACGGATCTGAGGAAACCGAGAACTTCTCAAGGATCTGACGCACATCCCACTGGTCAAATCCATCGAACGGCTCGCGCTCACGAACTGAGACGAAGTCCACAATGTCAGCACGACTCATACCGCCCTCGGCACGCTCGTAGTCCTTGGCCTGCCTGACCGTCGACACATCTGCGTCTCTCAGGCGATCGATGATTTCCTGCGGATGCAAACCAACATAGTCAGGCCACGGCGGCTTGACTTCTGCACCCTCGAGCGTCCGCACACCGGCCAACTCTGTCGCCTTGACGCGATACGAATACGCCTCGGACACAGTCAGCGGCTCGAAGCGCTCGCGATACCAGTCCGACCCCTCCTTGATCTTGTCGCGGATGAAGTCGTGGACCTCCCAGTCCGAGAGCACAGTGCCCTCTTGATGAACGAAGTGGTCGTTGTTGACGTTTCGAACAGTCGTGTGCTTTTTCAGCAGGTATGCCATCAGGGCCTCGCTCCTGTTAGTTACTAAAAACTTTTCATGTACAAAAATGCTTCGGGGCGCCGCAGACGACCAAACCGAGCCGACGCCTGACGGAAGAAGTGCTTCTTGGCACCGTGGTCGACGATGATCTCCGACTGCGGTCCCTGCACCCACTTCAGCTCGTTGAAAGCGGCTGAGAGTGCAACCATGCCGTCAGCGACATCAGCGATGCGCTCACCTTCATGGACGTACTCGGTGGTGTACATGAGCTCGCCGTTGAGCAGGTACTTCGTCAACGCACCCATGCCTCGGGAGTATCCCTGCGTCTCCGAACGGTAGCCGGAGTCGGTAACGATGAGCTTCGGTGCCGGAGCCACATTCGAATCGACCTCGTCCATGCCTCCTCCCCAGAGCAGCGTCTGCATGTCTGCTGCCGTCGGCAAGTAGACGTTGCGGTCCGTCGGCGTGAGATAACCGCGGGCCTGGTTCGAACGCTGCAGATTCGAGAACGTAATCGTGTTCTGGTGGATCCTTGACGCGTAGACGCCGATGTCGTTGGCGATCAACTGCTGACCCGAACGAATGTCGTCGATCGGCGTGGAGTTCACGCGGTCCGTCCACGGCACCGACGTCGTGATGTTGTGGGTGCTCATGTACGGCCACGTGATCGTCGCTGATCCCTGGTCGTAGGTGACCACGAGGGACTGACCCTTGAACATAGCCCAGCGCATGACTTCGGTAAGACGCTCGTTGCGCAACTGGAGCATGCGTCCCTGAGTAACAAGGTCGACACCTGCGCGAGCGCGGATCGACTCATCCTTCGAGGTCATGCGCAGCCACAGATCCTCCTGAATTGCCACCATCTCGTCGAGGAGGAGCAGCTCAGAGACTTCCTGAGTAAACGCCATCTTCGGGACGAAGATTTTCGGAGAAGCATCCGGAGCGCGGAACTGCCCGATTCCGAAGGCCGCGACTTCCGCGATCTCCCGCTTGATCGTGCGGTCATAGCACGGGACCAGCGGTGCAATCTGCGGGCCCATAGTTGGCAGCCGCTCGAGCACCGTCTCGAGATTGCGTCGCACCAGATCGGTAATCGCTGCCTGTTGGAAGACATCGAACACGTTCTGGTCTCCGGCCTGTGCGCCGGCAATGAGTGGCATTCCGTGCGGATACTTCTGCTGGAACCACTCCCACGACCCAACCATCGGTCGTGAATCGTCAGCTCGACGCCGGGGGTGTCCGAGATGATCGTGAGATCCCCCGTGTAGATACTTCATCCGCTTGCGGTTTTTGCGGTCGGCCATGTGATGCTCCTTTCTATTCCGGCCGACCTAGTACCAATCGCAGGTCGGGAGGGATGTCTTTGCCGTGGCCCCATACTGGAACCAGTTCGGCAACTTCGAAATGTCGAAGACACACTCGTGGAAGTACATCGGGATGGCCTCGTTATCTCCGACGACATTCCCGAAGAAGTCTCGATCAGGACCATCGAAGACACCCAGGAGATGCTGAGCGAAGGTACCCGGAGTGGTATGCACTGGCGTCACTACAGGAGTCGTGCCCCCGGTCAACCCGGAGCTGTTGGCAGTGATCAATGGCTGCGGCAAGTTCCCAAGTAGACCACCGAACGTCACAACCAGTGGCGTACCAGGGAACGCACCGCCGGTTACCGTAACGTTCGCGGTTGCACCAATCGTCGGCAACGCAACTAGCGCCGCCTGGAGCACCGTTGACGTGGAGTTGAACGCAATGTTGGTAGTAGTTGCGCCGTTGAACGTCAGCGTGTAGGTGCCTCCTGTCGGAGTACCCGTAGTCGTGAGCGTCTGCACATCGTTGGCGTTGGATCCTGTGCCTGTGTATGCAGATACCTTGGTCGCGTCGTTCGGAGACTCGCCGAGGAACGTCCCGATCGGCAGTACATACGCCTGAATCGTCTGAAGAAAGGACCCCCAGATATTCTGATACTGCAAAGGCGCCGAGATGGTCGTCGCAGTGAGCGTCGAGGCATCGAAGACGGCCGATTTGATGCTCCTCGTACCAGTGAACGCCCGAATACAGGTCGGCCGCGGAATCTCACGAGAGCGGAGGGTCTGTTGAATCGGTGACATCTACCTACTCCTCCTTCCCGCCAACAACCGGCGCGAGTTCGAGTTCCAGAGTCCCGCCAAGGGACTTCCGCATCCACGCCTCGAGCTGCTCACCGGTCATCTCTCCCTCGCCGGGGTTCTGACCCTCCGGCTTGAGGTCAGGACGCCCGGGAAGCGGACTCGTGAGCAGGTTGGCCTTCTGCGCGAGAGCAAGCGTGCCCTCGTCATCCTTCGGCAGTGCAGCAACGATGCGATCAACGATTTGAGTGACCGTCTGGTGCTCGCTGCGATGCTCCTCGGAGAGGTTGAGCTTGATCGCTACCTGACCGTCGTCTGAGCGAAGGACATCCTCAATCACCCGGAGAAATCCCGGACAATCCTTGAAGCCCATCTCAGAGAGCTTCGTCAGACGATCTGTGACGCCGTCTTCCTTGCGCTGCTTTCGGTAATCCTCGAGCTCGCGCTGCTCGGTCTGACTGGCATCCATCTCTCGCTGAAGCAGCTCCCGCGCATTGTCGTCGAGGTTGAGCCGATCCAGCAGTTCGAGGGTGAGACCCATGAGGGTTCCTCCTTGCTGGGGGGTTGACGGCTCGGAGAGCCGGAGTGCAGATGCCCGCTCAAGCGGGTCTTCGGGAAGAGAAGTGTTCGTCTTGCTGTCGCCCTGACTACTGTCAGTAAGCGTTGGATAACGCTTTTTCACAGCAGCGCGAATCGTGGCTAGACGCGTGCCAGTCTCATTCTGAACACCGCGAGACAAAGCATTGCGCGCGTGAGCCAGATCATGAATTGGATACTCGCGCGTCTTCGGGAAGACAAAAGCGGTGTCAGGAAGATCCTTGCGTGACTTGGCTGTCAGCGTCGCAAGATTGAGTTCATCTTCAGAAAGACTGAGGTCAGATTCCATCTGGAGGATAGCCTGTACCTCCTGCTTGTCGGTGTCGGCGTCTTCGTCCGTCACCCACTTCTGCTCCACAACCTTCCATTCACCGAAGTCGCTGAGATGAAGAATTCCTTCCGAATCCATTGAGTACGGGATCACCCAAGCATCGTTGGTTCCATCCGGATCCCCATAGTCGAGCCGCACAAGAGCTTTCGAAGCAGACACATCCATGACATCGAAATAAGCATTCTCCTCGTCATAGTCCGGAGAGCGTCCCATCGTGCGCAACTGCTCGTAGATCTGCCGCTGTACTTGTATAAGGGACGGCTCATCGCCCCACTGAACATCAGTAGCAAGCTTGAGTTCAGCCTCGAGCGATTCGATCGGACCGCGAGTGGAAAATATCGGACGCTTCGGTTGAGGCTCAGGTGCCGGTACCTTGATGTCCTCCGAGAGAAGCATGTCGACGATCGTTCGATTGTCAGAGAAACAATTCGACCCGTACGGTTCCATGCCGGTTACCCACGGTCGATTCGTCAGAGCAACATGCTCGATAACGTGCGGATAAGTCTTTGCCGTCTCCTGGTTGGCATAACGATGCAAGATCCCACAAGAGCGAGAGAGCACCGACCCGCGCTCAACCATTCCTTCAACTTCAGGCTCGGTGAACTTGTGACCTCCGAGAATTACCTTCTCGCCCGGACGAGTCGTCGAATCGGCGATCTTCATCCTGACGATCGTCCCTGTGTTCTCAAACGTCCCGTTGGCGTGAGTCTTCGGAATCGTGACGTGCTCAACAGCCTTCTCGTTGAAGGCATCTACCAAATCCTCGAGACCGATCTCCTTGTTGTGATTCTCAGCATGCCCCGGAACAAACACGAGCGGTACCTTCTCTTTGCCGCCTGGAGCATCGGGATTCGGTCGCATCGCGAGCGTCCCGGAGCGAAGGATCGGAGCCCAGATCAGACCCTCGGCATCCTTCTGCAGGTCAACTCGCTCGCCGAGAAGATCAGCACGCGCGAAGACCTCAATCGAGAGGTGATCGGAATCAAGAAGGGTCTCGTCGAGATCAGGACCGCCGGCCTCGACAAGCGATGTCGCATCCATCGCAGCGCAACGGGAGGCAGACCATGATGCGCCGGCAGGGCCTCCCCACATCAAATCGTCAGCATGCTCAGGACTAGGCTCTCCAGCAGGACATCCGCCGCCACCGGAAGCAAACGGCATCGCGTGGCCAGAGTGGTACTCAGCCATCGAACGCACATGATCATCGGAAATCTGCTGTCCCGAGGCGATCTTGCGACCTGACTTCAACGAGATCTCGTGGACCTGATCCTCGCTGACGTGACCGTCCTTGATCATCTGTAGCCCGCGCTGCGCAGCCGTTTTCATGGCGGTCGAAGGGGTATGTTTAGTCTTCGCCATCAGGCAAATTCCTTGACTGTCCGTTGAAGCTCATCGCGATGAATAATTTCTAACCCACGCATGTGAATCTCAATTTCCGGAGCGCAAAAGCAATTGGATTCGAGCACATGTCCAGGTTCAGTATCTGGAACAACATGAACTTCGCCTTCATACTCTTGAACAATCCAACCCATCAGACCGTCGCCGCCTCAACATACTCAGTCAGGAAGGTCTCTGAGGGAGATGGAGCCGGATCAAGACCAAGCAGCACGCGACACGGATTGCAGTTGTCTGCAATGTCGAGCAGAACTGCGTGGACTTCGTCAGCGACGTCGGCGTATTCCTCTGGGATATCGAGCTTCGCGATGTGCCCGTATGGCCACTGCTTCGTGCCGGGGACATCTGCGTAAGCGATGCCGACGCCCGGAGTTCCTGCATCTGGGTGGCCGGGATGTGACCCTGCAGGAGGACCATGACGCCAGTCGGTACGACCTCTCAAAGTATCTTTCAAGACTCCACACAGGCCCCGAGTCTTAGGACCAAAACGCTTGAAATTGTCATGAAAACAAGCAGTCCAGGGATGAGGGCTGGCGGCGTAATGCTTGAGCAGAAAACGGAGATAAGACATCTTTTGTCGATCTGCTGTCACAGCCTCAAATCGAGCAAGCAACGTCATAATTGCTTGATCAATCCGCTCATCTTGAGCAACTTCAATACGATTCCTCGCAGCGGCTTCAACAACAGCATCCATCAGACCAACATCGCCTTCTTCTTCGCTGCAGCAGCTTCTCGGCAACAGGCTCGACAATAACGATGCCCATTTCTGCGAATCCCTCGATTAGTACTACCACGTGGAGCATCATCGTCAAGTCGATGGCCATTGCGGCAGTAAAGGAAAACTTCAATACGTTGCACAGATTGTTCTGCGTACTTCGCTACACACTCCTCGATCACAGCCCGACGACGAGAACTCATAAGCGGATAGACAGCGACCATGATGTCGATCGCGCGTCTTGCTGTAACTCGATACTCCCAGTGTTCATTCCCGGCGACTGTGATGCTATTCATCCTCACGGGTCCTGGGAAGGTTGCAGTTAGCCGATCAAGAGGCTCTCGGAAATTCTGCGATGCAATGACAAGTGGATAACCAGAATGATCAATCCGGCTCTCCGGACGCCGATCATCTCCGTACCAACCGAAGCACCCTTCACCTTCAAGGAACCCAGCGATCCAGTAGATCTCGGGATCTCGCTCCCATGTTTGAACTGACGCGTCAGACATTCGCAGTCTCCACTTGTGCCATGTTGCGAAGCATCTCCCCCATCTCGAAATCCGACATCCCGGGAGAGAAGATGTGTCCACATCCGCTGCACTTGAGCACCACGTTCAGCTCGTCGGCATATTCCTCGACTCGCTGAAAATGCTTGTATGACAGGATGTTTCGGCGCATCTTGCAGTTAGGACAAAGCAGCCGACTACCCTGCATCAGGCGTGGCTTCATCTCATACAACTTCCATCATTGGTTTGAATTCAGACCAACGACGACCTGCCAATATCCTACTAATCTGGCATGGATGAACCCCTACCATCGCGGCAATCGCTCTGTGTGTAATCCCAAAATTATGATGCAAGTAGATTGCCTGAACAAGCTCTTCAGTTAGTTTCGTACCGATACCTCGACGAATATTTACGGCCTGCGTCACAACTTCCATGTGATCGGGATTGACGCATGACGGCTGCCTACAAAGATGATCAATGACCATCCCTTCAGCGATCTGTTCGTGTCGATCTTCATAATATGCTCGATGCGCACCTACAGACCTTCCATTCCTCCTCGTCTGAGGATAAGTACGAAATTTACCTCGCGGAGTAGCTAACGCCCACAGCCAACATGGAGACGTATAGCCACAATCCTTCTCAACGTACTGAATTGGAGATTTAGCAGGCATCATGTAGCGACGCTGAGCGCAGCACTGCGCCCAATCATCTGCTCGCGCGCCTATAAAGGTCGATGGGTATTTATACCCAGCGATTACTTTGCGTAAGATGCCGCCATGCAGTAGGATTGCTCTTGCAACACCTCTCCTCCCTCAGACTTGCGCCTCGGTTCCGGACCGGGGCGCTCGTCGTTAGGCAGCGTTACGATGCCCGAGAGTGAGTCCGCCAGAGTTGTAATAGAGATGATTACTCGACTCTGGAACGGTAACTACGCCATCAGAATCCAAAGCAAGTATCTCTAAGGCTATGGCAAGGACTACGGCATGAAGAGTATTCTTCGCGCCTAATCTTTCGCGTGCGGCCTCAAGAGTCTTGTGGACTGTTTGCTCGATTACAAAACATTCTTGCGCGATCTTCCGGTTAGTCTTCCCGGTAGCGCGGAGTGAGAGAAACTGCTGCTGCCTATATGACAGCAGGGGTCTAGGAGGACGCGGCTGGACCGACTGGGCGCCCTGCGGCTGCCCTGCGGGAATCGTCTCCATCAGACAAAAGCGTAGCAAGACGCTGTAGGTCGCAGCCGAAGTCGGTCTCAATCCACGCTTCAGCGGATTTCTCGAGCGCGTCTATAAGCCCGGCTGCAATCAGTTCACATCCAGTCATCTCGGCTGATTGAGACAACCACCAAAACAAGAACATTCCGACGATCTCGTGGGCCTGATGAACGGCTTTAGGGTGTGCTTCTTCGTAGGACGCCTTGATTCGCTGTAGGACTTCGGCGACCTTCGACATCCTCGAGTCCGCATCCACAAAGCAGACTTGACCCGCATCGCCCTTCAACGACCGCGGAGGCCCGTCGTTGGGGACCAGGACTACAGTCTTCGCGCGCGAGTAGCGCTCAGCAAACGGAAGACCGAGGGGCACGAGATCGTCTGTAGACGAAGCTCCACGCACAATGAGAAGGTCACACTCCTCATCAATGCTCGGCAGATGCCGACCCTCGGTCAATCCCAGCTCGTTGATCGTCCTACTGTACCACAGACCTATTAGGTTGTAGGACGCTTCTCACGACGCTTCGCACGTGCGATCAGGAGCCTACGGTCGAAGTCGTCCACTCGCCGCCACACGTAGGACAAACGGACGGATGCGGATCTGGCTCGTCTAGAGCCGGCGTGACTGCCCACCATGATTTCCCATCTTCTTTCTTCCCGCCAATGTTCTCCGTCTTGACCATCACGATGGTGTCCTCGATTGAGTCAAGGCATTGGAGCGAATCACCCCACGCGTCATAGACCTCAAGCAGTCGAGATCCGTCGGTGATGTACTTCGGACGGATCAGGGGTGGCGCTGCGCTCATGGCTAGGGAGAGCGGGGACTACAACCACCGTAGCGCGATTATCAGGAATGTCTAGCGGATCTGTCCCGAGACAGCCAAGACCATGAAACACCAAAATCCAAAGCCTACGACAAACCGTAGGCCACTCGGGATGCTCTTGTCGCCAACAAACTTCCAGACCGCGTAGATCAGGAGAAGCGGCCAGAGGAAAACAAGGAAGATGAGTGGAAACGCAGGAAGCGAGACTCCAGTTCGTCTTGAAGTGCGGAAGAAGAACCTCATTGATATGACTTCCATGCAGTCGAATATCGATCTTTGATATATCTCATCGCAGAGATTGCATTATCGACCGGATTGAGATAATCAATCATCCGTGCATGAGCGAGATCACGGTCCTCCTGCCACATCTCCCAGTAGTTACCTTGATGCGCCCACGGACGCACAACCCTGCCACTAGGGATATGTCCATCTTGGATGTTCTCTACGCGCTTGATGTATCGAACAATATCGCGTGCTAGATCACTCATGGTTGGATCCCCAACTGTCCGTTACGAAGTCTTCCAGCCATCCACTCGAGATAGTCAGCTCGACGGGGATTCTTGTTCAAAGCATGTTCTGCCGCTTCGTCTTCCCAAGACTCAATCAAATCGACAACTGCATTCACGTAGCGAGCGTGGAGCATGATCTTTATCTGATCCATCACGCACGTCGCTTCTGCTCGCGGCGAATCTCATCCAATACGCGCACTGCCCGTCGACAACGATCGACTTCCATTTGAGCAGCATCGTAGTGGCCTGCATCAAAGAACTCGCGCGCTTCTCGACCAGCCTCTTCCAATTCCTTGAGCGCTCGTGTAGCTCGTGCCACATCGAGTCCCGGGAAGAGATCGATCATCGTTTACTCCTCGAAAATATCCATCCGTAGGCCGGGAGAATGTCTAGGTAGTGCTTTGTCCTCGCGCTTCTTCGCCGGCTGTGCTCGAGTTCCGGAAACGCGGCGGATGTGGGCCTCTTCGTCAGCAAGGTAGGTGTCGATCGCATCGCGCACGATCTGAGAGACCGTAGTCCCCTCTCCCTGAGCAAATCGCCGGAGCTCGCTCTCCATCTCATCGTTGATTCGCACCCGCAGGACTGTAGATGACGCCATGAGAGCGAACCTATCAGGTTAGAACGCTTCATGTAGATTTCTCCTCGTTTTTCTCGCGCTCAATGTCCTGCCGCTCCCGTTCCCACGCGCCGTGACGGCAATGCCGCTTGCAACAACACAGGCACGATGGATGGCCGCACCACTTGGCCAACCTTCTCGCCTCTTCCCTCGCAACAGCCTTGATCTTCTTCCGTTTCTCCCGCTCAACCAGCCATCTATGAAACCAGCGAATCATCAGTCCTCCAAGGTCTCGTTCAGCGCAGCGCGAGGACGCTGAGGTTGACCTACTACTTCAGCGAGCCTGTGCAATTCAAATCCCAAACGACCTGCCCCCAACGCTGGCGTGTCCCAGAACGCCTCCACCACTCTCGTGGCCGCGTCCCGTACAGGATCAGGCAACGCCAGAAGGGCATCCACAATGCACGCGGCATTCCTCCGCTTCAACGCGAAATGATCGGGCATCGAAGTGGGGAGCTGCGACAGCACCGCCTCGATCGCTCTCTCCCGCTCAGGAGTCATATCCGCCTCGTCGGAGTCTTGTCAATACGCAACGCATCACTACGTCGGGCATGAATCAACGTCGAGTACAGGTCGTTGGTGGTCTGGCAGTCAAGGGCGTTCGATGCGCCGGTGCGAGTGTCAGTGACTCGGATGATCGAGGTCAAAGTCCGCGGACCGTGGCAAACAACATCAATATCTCCGTGATCGCGGAACACAGTCCAAGTAATCGGCCAACCTCGGTAGATGATCAACTCAGTCTGCCCTGACTTGATTGTCCACGGGCCGGACAGATGACCGTTAGTCTGTAGCGCGTTCGCCGTCACTGGCAGTACTAATAGCAGCACGAGAATTAGGATGGCCTTCTTCATTCTTAGTTCCTTTCTTCCAGAGCGTCGACCCACTTTCGCCACTCCTCATTGTCTCGGACTAGCCGGCGGACGTCGTCAGAGACTTCGAGGTGGTCATACTCAGCAAACTCATCACTATCTCCACCAACTCCCCGCGCGCACACGAAGCCGTACTTGATCCTCTGGTAGATGTGCACATGTTCTCCGTCTCTGACTTCGTCGTCGAGTTGATCGAGCGCATCAATGTTGTAGGTGTCTGGATTGTGCACAACGCGCAAGAAGACCGGATAACGAGAGATATACATCTTGCTGCCACGGGCCGGCCCACCAATGAATGTCGCAGCCATCAGACCTCCTCAGTTTTCCGGGCTTCCATGAACATCGCAGTCACGATCTCAATCAACTGCATACCAGTCACATACTCTGACCCGTCACTTGAGATCTTCTCTGCAGATTCATTGATCGCGTCAAAAGCAATAGTGCAGTTCTTGATCAGATCGACGGGACTGAAGTCCAGCGAAGAATGAAGTTTGTCGCGAACATAGGACATCACTCGAAATCTCTGATCTCCATTCAAAGGTTCGAGGGCTTTCAGCACTGTCGAGATCGCGCGGAGTTCTGGGTCTTGCTGAGTCGCCATCACTTCTCCAACTTCGCGAGCTCGCGTTTGCCAGATTCCAGAAGAGGAACAACAGGATCCTCTTTCGTCACGCGAGCAGTTCTGTAAGAGTCATGGCTTGGCCAAGTGATCAAGCCGGCGTAGAGCAACTTCTCTCGGAGCCGGCGGTCAGGGCGCTTCTTCTCCCCGTCAATGGTGTAACGACCAGCGCGGTTGATTCTCAGCTTCTCATCTCGCGCAGCGCGGAGAATCCGCAAGACTTCGGGTTTATCTAAATCATCAAAGTACATCTTCGTCTCCTCTCGTGAACCGTTCAACCAGCGCAGGTGGAACGTCCTCTACGTACGTAGAAACAATTCCTTCAACACCTTGAATGTCGCGCATGATCCTCCAATAGTCATTCAAACTAGCGTCGGTGACACGGATCCTCACATCGAACTCAACGAAGATATTGTCTCCGTAGCGGATCACCTGGAAATTCTCAGGCATCTTTATCTTCTCTCGGCTCTGGTACGACGTTGTGGCAGACAATGCATTTTTTGCCGTGGTAGATCTTGCGCATCTCTTTGCTGTCGCAGACGGTACAAGGCACGCGAGAAGACGAAGCAGCCAGAGCTTCTTCCAAGACCTCTCGAGAATCGCGGGTATTAGGACGCTTCCCAGTCTCGGCTTCGATCTGATCTCCTATGGACTCTCGGATCTGAGCATTAGCTTTGCGTTTAGGAACCTCAGAGACTTCCCGAGCGATCTGCTTCAAGATCCAAGCATTGCGGGATAGACCTCCTCGAAGCTTCTCCATCTCGTTGTAGATCACACGGGGCATACGTACCGTCACCTGCTCCCAGCCATCATCAGCCATTTCCGTCTCCTTTCATGCGCAGGATCAGTCGCGCGAGCGGAGCCAAACGCCGGCGGCATTGGTATGGCGTAGGCGGAGCGAATAGTGGAAGACTTCTACGGAAGTGAAACTCCTGCTCGAGTGCGTTGCAATAACGCTTCAGATCACGGACTTCCTGGCGACGCTCTCGGTAGCGCGCTATCAAAATAGCTACGTCGGCAGGAGCAGGTCGGTGATCTGAAGGCCAGAAACGACCATCACCGAAGTTAGCGTAAGAACTTAGACGCTGAACTACTTCGCTAAACATGTTGTCCTGCACAGCCATGTGTTTCTCCTCCATTCAAGAATTCCTTGACTTGATTGCTCCCCAAACCGCTTCTGCACATAGCAAATCGTAGGCACTGCTCGTCTCCTCTCGTTGAAGCCATGAGTCAGTCAGTGAATGACTGAATGAATGAATCTATCACGATCCGTCCTACAATCCCAAAATTTTCCTCATTCAGTCATTCATTCAGTGAATCATTCAATGCCCTGCGGCCCATTTCCCCCAAATTATCCGATTGTGTTTGCTGCCTACCATCGGGGGCGCTAGGGCGCCGGTATGTGCTCAGTCGTTTCCCCCTGGGGGTGGGGAATGTATCGATTTGCAGGGCTTTGTACCTACTGAGGATGTAGGTAGGAACATGTTCGAGTGTGCGTGAGGAGCAAGGTGGGAAGTCATATCAAGTCAGTGGAGAGGCTAGTCAGATGCCTTACAATGGCTGTCTGTAGCCTCACACTGTGGTTCGAAGGTATGTCCAGTATCTACCTACCTTCATCCCGCGGATTTCAGATCTTCTCGCTACATGTCCGGTGTCCTACGGCATATGTCCGCCGATCTCGGCGCATGTAGTGGAGTAGAGGTCTACTGAGCTTAGGAAGGCTTACATCCGCGCGATTCTGACGCTACGGTGGGATCATGGAGATAGGATCAGTAGTTACTACTGTTGATTCTGTATGTGGGAGGAGTATTGTCGTGCACATGTCGACCACACACCTAGCCACTAGTTCGGTCTCTCCGAGTAGCGCGATTCTCGACATGGCAGGGATGCCGTGCGGACTACGGCCGGATACTGCCGATCAAGCTAGGTGTATGTGCCGGCCTACTCATATCCTCGCGCAAGGTACCTTTCGGTATCTGCGCCATGATCTCGGTGTCTGTGATGTCTATGCGATCGAGCTTGCCTTGATCGTCGCTTCTCGAGCCCGCGATACCAACTAGGGAGATCTAATGTCCGCAGCACTCATCCGCAAGTCCGATCCTACCCTCGACAGCTATACGCAGCGAGAAGATTGGGAGCTCAGGCGCCGTAGTATGCGCTATCCGATCGGATCGGCCGAGCGTACTGCGTTCGCCTATGCGGCGGATCGTATGTTTGATCGGATCGACTATGCGGCTAGGGTTGATCTCGCCAAGCTTGGCCAATCGATCTCAGGCCGGCGCGACGACCTACACACTATCGTCTCGGAGGAGATCTAATCATGCCCGCCGATGACCGCCGATATATGCCGTTTGAGCTCCGCGCGATCGATGATCCGCGCTACCGTGGGGAGATCTCGCGCAATGCGCCACCATAGCGATTGTGATGGATTTCGCACTGAGCATAGAGTCTCGATTGTCTCAGCCGGCGCCGGAATGTATCGCGCGGTGTGCGAAGACTGCGGGGCCCTACATGCCGGCGCCTATGGTCGAACCTATTCGGCCAATGACGTTTGGCGCATGTATGCCGATCATCCCCGCGAGATCCCGTGTGATGGCCGATGCCGGCAATGGGAAGACTAACGCCATGCGAACCTATATCTATGAATACGATGGCGCCCTATATCGGGTTACTGTCGACTATGCCGGACATATCGTCCGGTTTGAGGAGATCTCGACATGACCGCACAAGTTCTAATCAGTCATCGCGCGGAGCTCGCTTGTAGGCTCGCTGAGCTCCGGCGCATGTCCGATCATACAATTGTCAATAGGCCGGCGCACAAGCGCTAAAGGAGATCGATCGATGACTGAGCTCCGCCCAGATCAGCGATGCCACCATCGCGATTGTCCGCGCAAGCGCGATAAGGGTTGGACTACATGCGCCAGACATCACACCGCGGGAATTAGCATCCGCCAATGGAATAAGCGCACTAAGGGGAAGCGATGACAATCGAGCTCATCGAACGTGAGGCTAGCGGCGAGCTTTGCGCGCTTGTATCGGTCAACGGAGACTTGATCGAGGTAACCCGCCGTTTCGGTAGCTGGACCACGCTACCTAACGAGAACACTGGCAAGTTTCGAGAGATCTTGCCGGCATATGCGCGCGAGCTCCAGCTTGCGGCAAAACATATCTAGAGGAGATCGAACTATGTTCGGAGACATCACAAACGAGACTGTCCGCGATACGGAAGACCGGCGCTATGGCGACGTCGATATGGGTGGCTGGACGATCTACGCTCAGCGCTTCTCAGCGCCGATCCGGGAAGGCTTCCACTACTTCGGCAGCTTTGAAGAGGAGACCTACTCAGGGCCCTGCAATAGCGCTGAGGATGTCTGGACAGAGATCCTCGAGATACGCGCGGAGATTCGCCCCAACGGGCTAGCCGCACTTGATCCGCGCGGGAATGCATTGGAGCTCGAACGCGCTTCAATTATCGCGCTAGCACGGCGCCTAAGCAATCCTGGGGAGTTTGACGCCGAGACATCCTATAACGGACCTGGGCGATTTGAGGGTGCCGACGATCGCGCGCTAGTAGTCTCGCTGGACATTCTGAGCTCGCACGGCTACGCCGACGATCAGGCCGGCTCGACAGAGTACGGTCTCTATCTCGAACGTTTCGGCCGGCATGTCCTCGCGCATGACGATCGCGGGTTTGTCGTGGCATATCGCATGGACACGGAGGAGCTCGCACAAGCGGAGCTAGACGCTGAGGATGCGCGACAGAATCCGATTTGTGAGAAGTGCGGAGAATCGCACGACGAAATGAATCCAACATGCGCGTCTTAGTCTTAGCCGGCATCGTCGGATTCATCATCGCGGCACAATTCCTAGTGCGAGGCCAAGACTCGACGTTTCTACCACCGCAGCGCGTACCCACTGGAGTCTGTCTCCGCGGATATGCGCAGGATGCCGAGTATGTCCGGTCTACGGATACCGTGCGAGTCTTGTGCTCAGACGGTACATACGTCGTCGGCACCTATCACCCGTAGGTCAATCAACGTCTGAGGAGACGAGAGAATGAGTAACGCACACTTCACTACCGCGCGGGATCTCCGCGCAAGTCAGACTGCCGAGTATCGCGCTAAGACAGCGCGTATGGAATTCGAGCACAAGCTACGCGCGATCGATGGTCTACGGGTCTCGACTATGGGGGCTACCCGAGACATCCTCGCCGCGCGCTACGTCGCGCGCATCCGGAACAAGCGCAAGCGAGAATACGCAAGCGCATATCTGGCGTTCTTACGTCAGGAAGCGACGATTGCGCCAGCTCATAACGGTCTCTCTTTCATGGCCGCGCAAGCGGTCTAGATGAGACTACGCGCGATCTTGAGAGGAGATGAGACGCGATGACTGATTCTCAGACGGTTTACTACGTCTGCGACCGTTGCGCGCATGTTGAATCATGGCCAAGCGAACATGCTGATGAGATGCCTGACCGATGCGAGAATTGCCGAACATGCGCTAACCAACACGGACCATTCGAGGATCTCGGCACGGCTGAGGATCTCTCACAAGACATCCTCGACAATCAAGGGACGTATCGATGATCGATAGCAAGCGCACACAATCCGCGCGAGCCGAGACCTTGCGCCGACGCACAGTTCGAGCAATCAAATACGGGACGGAGACGAGACGATGACCGATACAACCACAATTCGCGCCGAGATCGGCACTAGCGGAGACTTCGGCGAGGTTACGCTTACAAGTGATCCACACGAAGCTATCGGCGACGCGGTCGAGCTCGAACATTCTTGTGAAGATGCTGCCTGCGACATCTCGCGGGCCCTTGACGATGGTTTCCCGCTATGGTCAGCATATCTCTTGCAGGGTGCTACAGAGTGCCCGTTGCTTGACGCTGTCATCGGACACTACGCAGGCACGGAAGCCTTGCCAGACTGGCAGGAAGCCGCAGAAGCCGAACGCGTTGCATGGCTCGCTTCCGACACCTGGACTAAGCACGCACACGAGTGCGAGTCTTGCGGCGCCTACACATTTGGCGATGACTATTGGACTCCTGAGCGTTGCGAGAACTGTCTAGCCGTATTCCCGCGGCTATCCGACGATGAGCTAGACGAGTTTGTCACTGGCTATATCGAGTCTGCCTTATGGTCGAGCTCGATTGAGGAAGACTTCGCCCGCGCGCATAACGCCGAGACGGGCGATGACATCGCGCCAGATACGTCTATGCAATCGTTCGGTCTCACGGATGACGATATCTCCGATGACGCACGCTCAGCGATCGAGGATGAGTGCCGAGACTTCTGTAAGGCTACCTACGCCGATCTCTGCGCTTACGTCGAACGTATGGGGGAATGGCACGGTCAAGACTCAGTCCGCGGCGCCGATGCGCGCTATAGCGGTTGGGAGCAAGCCGGCGGCGACTTCTGGCTTACTCGCAACGGTCACGGCGTCGGATTCTGGGATAGGGGACTAGGCGAGCTAGGAGACCGTCTCACGGCTGCCTCTAAGCCTCACGGATCGTCTGACCTATACATCGGCGACGATGGGAAGGTGTCTGTCTCGTGAGCGCTGAGCGTAAGCCTCAGAGTGCGTCTAAGGAATGGGCCCGCGGTAAGGCGGGAGTGTCGAGCCTAGTCCGTTGGTCTGAGGATCGAAAGAGTATCCGCGCCGAGCTCCGTCGATCTGGGTTGCTGTGATGACTAGCTCTAAGCCGTTTATCTACATCGATCGACGTCCCGGCAAACCGATCGAGCGCGGTATTCCATCCGGTGTTCGAGTTGCAATACACCTTCCCGGGCGAGATTGTCTAGAGCTCCACGTCGACCCTAATGGTTGCTGGCGCGTCCAGGTTGGGCCCGAGCTGGGCGAGTCAGGCGAGTTTCGCAAGCTTGCCGATGGGCGCCTAATCAAGTGGGAGCGATGAGATTTACTCGCCGACCATATCCAACGAGCATGGTTGTCTACATGCTCGCAATCAGTAAAGCTAAAAGAGACGAGAGACGATGAGTCAGTTTCCATATACAGACGAGACCGGTAGGCGAGTCAGGCCGGCGCCGCTGACGTTCGAGATCGAATGGCTTGATTACAAGCGTAAGGTGATCGGGCGAGATGAGATCCGTAAGGTGGATCTCTCGGCGGCGATCAACTACGCCTGCAATCAGTTGAAAGCAGCCAAGCGCTCTCCAATATGGGACGCTCACGGCTTCTTTGTCCAGTCCAAGCGAGAGGAGATGATGCAACGATGAGCACAACTGAGAAACATCAGGGATATACAAACTACGCGACGTTTGGCGTAGCGGTAACACTCGACAATAATCGGCCGTGGGCGGAACGCATTCACGCGATTACGTTTGCAGCGATCGATAATGCTCCAACCGACGAGAACGTCTCCGGGAACATCTGGACCGTTGAGGAAACGGAGCGCTTCCGGCTCTCCGATGCGATCAGGGATTACGTAGAGAATCTATGCGAGTCTGGCATCCGATCGGTGAGCGACGCTGGCCTAATGGCGTCTCAGATGGTGCAAGCTGGACTATGCGAGGTCGATTGGCAGGATCTCGCGCGCACCTATCTCGACCTAGCGAAAACTGAGTGGGAGCGATGACAGAATCATTTGAGAATCTGCGCGCCACGTCGCTGAACCCAGAGCAGCACGAGCGCACGTGTGGATACTGGTACACGGTGACCAATGGCGCGATGGCTCATACAGCGTTCGCTACTCGTGCCGGACTAAACCGCTGGCTACAGGAGCGTGGGTTGAGTCTCAAGACTGACCTACCCGCACAAGGCGAGTGGGGTACTACCGCGATCGTCGGCACATATCGCAAACGCGCGTATTTGTACGACACTGACAAATTCGAGGAGATGCTTAGCGATCTAGAGGGTTCGCCAGATTACCGCGATCGTCGAGACCGCGCGATTGCTACTGCGGTTCTCGACAATGCTAACTATATCGACGGACAAATCGATGATGAACTGAGAGAGATACCCGGGGAGATCGAGACAATCTGGCGTCTCGCCCGATCACTGGACTGTGACTACGTACGGTTGGATGCAGACGGACCAGTTGACGAGACCCTGCCGACCTGGGATTGGTAGATGAATCCAGCCGTAGCCATCGGCGCCACAGTTCTAGGCGCCGTCGCAGCAATCTCGCTCAGCACATCACCTGGAGGGGGGAGTCCTACTCCTGCGAGCACTCCTAAGCCCATAGACCTATGCGCGACGAGTCAACCCGCGGCTTACTGCACCGCGCTCGCATGGCAACGCGCAGGAAGCCCAGAGACAACGCCACCGCACTCGGCGAGCAAGGGAGATCCGCTGAGAGGAGCCCTCTACAAGATCGCCCCGCCGATCATCGTCGCGAAGACAACCAAGACGCCGAAGACCAAGACGAGAACGAAAACGGTTTACAAGACTCGAACTATCACTCAATACCGCACAACGCCAACTCCAGTCCAGACGACGACGTTCTCGGTGCTGGGAAAAACAAAAACGCAAATTCCATAGAGGGAGATGAACACATGAACACTCGAAGGATCATTAGCACAATCTCAATCGCGGGGTCTATTGCACTCGGCGTCTCCGCTTGCGGCGGACAATCCGGCCCGTGCGTCGTTCTCGCGAACGGCGGAAATACGCTCTGCGGCGGAACGGCTGCGAGCTGGTGTCGAGCGACAGACCCACTACGGCAATTAGCGGCGAGTAATCTGACGAACTCCTCAAACGATCTCTGCCAAACGATCGAGAGTCAGTACCCACAATGAAGTTTCCATACAACATGATCGAAAAGCTAGAGGAATATCGAGACTACTACTCAGTCTCACCAAACTCAGACGCGTGGCGCCGACTTGGCGAGAAGTCCGTCAACGAGATCAAACAGGACGAGATCGCTCTATGCCGACTTGAAGATGACGGAGGACCCTGCCGATGACTGAGCAAGACTACTGCCGCACAGTCGCCTTTGGACTAATTCGCGCCGCCGATGCCGCACTCTGGCACGCACATTCACTACTCGACGCCGCCAAAGACGAACACCGCGATCGAACGCGCGAGGTAGCACAACGAACGCGACGACTTGGAGATGACCTACACAACGTAATCGAGTGCTCATGACGATATTCGTCGCGATCGTGCTGACCGCCGATGAAGCCAAGGCTGCGGCTAATGCTTGTGCGTCGGTAATGACGGCTGGCCGCGGGTTGTTTTCTCTTGGCCATCCAGTATTCACCGCTGCTCTCGCCATCGAAGATGCGATGGTCAAAGCCGGCGCAATGGACCCACTACCACGCCATCTGCGAAACAAAGAAGAGAAATATGACCTGGGCTGAGACCGTCCAACGCCGGAACCGTCTGATTGCCGTCGCCGCTGAGCTTGAGTCCGCGGAGGAGCGCATCCGAGAAGCTGTAGTCGCGTGGGAGAAGACCGTCGAGCTCGCTGAGGATCCCGACTTCGGTCTTCCCTGCTGCGCTCAGAGTCCTTGCCACGACCTACACGACGAGATGATCGCTGTATGCCGTCGCCTACGACTCTCTCGGCGAGTTGTCGAGCACCGAGTAGAAGCGCTGAGGCGAGAAGCTCAGAATGTCCCACAACGAGAGGAGATCCACGCATGAGCCAAGATAACTGGCACAAACTCCGAGACTGGCTAACGAGAGTCTTCGGCGAGACTGAAGGCGAAAAGATGTTTGCCGATCACGTCAAAGAAGCCCGGAAGAACGGACTCGAACTACCACAGGACAAATAGCCTAACCTGATAGGCTTGACTGTAGGACAATTCAACGAGTTGAAGGAGACGAGAATGACTGTTGTAGATGATGATGAGAGGGCTCGAGATGCTGCGATCGAGAGCGAACTTCTTCCCGGCCCTTACCGAATCAATCCTGCCACCGATCAAGCAATGAGGCTTGAGTACCAAGTCCCCGAGCGAGGCCACGTCGTCGTGACCGATGTATTTGGGGGTTGCGAAAGGACGATCACGGCGGATGAGTGGAACGAGTGGAAGCGTTGCGGGTCAAATGACTGACGTCGAGAGAGTCATCGGATCTTCAATCGCTATCGGATTTTGGGCGATGATCACCGCAGTAGGTATCGGCGAGTTGGCCTACAAGATCACGACGAAGATCATTGAGAGGAGGCGAGGATGATGAGCGACGTCAAGATGAATCCTGAGATCCTGCAACATGGCGTCGAGGCAACTATCGCACAACTACACGACTATCCCCGCCGGATCGTCGTCGCGCTGACAGAGGACGAGATCATGGAGTTAGACAGGATGTGCGTCGAACCGAAGTACGAGATGTCTCAGGTTGTCCGGGAAGACATCCACAAAAAGCTTCGCACCGCGCAAATGGATGCCTTTGTAGCGAGACACGGATGAGTGATACTAAATACGTCCATCTCGGCGAGGAGGAAATCTCTATCTTCCAGTCGATCGCTGCGTCGCTGGAGAAAATCGCTAATCCTCCAATCATCATGGATGATCATAGTAATCCGATCCTTTTATCAACTCTCCCTCAATACCTCGCCGGCCTGCGTGAAGCGCTAGATAGCGCAATGAAGTCACAGGCTTATTGGTGTTCACGATACGACGAAGCAATTTCTCACAGTCTCCCACATCGCAGAGATCCAGTCGCGACGTACATCAAGCGTTGGCGAAACCGCTACGACGAGAACACCTCGGGATGGATCGCGCTCGACAACCTCCTCGATGATTATCGCTTACATGCCGACACCGGCACCAAGCTCAGCGACGACGTCAGAATAGGAGATGAATCATGAAACTTGTAGGTATGGTTTCCTTCTGGGATGAAGACCCAAACTTGCTACGCAGTTGCTTCGATGGGATGACAAAGCTTGGCGTTACTCACGTCGTCGCAGTAGACGGAGTCCTTGACCTCTACCCCGGCGGAGAATCAAACTCTGCCGTCTACAAACACAAGATCATACTCGAGATGACAGAAGCCCGCGGAATGGATCTCCTCCTCTACCGCAACCAAGAGCGCTGGACTGGGAACGAAGTCGGCAAACGACAGTTCATGCTAGATCTAGCGCTCGCCATAACGACAGCCGAGGACTGGCTCCTCGTCTGGGACACCGACTACGTCCTGCTGGAACCATTCCATCCAAGATATCTGTTGGAACATACCGACCTCAACTTTGCCGATGTTTCCTACGGCGAGGACCCAGACCATCTCTACCACGCCCGCTTACTTATGCGCGCTCAGACCGGACTCCAGTTGAGGACAAACCACTACGCCTACTACGAGGACCTCACTGATGTGATCGGCTCGTGGTTCCTACCAGACAACCGCCGCGACGGCGGAGAGAATCCGCAAGCACTCGACCTGACCAAGCTCATCCGAGTCCACCACGACCATTCTCTGCGTCCACAGGAGAGGCTCGACGGGCGCACGGTGTTCTATGAGCGGCGCGATGAACAGAAAGTGGAGTGGTAATGAACAAGCTACGTGGGGAGTGGGGCACCTGGATCGAAAACAAAGATCATCACATAACAACGATCGTGGGATGGCTACCAGACGATGAGAGTGAACCGACAAGCCACAAAATGGCGATGGAGTCTCATCGTGACGCACATCTTCTCGTCGATATTCTGAAATCACTTGAGGCGAAACCACAATGACTTGGCGACTCCCACCCTGGGACTTTCCGGTCTCCGAGCGTCCATTCGACGACGACAAGATCCTCGACGCGGGCATTGCGCTTGTCGAGAAGTTCGCTTCGCTAGGCGTCGAGTGTGAAGTTCAGGACATCTCTGTCGGCCCATCCACAACCATCTACGAGCTGCGCGCAGGCCCGAAGACGACGATGCGCGAGTTTCGGCGCCTAGACCGCGCTCAGGATCTCGCGTACGAGCTCGGAGCAGCCAGCGTACGGATCCAGACCCCGATCCCCGGCCGGCGCGTCGTCGGTGTGGAAGTTGGGAGCCAGAATCGCCGACCTGTCGTCCTCGGAGACGTCCTGCAGGCTGCGTCTGCACCGCTCACAGCCGCGCTGGGGCTCACGGACGCTGGTCCGCTGGGGTTGGCGCTCAACGAGTGCCCGCACACGCTCCTGGCAGGCCGCAGCGGTGCCGGGAAGTCAAACCTCCTGCACGGGATCCTCGCCTCTCTGCTCGTGTGCTCGACCCCAGATGATCTTCGTCTTATATTAGTGGACACTAAGATGACCGAGCTCGTGAAGTGGGCTGGCATCCCGCACTTGCTGGGAGAGCCACTGACGAACGTCAACCGCGCACTCGACGGCTTCGACTGGCTCTGCATGGCAATGGAGGAGCGCTACGAGGAGATCGCCTCGATGGGCTGCAGTGACATCGCTGAGTACAACGCGACGCGGTCACTCCTCAAGCTCTCGACGATGCCCTACTACCTGCTCGTGTGCGATGAACTCGCAGACGCGATGATGATGGCTGCCGGCGAACTCGAGTCCTACGTCGTGCGCCTGGGTCAGAAGGGGCGCGCGGCCGGCGTGCATCTGCTACTTGCCACGCAAAGCCCGCGGGCACAAGTGTGTTCAGGGCTCATCAAGGCAAACATGGGCGCCAAGATCGCGCTACGCACGGGAACGGCACTCGACAGCCGTGTGATCCTCGACCAAAACGGTGCCGAGAGCTTGCTAGGCAAAGGTGATGGCTTGTTTGATGACGGCTCGAGTGGCCAGCTCCAGCGTTTCCAAGCTCCACTCATCGCACCTGAGACCATCCGCGAGATTACCGGATGGTGGAAAGCACAAGTACGAGAGGAGGTTGCTGCAGCATGAACCCTCATTGGCAAATCAGGACCAAAGACGGAAAAGTGTTTCCAATCTATCACGCGTCTGATCAGCAACGCATCATGGCAAAGTGCTTATGGGTCTACCTTCACCCAAAACTTACCGGATCATCTCGCGAGGTACTCCAATATATAGATGAAGTCGAAAGAATGGTTGCAGCATGAAGTATGAACTCGCCGCGATTGCTTGCGCTCTGCTTGCCATCGCCATAAACGATGGGACCAAAGGTCTTGAAACTAGTCGTTCCGTAAATACCCTAATAGCGCTCATCTGGGCGGCGCTCGTCACTATCGCCACTGTCTTCGTCTTCAAAGGTGTTGCAGCATAAACACTGCTCGATAACCCGCATTACGGAGACCTGATGAAACGCGACGACATCAACGTGGAGGCCGTGAAGTACCAGATCATCGTCCAAGGCGACGATGGCGACGAACTATGGGAGGCCGACAGCGACTATGAAACCAATCGCGGCAAGGCGCGACTCGCAGCAAAGACGATGTTGCGCTTCGGTCGGCGGATGGTCACGCAGCCACCCGAAGCCGCCCGCGACGTGGAACTAATCGCCTACATCTACGAGGGCAAAATGGTCAACGTCGGCGACGAGACCGACGAGGATTGGGTGTTTGAGTCCGACCCAGCCATCCAAGCCGAGATCGTCCACTAACGCTCGATAACGCGGTCTAGCGACCCCTTACGGAGACACGATATGGAAACCACACACCCGCCACTGCTCGGCCTCGGTGCCGTGCTCGCACCCGAGAGCGAGGAGCTAGCCACTCGCCAGCGGGACGCCTTCAATCACGCCGCTCTGGCCTACTCAGAGGTTACCGGAGCATGTGTGCCAGAGGCCATGCATCGGGCCATCGACACCTACCTCCGCGTGATGCGCGAGGGGGTTCATAACGAAACGACACCCGCGTAGCGGAACGCTCGATAACGTCGTCTTACGTCAAACCAACATCAACGAGAAGAGACGAGTAAATGACCACTACACAAGCAGATGGAATCTTCAGCGGAGGGGGCATCAAAGGTTTGGCGTTTGCCGGCGCAATCCAAGCTGCCGAGGAAGCTGGCTACACAGAGTGGGGAAGCCTCGCCGGCACATCCGCAGGCGCGATCTGCGCGCTTGCAATGGCTCTCGGCTACGACGCCGCTGGACTCAAACAACTGTTCTCCTACGATTTCTCGAAGCTCGACGACGAGATCCTCGGATTCATCCCCAACTACTTTGGCCATGCGATCACAAAGGGCAACGGCCTGACAGCGTTCATCGCGTCAATCCTCGCCAACGCACCGCTCAAGACCAGTTCGTTTGAGGTCTTTGGTGAGTTGCCGGACGGCAAGCTGCAGGTGATCAGCACTGACATCACCCGTCAGCGCATGATCGTCTTCCCTCGAGACGCGGCGCTCTACATCGACCCGCTAACCGACAAGCCGTATAAACCGAGCATGTTTCCACTCGCGCTCGCTGTGCGGATCAGCGCCGGCTACCCCGGATTCTTCCCACCGGTCCTGTTGAAAGACGCAGCATCCGGGCAGGACTCAGCGCTTGTCGACGGGGGCGTGACTTCCGGCTTCCCGATCTTCCTGTTCGACACACCGAAGCCCACGCGGCCAACCTGGGGATTCGAGCTCTACGACGGGCCACCGAACAATCCGATCAGCGGACTACTGTGGCCAATCGGCATGATCAACGCAATCATCAACACCGGCATCAACTCACTCGACACGTTCGAACTCGAAACATTCGGAAACCGGATCGTCGCGATCCCCACTGGCTCGGTATCAGCACTCAACTTCTCGCTGACCGACGTACAGAGGAAAGAGCTCTACGACTCGGGCTACCAGACAACGAAGAAGTTCTTCGCAGCGATCCCGGATCCTACGAACCGCTTCGGCGCAACACCAAGCGTCTGATTCCTTACTGCGACGGAGGCGTCCTACGTCCTACAGGGACAGCTAATTGTGTGTAGCCACCTAGCAGGACATCGACTGCCCAGAAGATGAGTCCTCCGGAAATCCAAGCGTCCCAATTAGCACCGAGTACAGCAGTCGGGACGAGCGCACAGATCAGCGCAACGACGAGACAGACAACGGAGAGAAGCATTAGTAAACGCATGTCCTACAGTCTACCCCTGTTGTAGGACACTCACAACCCCATCAGAAGATTCATGGGATGCCACGGGAACCACTGAGACCCGAGCAGCTCCCAGTAGCCAGACGCCGTCTCACCAATGATGCTCACAAGCCAACCACCCTTGCGGCCGTAATTCTCGTCACATTGGAACCGACGCATCATGGGATAAAGTACGGCTCCGAAGCTCGATAGATCGGATCCACCCCGGCAGCCTTGAGCATCTCGCAGTAGTCAACCGCCTGACCTATATCGAACGTTTCTGTCAAACCGTCAGTAGGCGCGACGATGTAAAAGCGTCTGACCCCAAATCCGTACGCCTGCCAGCCAGTGATGAAACCGGCGATCTTGGCGCCGCGGAACATCGCTCTAATCTCCCTATCTTCGTAGGGCACACTCACCGGAAGCACTCCTCAATCGCGCGGCATATCGCCGACCGATCAGCCTTTCGATACATCTTCCAGGTCAAGTAAGCGCGACAGGAGGATGAGATCAACTGATAGACGTTCCCGAGAACGAAGACCAGAAGAGCGGCATCAATTGTCCTACGAACCATAACTACGTGAGGATGTAGATAACCCCCGCGATGCTTCCCGTGACTGATAGGAAGATCGAGCCACTGAAAACCTCGACTGGGTTTGCAGGTGGCTGAGCCGCAGATACTCCGTTCTGCTGAAGGTTGATATCCATGAGCTCGACGCCACCCGTTCCCGTTCCATCGAACAACCTCACTCGAGCAATTCCCGAGCCAGTCTCGTAGACCTCCCAGCCAGCAAGCCCGGAAATCGAAGGAATCTTGACCCCAGATGCATCCCCAGGAAGCTGCGTGACACCGACCTGTGCGATGACCGACGAGACAGTCGTCGGATTCGGAAGCGCAATAGGTACGCTCGCGCCAGACACGGTACGATCTCCGTCGTACTACGTGTTGACAACCATCACGATATGGGATAGAGAGAACCAGACAGTCTCTCCGCCTGGATCCCCATCGCCCATCCCGCCGGCTGCAGTCGTTGCCGTGAAGCCATTGAGCGATCCACTCGCGGTGATCATCGCAGCGATGGTCGCTGGCGAGGAGCACCTGACCGTCCGCGTGCCAGACTGCGGAGCGGCACTCGTGTCTACGGTTACTGCGATGCCAGCTATGACTTCGTCTCCTTTGCTCGTTGAAAAGCACTTCAAATCATAGCGCCTTGCGGGGTCGCATCACCAAAGCCCGCAAGAATCTCCCGCGATAGGCAGAAAAAACCAGCCTCGACGGTCTACCTGACAGGGTCCTGTGGTAGATTGCTCGTGCGTTCCGGCTACTCACCGGACGCAGCGGGTTCGTCTCCCGCTCGTTGAGCGACTGGACCCCTCGACAGTCTCTGGCTAGAAGAGCATCGGGGGGTCCTTTCGCGTCATGCGCGCGGAACCTAACTGATGGGGTTCGTCTACCCGTTCTTTTTGAGCGCTGGACTTCCTTGGTTCCCTACAACCAACACAGATACTACTGCCTACTCCATCCGGCGCGTAGGCTCTTTGCACTCCTGAATTCCCGCAATTTGCTCTTTTTGGCAGCGCATCGCCCAACGCCAACACAAGTACTCGATCGGGTTCCTCCTGGAAATACCTCTGGAACCCAACATAAACCCGACTATTCCTCCAATAGTTAGAGACCACACCACAATGATGACGATCAAGAAGCTCATCTGTCCTGTTGGTAAGTCAACCACTTACCATATATATAAGATCCTACACACGTTCCCCCACAACTTCCCATTCCACCCCGGCATAGGGATCGATCCGCACCCGCACCTTGCGGCCACCATCGCCGACCATGGTCAACGTGACCGATGGCCAGCCGGGCGCACTCAACTGAGTTCGCTCCTCTTTCTCTACCCCTCCGATCTCGTGTAGGAGGTTGACCAGATCAGACTGAACAGAGGTGAGGGACGAGTCGGTAGGAGACATCATCAATCCGTCAGCCATGCGCCCACGATCAAAATCAAGATCAACACAATGGCGAACACCCCAAAGGTCCAGTAGTCGTAGCTGTGCAAGCCGAGGAACGCGAAGATCATTTGTCCTCCCGATCGAAACGATCAAGGATTGACTTGATGCCACCCTCAGTGTGCTCATCCAAGCGGTCGACGATCGTCTCAATATCAGAAAATTGCTTCTCTGCCCGCGCATCAGATACTTTCTGCTGAACATCTTGGCCAACCATGATGATCGACAGAAGAACGAGCTGAATAAACGTCTGCGCGATCCAAGAGACGATCAGAATCAACCCCGGCTTGGTCATGAACGTCGGCACCGAGCTCGCCTTGATCACCCCGGCTTCGATCAAAATCGCTGGCAGCGAGACCAACGCGATCAAACAGAACAAGTAGGCGCAGGCCATCGTGCCAACTGCCCCAGTCACAATCACCGCAACCTTGGCATTCAGCCCTTCAACCGCTGCCATGTCACGCTTGATCTGAGCAGGAGAGAATCGAACCGCTGCAGCAAGATGATGACGAGTCTTCGGAACGCTCACCCTGACAATTCCTCTATTGGTTTCACGAGCAAGCTTTGTCATTTCGTAGGCCAAACCCCTATCCAACCGGTGAGCTCGAGTAGAAAAGTGCAACCCTGGCAGCGTTCGTCGTCAGCGCCAGCGAGACGCGAGCCATTATTCCTGTGACCACAGAGCGCCACGTCACCAACCATAGGCGCCCGAGGAGAAGACGGCCTCAAATAGAAGTGAACAACCGTAGACGGCGCCAGCCCCGCGAGCTCACCCGGATTGGTGATGCTCATCGTTGACCCCTCAACGATAATGTTGATCCGTCCTCTACCCCCTGAAGGATTTTTGGCGTATCGGCCATACGACGACGCTCTTCTCCTCGAGACTCGCCACCGGAAAGCGGCTGAGCACCTGACGAGAGCACTCCGATGACGTCGGAAAGGCGCGCGACGAATAACTCTTCGCCATCATCGTCAAGCAGGGCGAGCGCGGCTGGCCTGCCAGTCCCAATTGAATCGTCGATGGCATCTTTCAGCTCTCGACGCGTCTGCGACCACGACCTGCCGCGCTCAGCTTTTGCCTGGATCAGGAAGACCGCTTGAACATCACCACGCGAGCTCCACTTGTTACCGCTACCAGGAACCAGATGACCACCAGAAATAACCGAGACACGTTCCTCCCAATCCCGGCCTCTCTGGAGTGCGACCTGATCAGGCATCTTCCTCCTACTGTTGCGGCTTCGGAGTAGGAGAGTCTGGAATGCCTTCGCCACCGGTGGGTTGATTCACAGGAGGCACTTGAATCTCAGAACGATCATCCTGAGCTGCAGACGTGGCCTGCTCTGGAGTCCCGGCACCAATGATTTCCTCAATCTCCTCAGTCATGCCGATCCTTCGGCGTCCGCGGTCAGATTCTCTGCGATGTCCGTCTTCGTGTCCGCCGACTTGACATCCACGCCCGCTTCGCCGGCTGCGGCCACGAGCTCGTCCTTGCTGTGATCTGAGACCATCTGCTCCGGCTCCACGGCCGGGTCGGCAGCTTGCTCTGCAACGGTCGGAGCAGCCCCCTCAGCGTCACCAGACGGGGGCACATCCGACAACGCTTCGCCCGACCGGGGGTCTGAGTCGGACTCCGGGGACTGCTCCTCCTGCGCCGGGGATTCGGTCGGCGCAGTCTCTGTGGGAATCGGGTACGCGCCGACGACGCCACTGTCCGACAGTGGGGCCTCAGTCGTTTGCTCAGGCTCGGAAGGACTCGCAGCCAGCGCATCAGCGATCGGCATCGGCTCTCGCGCAGCAGGAGGAACTGCATCCGGCTCCAGTACACCAAAAACATGGATCACAACACTGTCTCCGGGGCCTGACTCGGAGGCCGCATGTCCTGACGCACTCGCTCGAACATGTCCACCGAACGCCTTGACGACATTCCGAACAGCCTCCTCGACAGCGCGCACCACGCTCTGCTCGCGTTCTCCCATACTGTTGACGTAGTCAGGAACAAACTCATGGCTCTCGAGGTGTTCCTCAGCATTGCCATCAAACGAATTCAGGTTGAAAGACATGTGGGTCTCCTTATTTGTCGGATTTTCTTACTGCCTTGCGCCGGCTGGAACTGTGACATCGCCTTGTTCTGCGAGCAACTGTGCCCATGTGTCCCAACTCATGTAGAACCGACCGCCGACGCCGTAGGACGGGCCCCACGAATTCATAAATCCGACGAGTTGGTTGGGAGCGTCGATCTCGTCCGCCATGAACTCGTGCCCGCCGCGAACTGTCGCATCAGAGGCAATCTCCACCAACCCACTAGAATCCGGTTGATCAAACGAGCTATACCAATTGACACCAGTGATCACAGAGCCGAGAACGAGCGCACCGAGAGCATGCTGAACATCGAACGCGTGCGCGTAAGACTTGATCATCCCGAGCTCGACCGCAGCCTTGCACACCTCGAGCCCAGACCCACCCGGATCGTTGGGCGGGTAGGGCTGCCCCTCGTTCGCGGTCTCCCGCTCATACAGCCTGACAGCGCCGCGCTCGGTCCACGGGCCATGCGCCGGCACGTTCGGTTTGGTGTTCAGGTGCCCGATGAGCGCGTTAGCAGTGCAGGACCCGATGTTTCCTTGATCGAGCGGCAGGCCGATCGAGGCATGCTTGATCGACACAATGGTGGATGCAGTAGGCGCAGCGAAGTTGCGCGACCGCGAATCATGCACGACATGACGTCCAAGTGGCTTTCCAACAACATGTATCTCGGGAATTAGGATGCGGACGATGTCGACAGACAAGACTTCTCCTCGGTTATTTCGTAGATCTGAAGGAACACTTGATCTTTACATGGATAGTATTCGTTCTCCACGCCCTGAATAATCCAGTCAGTCTGACCTGCCTTCATGTCTCCCTCGAGTGTCGAAACGATGATGAAGGCAGTCTCATTCAGCGGTAGACGCAGGATCCCCCCGCACCAATCAGCAAGATCTTGAGCTTGGCGCCGGAATTCACGCCAATTATCCTCGAACTCTTCGATCGGAACAAACCTCCGAGCTTCGACAACCACAGGGATTTTCCGGAAGAACGGCATCAGAGCTGTGTCAAAACATGCTTTCGCAGACTGGCACGAATACTGATCGATTCCCAATCTGAAACCTCTGGATGTCTAGCGAGAGCCATCAATAACGCATGGTTGATACTAAATGCCTGCACGTCTTCAGAGACAATGCGTGAGGAAGTGTGTCGCTGCTTGAACGCCACATGAAAGCAATGTTTATCGACTTCCATCATCCCCTTCTCTATTAGCCCTTCACTGAACGAGAGGAGACTGAGACTGGACAGGAACCTCAGAGGTCTGAGGAGCAAGACCAGCAGTACCGAGCTTGGAGAACAGCGCATTGATCGACTGACCGACCGCAACAGGAACATGCTGATCGATCGCCTTCTCGATCTCAGCCTGATGTGTCCGAAAGAGCTCCTCGATGTCCTTGATGGGGACAACAGTTTGCGGGTTAGCGGCAATTTCAGCGCGAACCTTCGCCTCAATCCCAGCAGCCGACTGCGTCAGCGCAACCCACTTCGCTCGATGGTGAAGCCAGGTGAGTGCAGCACCACCGGCAACGGTGAACCCAGCAATCATCGGCGCGACAATCTGATCAGACGGGACGTGGATGGCATGCTTAGCCAGCCACCCACTGAGCACCCCGGCAGCGGCAGCGAACAGAGGAGTGAGAACGGCAACAGTACGTTCGATAGACCAAGTCATGCAGATATTCTCCTAACCGCCTAGAGGCTTTGAGTTGAAGGGCAACGAATGAACACGCCACCCCTTACCACTGACCGTCCAATGGCCCTTCGTAATTCGTACAGTTGCGCTACCAGATGCAGCCGGAACCTGTATCTCAGCGCTCGACTGCTTAGCTGCAGGTGGCTTTGGCGGCGGCGGCTTCGGTGCGACAGGCAGCTTGGTAATCCCATAGTCGACATTCACGTCGTCACGTCCGATACCGGGAACACTCACAACTGGCCCATATCGTCCGTCGGTGAACTGCCATGCCAAAATAGATTGTGATGTCAACGATCCAACCGAACAGGTCCAGACGCACGGTGTATGCGCCGGCCCGAATGCGGCGGTCCACATCGGCAAGCCTGGATTCGAGCTGTCCGGGTTCGAGCCGGGCGACGTGTACTCCACCACCGTCAACCCTGCTCGCCTAACGATCGGTGCCATGCACGCGTCGTAGCCGCGAGCCTCCGGCGTCTCCGAGTCAAACACGACAACCTTTAGACCAAATTTCTGCGCCGCCCACACGATCAGCCCCGCCTCATGTGCACAGCCGGTGTTGCGCACAAACCAGTAGCCCGCGCGCCAGAAACCCAGCCGTGCCGTTTCGCTCGCGTTGCGTGTCGCCTGCGAATCAAGCGTGTACTCGCCGAGCTTGAAGATGCCGGCCAGATGCCAACCGTGAGAACGCTGCCATTGAGCAACAGAGCCCCAGTTGACGGCCCCTTGCCATACGCTCACATCCGGATATAAAGACCCAGACGGCGCAGTCAGCGTAGGATTGAGCAACAGCGAGACCGAGGCGTTGCAACCCATTTGCGCCTCATTCTTCGGACAAGGATTTGTCGACGCTGTATGCGGCGACGGCCCAGGAGAAACCGTAGATGTGGACTTAGAAGTACTTCCCCCGCATGAGGAGGCTAGTCCTACACACAGGATCGCGCACGTAAGCATGCGGATCTTCATTATTTGACTCCAACTCGTTGAGGACAACGATCCTACGCCTACCTGACAAGATCGTCAAGGTGTAGGACAAAACGACCTTTACACGACCTTCCTCCTCATTTCGTCCGTAATCTTATTCAGGTCGTCGTTGAGCTCAGACGACCCAAAATGAAATGCAAGCCAACGAGCGATGTAGTCGAGAAAACTTGAAGCCCAAGGGATGTCTGGATTATCAGTCTCGCCAAGTGGCTCAAATCTTCTATGAGCGAACTTGCGAACAAGCATGTCGAAGTCAGCTCCATACTGGGCACCGATACTCCACATGGTCGCGTACCCATCGAGGAGACCTTGAATAGTGCTCCCCTCCTTACCTGCACCTTTGATAAAAATCTCTCCCACAGTCCCGTCGTCGTAGAGGCCCGCAGTGATGTAGAAACGGAATCCTCCGACGGACGCATGATGTGTGAGACCTCTGCGCTCGATCGGCATCTTCCGTCGCTGAAGAGCCTCTTTGGATCCCTCCACTCTTCCTCCATTCACGAGCAAGTCATACGGCGACGGTGAACGCAACTCAATTTGTCGAGCTCGCCGATCTGCCTCGTTCTGGACCACTTCCACACGTTTCTGATCCTGCTTGCGCTGCCGATCATCCTCGGCAACACGAAGATCTACCCAAACACGCACCGTGTGATGAGTCACACCAAGTTCCGCAGCAATCCCCCTGTAGGACATCCCATCCCGGAACATCTCTCGAGCGCGCTCCCGACGCTGCTCGCGCGCCAACTGCACCCCATCACGACGCCGATCTATATCCTCCGGATCGACACCGACCATCAGCTCGATTGGTCGCAAGTTCGTCTCCTTCGTTGAGTCCTCTTCCTCAAATGAATCGCCCCGATCCGTCAGGTACTCAAGACCAGGGCGAAACTACACGGGAATCTGTCGAGGCAGGTATTCCATCAGCACCACCTCCTCTATTTGTTCATCGCAGACGCAGCATTTCGCCAACGGCGAGCGCGTAAACCTGAGCATCCTCGTCGCTGACAGACTCAGAGACGTAGAGGACTTCCTTGTCAGAGTCGTAACCAGCGAGCTCACCGTGTCCATTCAGATGAACCGGGACCATAGGAACTCGCTCAACAACAAGATGATCAGTCGAAAGCGGCGAGAACCACAACGTCCCCCGTATATGCTCCTCCGCGGCACGCGAAATCGCCTCATCGACAGATAACACTTCTCCATTTATCCTACGGCACTCACTATCCGTAAGCTGGTCACGCCCATCAGAAGCATCATGGGCCTGAACCTGTCCTACACCCGCATCACGGAAGGCAAAGAGCGCTCCGTGGTTGTAGGCCGGCAACGCTTCAGCGAGAACAACACGCTCTGAATGGGTCTCCGCGGTGTCCGCGAAACGCTCCTCAGCATCCTTAGCCACCTTCGCCGAGTCAGTCTCCTTCTGAAGCTCTTGCTCGAGAAACGTCTGCATCTCCGCGCGAATGGTCTCATCGATTGACTGCACAACGAACGACGCCCTCTGCTGTGCGTGTTGGGCGAGCACTCCCTCATCAACCACCTCGGCGCCAAGGTGTGCCTGCTTGAGCTCGCGTCGCGCCGCCCGGATCGCGATGGCCAAGAGAATGGCTGCGATCGTCGTAGCAGCAAGGTCGGCGCTGCGTCCAGTCTGCCACGCACCCACGACAGACGCAGCAGTACCGGCAGCAGCGATTGCCGATAGCCCAGCGGGCAGTGCCATATGTTGAGACATCGACTGCTGAGCAAGGTGTAAGACAGTCTGGTCAAGCATCGAAACGAACGAGGAGACCTGCTCCTTGTAGCGCTCGAGCATCACCTTGCGCAGCCGCATCATCGACGCACGCACCGACGCGTCTCCGTACGCCGGCACCCCATCGGGAAGTTCAGCGAGGAATCCCTGTCCAGAAGTCGAGAGATCAATGCGCTGCGGCGGCTGAACATAGATGAAGCCATTCTGGGTCTTCTCAACTCCCGAGTTGTAACCCTGCATCCCTACCTTGCTTGGCGGCATCTGTGCAGGCTGCATCGCTGCGGCTTCCTTGGCAATCTGCTCTAGTTGTTGCTTCTGTTGCTTCTCGGTGAGCACTGGAATACCCATGCGCTTTAGTACCTCATAGATGTTCACCGGAAGAACATTGCCTTGCACCTGTCCAACCAATTGAATTACTTGCTTCATTATTTCCGTGTCATATTCCCCAAATCCCTCCGTGACTTTCTCGCACGGTATTCCTGCGTACTCCGGGAAGTTAGACGCAATGAACTGAGGGATCATGTGATCGTTGATCTCACGATCATTCTCATCAGCAAGCATCTGCTGAGACTCTTGATAAACCTCACCGAGCTGGATCCCCATCAATCTCGACGAACCTCCCTGCGATCCAGACGAAGAACTCTTTGTACCCTCAATGAATGCCTGCTCAGGAATGAGCATCGAATTATGAAGCACAACACCCCCGGAGATGAAGTTCTTGCGCTCGTCAGGAGCGTCAATCGCTACATCCCATACGTCCTCAATTCCGTCAAATTCTACTAAGACAACCGTGACTGCATCGCATTGCTCCTCGAATGATGGAGTAGGACCTGATCTGGCTCCCATCAGACGTCCAGTTGTTTCATCGACATGCCCATTACGCTCACGCCATGATCGGTTGTCTCGAATTCCATGTTCATACCTGCACGCCTGGCACTGATACTGCCGAGACCCAGTTGGAGCATACTCGCGGCCACACTCATCGCAATGCTTGAGTTTGAAATCGACTGAAGATCTCGGAGGTAATGCGACCTCTTCCAGTTCTCCGTGATAACGAGCAAGTTGATAGTGGTTGTTGCATAGCCCGCGAGCATAGACCCGACCACTACACCCCTCTCGATCACAATCCATAGGCGTCTCATCAAGCACACGCCGACGCTCCTCCAAGAGAAGATCATCAGCAGCATGGAGGTCAGACACCCTCGCAGCTCGTCGTTCATCACTGATCTTCAAGTGAGATTCGCTCTGCTTTCTCCTAGTCTCCGCTCCCCAACGCCGACCAGTACGTTCAATCGCATGATGCTCTGCGCTCGTGACACCTTGAAGATTCTCGACAGCGGTGTTCGCATGCATCGCATCTACATGATGTGTATGCAATTTCTCCTCACCGCCACGTATTCCCATCCATGCAGAAACCTCGTCGTACTCCTGAGTTCTGCAACCACTATGCGATGCCGGATCCAACTTCACACGTGGCTCAAAATCACGTCGGAATTCAATCAGTCGATCGCCTTCGACCAACTCTCCAAGAATCTTCCACTTCAAATCAGTTGTCAAAAACGGATGATTAGCAGTTCCTCGAATATCTTTCCCGTTCGACAAGTGGACCTTGAAGACTGGTTGATCTTGCTGAGTCAGCATTGCTGCTTTCACAGGGCTAAGCTCGAACCTGAGAGTCATCAAGTTGAACGTCCAGACAGGGTCTCCAGATTTCAGCATCGAGATCGGCACGCCATCAGGGAACCGTCGATGATCACGAGGACAATCGATCGGGGTATCCGCTGTGACGCAGCGGAACTTCAAGCTATCCAAGTACGAGAACGAATGTGCAAGCTCATCGAACTTGACCGGTGGATCGTAGTAACCAGCTTCCCACTTACGATGAGTCGACTGACGCCCTTGCTCATCCATCATGAAGTCACCCGGCCACGCCACCGTCTGGCCAGAGCGCATCTGATCACCCATCGAGAGCGCAAGTTGCTGCAGATGCTTGATCGTCGGAGTACCAGTCTCGAGACCGGGATCCTCCGGATCAAGTGCCCACGGCACATCAGTGGGGTAGTAGACATATCGAGGAGGATCAGCCGCATTCTCGAAAGCTCTGTCGGATAAAGCCCATCGATACCAATAGCTCCACCAGTAGCGGTACGCACGTGCCGTGCGGGGATATCCGTAAATAGATCCGAAATTACGAGTTTGTTCATTGACCGGCCACATCGCAAACTCTGATTGGATCTCAAAGCCAGGAACAACTGAGTATCCATAGAGGTTTGCGAGCCCGATCTGAATCGGGTTAGGCAACGGGACAATCGAGTAATAGAAACCAGCAAACTCTCCGCGCTGGTTCCATCTCGGCATGCAGTGCTCTGGCGCCAATACATACGGCGTATCCCACATCAGAGGTGCAACGTTGGAATCCCAGACAGGAATATCGTGCTCCGGATCATCGCCGTTGGGATCTCGATATGAAGACTTGAGTTCGCCGAGCTTGAAGCGCTTGCACATCGGCTGATATCCGTATGGCAACTTCCCGTTGATACCTACTTGGAGCTTAGGATTGACCGGACGAAGAGCCTCATCCACAGCCGCCGCGACTTGAGCCACTGGACACTTTATATACCACGGCGCACGAACAAGAGGAACATCCGTGAAGTGGAGCGCAAAATTGACCATCGGGTCCGTCGTCATGTCACGTAGGACACTGAACGGAAGCCGGCGTACGGAGAAGGGATTACCAAGACGCTCGTAGAGCAGAGTCAGATTGATGAGCTCGCCCTGCGTCTGTTGACGTGCAGACGGAGCGATCGAGCGCGCGTTCCGAAGACGATCAGCTACGCCCTTGTCGATATCGACCCGGAGTGAAGCCACTTCCTCTGGCGAGAGACCTTGGACGGCCTCGTACCCACCAAACGGTGTCTGCCCGTAGGCCGGCCCTCCACCGCGTCCTACAGGAGGCGTTTGCACCCCTGTCAGCGGCGCCTCAGTCGGCGTCTGAGGACTGTAGGACATCGGACCCTCTGCCCCAGTAAATCTCGGATCCTGCGTGTTCGATCCAGGCGACGTCGACTTGAAGCTCGATTGACCTCGATCACGTCCCTCCGGCGCCGTCGATACATATCCAGGGACACGCCCTTGCGATTTTCCACCTCGAGTTGCCCGACTACGAGCGAGGAAGAGATCGAGATCGGTGAGATTGTCGCTACTCATACCAACAACCCTCCCGACCTGATGCCCGCTTGATAGTTGTCCACGGTCCGCAAAACATCGCTTGCCTTTTCCCTGTATCGATCACCTACATTGGATGCCCAATCGTTAGCTCCAATGTGATTCCCGTCCTGTTTCGCCAAACAACGTGCAACCGCATCCTCTAAACCCTGATCAAGTTGCAGATTCACGGCGTCATCACGCCGTCGTTGATGTGGCCATGCCAGTTGCCGGGACCCGCACCATCACCCGCGTTGATCGACGGAGTGACGGTGATGTTCGGCGGTTCTCCGGTGACCTCCCACATGCGACCAGTAGTCGAGCCATCTATGTTCGAATCGTCGGCAACGTAGGTCGTCCACCAGATCCCGGCGCGGTTCGGGAGCACGATTACCCACGCTTCACGGCCATCACGATCAAGGTCTGGCCAACGCCACATCGCACCTGGATCATCCATCATGATGCCTTGACTGATGTACTCAGGCTCATCGACAATGTGAAGAGTCGTGCTCATACCGGATTGCGCCAATCATTCACTCCCGGATTACCTGGGCCCATCATTCCGTAAGATCGCCGCCAATTCTCAGATTGGACACCACTCGCTGAGGTTGGAAGGATAGCCGACAAAGCCCCGCTGTCCAACGACGCCCGCTCCTTGACAACAGGGAGCGCTCGATTGGATGTCTGGTTGCGCCCTTCCCGGCGCTCGAGCACGATTACATTTGCCAATCCATATCTGCTCGCCGCAGGACCGTGGGTCGAATCGTCACGCACCTCTTTTCCGTCTTTTGCCCTCCACGACTCGAAGTCATCACATAGGCTCGAGCACTTATTCACGTCGACATAGAGACGTCCATTATCCACGAGCCCCTGAATGGCATCAACCGTAGGGTCGAAGTCTCTGGAGATATACCACTGAGTTCTGAGCGGAGGATTGTGCTCAGCCCAGTCAGCTCGTTGCTGCGCGCCGGCCATGTCGGCAAAGCGTCCGCGCACACGCCAGTTAGGAAACTGAGCTCGCCACGCTGCTTCGCGCATGCACACCATGTCGGCCAACAGAGTCGCACCAGTCCGCGGCGCCTCGATCTGATCGAAGATCACATAGGAATCCTGGGGAACAATCACCGGTTGTCCATCGAACCCCGGGAGCTCAACAGGATGATTGAGCGGGCCTTGGATCCAAACGATGACAGAGTTCGCTGCGCCACCCCAGTCGACTCCCTGCGTCAGGCGCCCGTACTCCGGCCTCGCGATCCAACCACGCACTGTGTAACGCTGACGAGTGAAGTTCTCTAGGTAGAGACCATCTGCTAGCGGGCGCCGACACTCCATCTCTGCGTCCCACTTGACCTGAGTGTTCTGCATGAACTTACGATCAACATCACTGTGCGGCATCCACCCACGCGATTTGAAGAAACGCCCGCGACAAACAGATTCAAGAGTGCGGTCAACACCCTCTCTCCATTCACCTTGAACTGATCGATCACATTCACAAAGCTCGCGTGGATCACGGCCAAGTTGAACAAGTCGATGTACGCGCTCGATTGGATCCGCGCATCGACAAGTTGGTTCTTCGGCGGCGATCTCTGCCACACAGTATGAGTAAAGCTTCCAAGACGGTTTGTTCCCCTTACGAATCGCATCATTGATCCCGTCGATCAACTTCTGCATGAGCCCCTTCATCGACTTACGTGTCGACGTAGCAATGTCAAGCGCTGGGATATACCTACCATCGGTACCCTTACCGCTGGAAGACATATTCCTACTCTGCTGCCACACTTCCTCATCCATAATGTCGATCTCATCTGCGTGGACTACGTGAGGATGAGGACTGTTGACCCCGGCTACCGTTCCGATGATGATTTCGATAATACTTCCGGTCTTCCAGTTTGTCTCAGTCCTAGTTGGGTCTCCCTCGATCTGTGGCTTCGGGATCTTATTCCCATTCTCATCACGTGTATAGATAAAGGACTTGACGTGTTTGTACGCACGCTTAGCCTGCGCCTGAACAGTCGCAAAAGTGCAAGCTTCTGAGCCAGGTTTCGTCTCCGCGTTGGCGTAGTGAAGTATCGATACTCCGAGCGTCTTCCCTGATTCTCTGCTGCCAAGTACTAACATCGCGTCGTGGCGATTGAAATATGCGTCCTCGATCACATCAAAAGGTGCACAATGATCTTCACACACAGCAACACGCGGAATGTCGTACCCAGTCTCTTTTATAATCCAGGCATGTAGCTCATCACCATTACGCGGAGCCCGCGGAGTCGCAACGATCGCGCGTGCCTGTTGCTCCTTCTCTATCTCCGACGAGAGTTTGCGCTGTGACGGTCGAAGTTGCCGGATAAGAGCACGCTTCTCCTCATCATCGAGATGCGGAATGCGCTTAGCAAGCTCTTCGATCTCGCCAAGATCTAACTGACCATTTCCATTGGTCTTTTTCTTACTGCGAGACGGGGGCTTCGTAGCCGCCAACGCTTTCCTCTACTTCCTCCGCTTCACCATCAAAGTCATAGTCAGGAGTGTCAAACTCATCCATACCCGTCAGCTCGCGCAAAATGGAGAACAACTCGCTCGTCAGTTCGTCGCCAGCAAGCCGAGCAAGATGATCTTCTTCTTCGCGGCGCTCAGACCGGACTTTGTGCTCAGCCTCAAAAAGAAGCTTGATCGCATTCTGCCGCTGCGTAATCGGTACATCCCCCTTACCGATTTTTCCTTCGCTATCCACATTCAACGCCTGCCGAATGAGCTCATCAGCAATCTTCGCCCCGTTGACTGCCGCCTTCGCCGCAGTGATCTCGTACGCCGGCCTACGCTTGCGGCGCCCGTAACCAGCCTTCCCAGAGAGCTTACCTTGCTCAATCAAAGCCTTGGCGCGCTCAGACTGCTTCAAGCGCTCCTCGGGGTGCGCATCCCACCAAGCCTTGTCCCGCTTACCTCCAGGGGATGCTAGTTGGACGTCCGTACCAGGCTGTTCGTCTGCCATCGTAGGACAGATCGTACCGTAGAACTCTCATCATCTCAGTATGTGGTAGCGAGGAGGCAATGCATCCTCTCCTTCCTCGCCCTTACCTGATGCTCTGACCACAGTCCTACCGTTCTGTCGCTGAAATCCTTCCCATCCGCTGCTCATGACGCTCAAGATAAGCCATCATCAGCCTCGCCCACACAAACGTGATGTATCGACGAAGTCGGAAGTTGCATTGGAAACATAGAAGTCCACGAATTTCCATCGTGGCATGGTCATGATCCCTATTGAGAACCCTCCCCGGCTTCGGCGACCGACCACAGATCCCACAGACTTCACCAAACATCGCGACGCACTCCTCATACGAAACGTCCGGCACATCACGCGGACTCGCAGCAGTCTTCGGTCGGCGCTTACCGCAAGCCACACAAATTTGAAGCCGACGCGGATTTACGTGCCCGCAGCGAATTCCATTCGTAACCCTTTTACATGTCCAAACTCGAACAGACATCACTCATCGATCAGAACGCAAACGGATTTTCATCATGCGATTGCTTCTGCATCCTCATCTGACGATGACGATCAGTCTCAGTTTCGTACGCCCAGGCAAACGGAACTACATCGTCTTCCTCAATGCAATACCCAAACTCATCATCAAGATATGCCTCTCCGACATGACGAAGTATCTCATCGTCGTTCTCCAAACATTCCTGCTTAGAGATCAGAACAGCACCGCAAGGACAAATCATTTCCTTGCGCTTCTGCGTGAAAGCGTCACTGGAGCATCCCCAGGTCCAACGCCGACAGCAGATCACTGATGGCTTGGATCGGCCCCTCGTCATTGACAACGACTCTCCCGCGCCGCCGCCACCGCTTTGTCCGGTCATCGCGTACGAGCAGTGCTGCACCGAACGATGGCTCCATTGAGGTTCCGATCCAGCAACGCTCAACGTCCACGCGCCACGTTCCGGGGAGGTCTGCGAAGCTGATGCTTTGACTCATGAGCGCCTCATTTCCTCAGCCGTAGCGTTTGGGCGCAGCCGCTCGTCATCGCCGTAGACGCGAAGAACCTGCTGACATCGAAAACGCAGCTGGCCGTGCCAGTCGCCAGTGTCCGGAACGAGCTTGAGCGCTTCGAGGAGGTTGACCGCTTCGTAGGGCGACATCGGCACGTCGGGATGCCAGCAGCTTCCTTGCGCTCGCCGGGGCGGGTACTGGTCAAGGAGCGGAGCGCCGCACTCCCGGCACGGCTTCAGGCCGTGCCAATAGTCAGACGTAATCTCTACCTGGCGCTTGTACTGTGTTGCGTCGCTTTGCTCGGGTTGTGCCACTTTTTACCCCATCGTCGGATTGACGTACGCTCGATGTTCAGACTGCGACATGGCCCCTGGAGACGCCGAGACCGGAAGCCTGACCTTCCCAGCCGCCACATAACGCACGGCTGACGGAGCCACGAAGATCGTCCCGAAGTCTGCCTCGCACTCCACCAGCTTCCCACCCTCGATGTCAGCGACTACTTCATCCACCAGTCGCTCGACATACAAAGCATGGATGGTGGAGTCATCGAGGTTTGCGGCGATCGTCGTAGTAGGCATGTTTGGCTCCTTGGCTGGGATGAAGACCAGTTTACGCCGCACGTCCTACGGCGTCCCGCGCTTCGCTGGATTCTCTTCGCCGTATCTCATCGAGAACTCTCGAGAGCACCGCTGACAGGTCAGATGAGCGTTGTCGCGGAGCACCTTGAGCTTGTTCACAACCTTGCGTACCTCATGTGCCTGCTGCTCGTACGCCTGCACTTGTGGATCCACGTCAATGAGAGCCTGCATCTGATCCTTCGTTGGTGCTTTGCCCTCACGAGGCAAATTACGCACCTCGGCTCCACGCACGTTCTTCAACCGCTCGAGATCATCGATCTCATCCTCGTGCTGAGAGATGACCCAATTGAGCCGACTCTCGACAGCGTGGAATCGTCCGTGAACCGAGCGAAGCTCCTCGTCGGAGATCTTCGAGATGTCTCCCGGCAACTTTGGAGGATCATCGATGTCGGGCGGAATCGGAGCCTTCTCCCTCGCGATAACCGCCATCGCCCGCTCAGATCCGGATGCAACCTGCACGGACGGAGGAATGATCGGCACACCGGCAGCCGCCGCACGCTCCTTCGTCTCGCCGGGGACAGCGAGACTGGGCGGTGAAAGAAGTGCGACGGCTTGGGGCAGTGCCGGCGGGGTAGGAGAAAATGCCGCAGATGGATCCAAGAAGCTCTCGCCCTGCGGTCTGGTAGTTGGGCCGGCGGGGTAGGAGATCATCTCCCCGAGCTCGACGTCTGAGAGGTTGACGACATCGACGCGGCCACGACGCCAAGCCTTGAGCATGGGCCCGGTAATCTGCTCCTCGAGCTTCGCGCGCTCAGCCGAAATACCAGCAGATACTGGCTGCTGAGCTACACCAGGCGCAGCAAGCATAAGCTCAATGTGCTCGGTGGGCATCTGCTCGAGATCTTGGAAAGTCTTGCCGTACGTCTCGAGCACACCCAGCGTGACATGACGCATCAACGCAGCACGCCGCTCATCTTCCGTAAGCGCTTGAGCGGCAGGTCCCGGCCCTTGCTGACTCGGTTGAGGAGTTTCATGCCCTGGGTCAACGGGGGCATTGGCGAGGGGCCGAGGCTGTCCTGCAGCGTCAATGCCTCCCGTAGGTAGCTGCTGTCCTGCGACTTCTGGATCCGGTGAAGATGGAATAGTCGGTCCCGCCGATATCGCAGGCGGTTGGGGTGGCGCCGCTGCCGTCGGCGCTGGCGGTGGGACTTGGGCTTGCGGCTGCGTACCGATGCCACTCTGTCTCCTTATCTGCTCGGCTCGATGACGTTCGATCTCCACCTTGACCGCTGGGATGCCTTGGTTGGGCATCAGCGCTTCAAGGATCTGAGAAAGCTGTTCGTCCGTCAGCGCCGCGAGCTGGGGGTCTGACCCATTCGGTTGCGCCGGCGGCGCCATAGGCGCAGGAGCGAACGCTGCGGCCGGATCAACCGTAGGCTGCGCAGCAGGCGGATCCGGAACACTATCGGACTTCTGGTCTACATCAGCGAGAAGACAGATCTGACTGACTTCTTCCCGCGTATTTCCGTTGTCCCGCGCTCTGCGTGCCTGATACACCATCGTCGCTGCATCAGTCCTTCTCATCTCAGGATCAGTCGGGACCGAACCGTCATACATTCCTGCCTTGATCAAGTAGTCGATGATCGCGTCTACCTGCTCATCGTTCAAAACTACCTGCTGAATCGGATCAGTCGTTGCTGACACCAGCCATCTCCTCCTGTCGTCTACTTAGATCCTCGGCACCCCACCGGAACAGCACCGAAGAGCGCTTCTGTTCAAGATCGTAGTCCGGCCGAATCCCTCTTGCGAATCCTATCAGGTTGGAGTCCGAAAGTCTCATGGTCTTGTTCTGATAGTCCGTCTTACAAAATGCTCCCTTGAAATCACAGTTAGCACAGGCAGGAGCGGTCCACTTCTTAGCTCGGCCCTCGTACGGATGAGCAGGAATTTCCCCTCGAAGGAAGTAATCCCTCCACTCCGCGAGCCTCACGCGTCCTACAGCGAGGAACTCAGGGTCGTAGAACACCCGAAACGACGCGGTGGTCAGAGGATCCTCGCGTGAGCTGTAGATCAGCGTCCCATCATCTGGTGGCATCAGCGGGATCGACTCGAAAGCACAGCGCTGACCGTGGATCGGACAGATGTAGTCGTCTCGCGACGAGATGATTGCTCCAGACTCGTTGCAGATATGAACGGTCGGCGTGTAAGGCATCTCGTGCGCGAGACCGATATATGTTTTGAGCTGCCTCACATACTTCGGATGCTGTAGCGGGAACGTCGGCTTCTCCGCACGCATCGCGAGCACTTTCTCATGACTCGTAGTCTTTATCTCGACCAAGTGAGGCTTCATCCATCCACGCGGTAGAACGATCGCATCGCAAGATCCTGTGAGCCAATGCTCCTCATCCTCGAACCCGGTCTGGAAGTCATCCTCAGCAGTCACATCAGCGGAAAGAAGCACCCCGTAATTCCGCAGCCGTCTAATCCAGTTGTGCTCCAATGCATTGCCAATATCAAACCACGCCTGCAGAAACGGTTTCCTCGGCGCCGGCGCTGGAGGATCAAGCAATCCATAGACCAACTTTCGCCCACAGGCATCAGGATCATCACCAGGGAAAGAACTCGCGTGGAACGAAGAAAACCAAGGTTGACCATGAGGAGAACGATCTTCACTGCGCCACTCTTGTTCAAGTTCCTGCTCGTACGCAGCCATGATCAACGGAGAAACAACTGGGGCATGCTCCTCAACCATTGCCCACAATTGAGTGCGCGAAAGTCCCATTATGCCCCCGCCAACATCGCTCGCTTGATTCTGCAAATCGTCGCCTGCCCCACTCCATATTCTTTAGCGATTTCCCGCTGGGTACGAAGATCCTTAGATATCGCCTCTACCTGTTGTACATTCAACTTCGACCTTCCATCAAATATCGCATGACATCGGTCACATAGCTCAAACCAATCCGCAAAGTTCAACGTATACCTATGACCAATACACGCATACTCGGTTTTAGCATCCACGCGACCGCAATATTCACATCGACCGCTGTATGGATATATTTCCCGCATCAATTGATGAATACGAAAATACGGGCTCGCAAAATGTCCGCCCCCTAACTCAACAACATGGCTAAACCAAGATCTCTCACGATTATATTTGGAGAAAGATGGGTCTCCATATCTGAGCCACCGCTTGTAATGCTTGGCGCATAACCCACGCGCCCTGACTACTCGGTTACAGTCAAGAACTGAACAGATCTCGATCATCCCCCCGACATCATTGCCCTACGAATTCTTTGCTGGAGCATCGGATCGCCTGAGATGAGATAGCAAAGAGCGTCCATCCCGTGCGCCGACTTCTCATATCCATCGGGCCGATAAAACGATCCACTCTGAATCACCATCGGAGAACGTCCCGACCGATGCGCTAGCTCTCCCTGCTCGTCGTAGGCGAGCGATGCCTCAGCCAACTCCCAATCCTGATCGAAGCGCATCGTGTTCAGATCGAGCCGCATCGTGGCATCTCGGAGAGGGCGACACACTCTGCTCTTATTCACGCGTACCTTCACCTCAGTACCATCAGCCTGCTTCGTACCCCGCGGGTCATCCTTGAATGTCTCCTTGACCTTGTCGTAGACATCGAGACGCCCATTTTTGTTGTAGTAAAGATGCGCGCCCTTCTTGAGGTGAATCGAGAGGTCAGATCGAAACGCCATTCGCTTGCCAGACAAGGCATACTCAACCTTGTTCATATCCTGAGAAGCATGATCGATGATTACGATCGCGTTCTCATCCTTGTCCATGCGATGATGAATTCGATTGATCGCAAACTTCCAAGCTCGAGCGTGGAGCCCTTGCTGTGAGTAGACGTCGTACTCCGGACGCTTTGATCCCTTCGGACCAGCGATCTCGCCCATCGGTGTAGCGAACGAAGCAGAGTCAAGAACATGTAAGTGGATAGATCCGAGGGCCAGTTCCATCGCTCCGGCTATGTCCTCGATCAGCGTGTATCCCTCAAACAGTTCCAGCTTCTCCAGGTCAATCCCGAACGTCGCCGCGTGAACAGAATCGAACTGCCCCTCGATATTCCAATACGCAGTCGTGATCCCATCCGGGAATCGCTCTGATCGATACTGCTGAGCCGCAGCGATGATGTAGTAGGTGATCATCGTCTTCCCTGTCGAAGTGTCTCCCCACAACCTCGTAATGCGACCCATAGGTATGCCAGCAATCACACGCCCCTCATCATCGTGCGTCGAAATGATCCGCATAATCTCCGGCAGAGGAAGAGGGATCCGCTCAACAGGAATCTGATCAGAAGCACGATGAAGAGACTCGTTCCCGTAACGCTGACGCAAAAGCTTTGAATCACGATCGAATAACGACACATCCACGGTCATGTCGCAACCTTTGTCTTCACTTTAGGTTTCGCAGGTGGATCGACCTGATACAGCATGGTCACGATCCCGCCCTGAGGAGCACTACAGACCAGAACCGGCATGTCATGACTAACGGCATACTCAAGAGCCTCTTTATAAGCGGCATCAACACCCCACACCCAGAACGATCTCGACCGTCCTTGAGTCGGGATCAACCGATGTCGAGACTCAACCTGGAATGGATCAGCAACTAATCCCACTATGCCGCTACCTTTGCCTTCTGATCCTCAATCCACTCTTGCACGCTCATCGACGCCTTGACAACGACCTTGTCCGAAGAATCTTTCGAGCCCTCGACGATGATCCCATTCCCGACTGTGAGCAACCCATTCGCCGCCGCCCACGGAGCCGGAAAGAATGTGCAGTTCCACTCATCAAGACCGAACTTCATCCGAACATGACCCATCGCCTGACCTGGATTCCGTCCCTTCTTCGTCACAGTCGGACGCACGTCTGAGATCACACCGGCGATCACGATGCGGTCACCCGGATCCATTTCATCGAACTCATCCTGAGAGAAGACATTGCGTAGCACAAGTTCTTCATCATCTCCAAACGTTGCCCCCGGCCTGAGCGCCATCCCAAGCCTGCGCAGCTCGGTCGCCGCCTTCTGAGAGTCGGTCCAATCGGTGCGGGCCCCGAGAGAATCAAGCGCGCCAGCCTCGAGTAGCGCCTGCCTATGCCCCTTGTTCACTTTCGAATACTTGAAGCTGTGCGACAGCTCGAAGTGCTCGACCGAGTCATATGGAGCTCGTTCAACAACTTGATCAGCAGCGATCTTCCCCACCCCATCCACTCCGATCAACCCGTAGCGGATCGCGCCGGCGTCATAGTCCACCGTGAACCCGATACCACCTCGATTGATATCCGGCGCCTCGATCGAGACACCAAAGTGCCTGGACTCCCGAATCGCCCTCGGAGTCTTCTCATCCTCGAGCGTCAAAAGCACAGCGTAGAACTCGAAAGGATAGTGGACCTTCAACCAATCGTCTTGATATGCCTGCACGCTGTACCCGCTCGCATGAGGGCGATTGAATGAATACCCAGTGTAAGGAAGAATCTCCTGCCATAGCTCCTCAGCCGGATCAACACCGATATGCTCAGACGCCTTCGCAATGAACTCTTCCTTGCGCGCGGCCAACCGAATCCTTCCCTGATCACTCTTCCCTCGGTTGAGCTTGTCAATCTCCTTACGCACATCATCAGCTTGCGCCGCCGTATACCCAACGAGAACCTGGAAGATCTCCATAATCTGCTCCTGGAAGCAGAGACTTCCGTACGTGTCAGCAAGCACAGGCTCAAGAACTGACGGGATCTCTACATCCTCAGCACCATTCTTGCGCTTGACGTAACGATTGTGTCCACCTGACCCCATCGGACCCGGTCGATAGATGGCATTGACCGCAGAGAGATCGACTACATTCATCGGCCGCGCTTGTTTCAAGTATGACGTGATCCCTGAACCCTCAAACTGCCAGATGCCGAGAGTGAATCCATGATGGAACACCTCCATCACCTCTGGCTCAACGTCGTACGGATCGAAACAGACTGGCAATGAGTCAAGGTCGATCTGTTGGCCAGTACGTTCAGCGATCAGCGTCACTATCTGATTCTGCTGAGTCATGCCGCGGATGCTGAGGAAGTCCCACTTGCAGAATCCAAAATCATCAACAATCGAAAGACGCGGAGTTTCCGACCAAGCAGTGCGTGATGTCGGATCTTCCTCACTAGCCCTGATCGTCGGCATGTAGTCATTGATTGGACCTGGAGTGATGATCACACCAGCAGCATGCTTACTGAGCCGACGATTGAATGGATCACCGTGATTCTCCAAACGCACAGACGAACGCCATGCATCCGGATATTTGTTGGCCCACGCATCAAGACCAAAAACATAAGACCGCATCTCTTCAAGATCTTCATCGTGGATCGGATCAATGTTGTCTGTGACCACACGTGTTTCCATGTAGTCAATACCCATAATGCGCGCCACATCAAGGATCGCCGCCCGTGGAGTAAACCTCTGCATCGCCACGATGTCCGCGACTCGATCACGTCCGTGCTTACGAGCCACATACTCTTTGATCAGATCGCGCTTGTCATCCGGAAAGTCGATGTCAATATCCGGAAGCCCCTTACGCCCTGGATTGAGAAATCGCTCGAACTTGAGCTTGTGCCTGATTGGATTGATACCCGTAATACGGGCCGTGTAACAAACCAACGAAGCTCCCGCTGATCCTCTAGACGACCCTACTCTGATCGGTCGCTTCGGCTGGGGATTTGGATCTTCAGGTGTTGACGGCAACGGATCAGTGGAACGAGCCCACCGTACGACATCACCAGTCAGATACAAATACTGCCAGTGGCCCTTCATATCGATGATCGAGAACTCGTAGTCAAGCTGTTGCTCGTACTGCTGATCGCCAACAACGCCAAGCCGATCCATTCCCTCCCTACACCACTGACGCACAATACGTTCAGCGTCAGCCATCGTCGGGGCACCGCGGGGCATCTTCAGCGATCGATCAACAAGGAATGGGATGATCGACTGAGCAATGCGCTCGTTATTCGACACAGCCTCGTGTACGACTGACTGCGGTATTCCTGGGTGATTGACCGCGAACTTCGAGAGAACCTCCTCGGTACTCATCAAATGCATCCCATCGTGCCATAGATCGTATGGCTCAAGACCCTCCGCGCGCTTGGCCTCCTGCTTCTCCTCCCAAGCCTCGACGGTCTTGTTCATGCCGATAAGAATCGCGATCTTCTGCGTATCGACCCAGCCCTCGTGAACGTAGTGTGCGTCTCCTCCGACCGAAAGCGGTATCCCCCACTTGTTAGCGCGGTAAACAATCTCCGGGTTGACAGCTCGCTGAATCTCGAAGTCGTGTGGCTGGATCTCGAAGTAGAGCCTGTCCTTGAATCGATCAACCATGCGCTGAATCCACCCGTCGATCGCAGCGTCAGTGGCTGACTGGATCAGATAGGAGAGAGGACCGAGCACGCACGCAGTGGTACAGATCAGTCCCTCGTGGTACTGGTCAAGCAACTCATCCGTCACCGAGGGATACTGATAAAAATTCTCCGGTCGGTACGCCGCCGAGGAGATCTTCAACAGGTTATGCCAGCCCGTGAGATTCTGCGCGAGAAGAATCATGTGCCAACGTCGATGCTGCCACTCCTTCTCGCGAATCACCGTCGGTCTGTAGTACGCCTCAATACCCATGATCGGTTGAATCCCGGACTTCTCACACGCCTTCATATGCTTCAGAGCACCGTTGACGTTGCCATGATCAGTCTGCGCAAGCGCCCACATCCCGAGCTCGGCTGCACGCTCGGCGAACATGGATGCAGTCCCACACCCATCAGAGATAGCTGTCGTCAGAGTGACGATGAAGCTCTATATATTGCACAGCCAGATCACCCCCTCTCAACCAACTCCGAGAGATGCTTCCAACTACGACGTTCTACTATCGCCTGAATGGTCGTTCTCGCAACACCATACTTCTCGGCAAGAAAAGTTTGCCTTGATCCGGTTGCATACTCTTGCAGAATCTCTAGAACCTGTTCCTCATGCAAGATCGCTTGTCCGTGCTTCTCTCCGGTCGTCGGATTGTGACGACCGCGCCGCATCTTGTCAGCCATGTTGTCAGCTTGCGTTCCTGCGTATAAATGATCTGGGCGAACGCAATTCGGAACATCACATGTATGCAAGACCTGAAGACCATCTTGAACACATCCAACCAACAGCCTGTAAGCAAATACGTGAGCGCCAATAAATTTCCCGTCAACCCAAAGCTTCCCATGCCCAAAATCATTCGCTGGAGTACCAGTCCAAAGCCAACATGTATCAGTCTTCTCGACATGCAACCAAAAACGCGTTACAGGATCTCCGTATCCAACACGATTTGAAATAAGCGGATTGCCATGCTTTGCCCATCGCTTGTAGTGCATTGAACACCACCCGCGCGCACGCACCTTACGAAAACACCCGTCTACAGAACAGGAGTCGTCGCTATGTCTGTGAAGCTCGATGTACTGCATGCCCATATCGACTTGCGACCACGCCTACAGAGTCCTGGTAATGGTTGCGCTCATTCGAGTAGAGACGTTCGCATCTAGCCGAGAGCTCCTCGAAGCGCAACTGAGCAATCAACAATTCTGACCAAATCCGCATCGGCCGTGGCCAGAAGTTGACGATCTCAAGAGTCACGTTGCCATGAAATCCGGGATCTAGATAGCCAGCACTTTCAATCTGCATACCCTGCCTTGCCCGACTCGACTTGCCAACAACAATGCCAACCAGCACGCTCGGAATGTGAACTGATTCGACTGTTGATCCAAGCACAAACTCACCGCTGGCTATCAAGAACCCGTCACTGATGTCAACTTCTTCCATCATGTCATCAGTCATTGGCTCTCGTATGTCGAGCACGCCATGATTGCGACTCGGCACAAGGATCTTCGATGACAGCCGGCAGTCATAGGAAGAAGGTTGAAGCTGCTTCTCATCATATGGATCAATCAATTCATCGCTAAGCACGTAGCGACGAATATGATGATCAGGAAGAACGGTCATACCTTCTGGTACTCCGGAACCCACGATCCATCTACATCGAGATTGAAATCCTGGAAAAGCAGCGGAGCCTCTTGCTGCATGATGTATCCAACCCTCTCGAAGACAAACCGAATCTCTTCCTCGGCTCCCGCTGCCGTGCGCGCAGCAATCACATGACGAAGGGTCCGAATGTTTGCCGTCCAGACCATGCCAGTGGAGAGACCAAGAGGAGCCAGCCGACGCAGCGCAGACGTAACTTCCTTCTTGACGTGGAATGGCACGCCATCATCATCCAGACCCAGCTTGTCTGCAGCCTCGATCTGGAATTCCTCCAACCTCTCCACCATACTGATGACGGATTGACGCATCGGCTCCAACCCTGGCGGTACACGGAACCCAAGCTCAGTCAAGCGCACATACCGCAGAGACTCCTGACTGATTGCCACACCAGCACGATGACGGACAAGCTCGTGCGTAAATACCCTCGAGACATTGTGGAAGATGAAGGTGTAATAGGCATGTTCAAGAACGCTGCCGTGACGAGACTTGAGCAAGTTATCGAAGTACTCCCGCTGGTCCGTGCGAATCTTCGTAACGTTCTTGTTGAGGCCCGGCTTCCACGAGCGATAGCAGTAACGCCCACAGAACTCAACCAACGACTCTGCATCCTTCTCATCGTGCGTACCGCTATCAAGCCAGTCCTCTCCACCGACCAACTCCAAGTACTCAATAACAGCATCCCAGATCAACGCAGGACGTGCGATCAAATAAACCTTTGGCTCTGTCTCAATCATACGAATGGCCGTCCAGTCGATACCGGAAGAGCTTCTTCACGCTTCTCCGTCACGAGTCCGAGCAACAGGAACCCATAAAGGATCAGATCGTGGATGCGTCCCTCGATCGGCTCTGATTGCACGTCGCCCTCGCGCACGTAGGTCATGATCGAACGCCAATGCTTGCCAGCATGCACACTCCAAATCTGTTCTGGAGTCACACCAGACTCGGCACCCTGCTCCTTGAAATTTGCAAGCGCATCATCATCGCCTGCATAGTCGTGCCCCTTCCTCGTGTTTGTCTCGAGCAAACTCTCGAACTCATTCTTCATAAGTTCCTGAAACTGATCTCTGCGCATATCTACGCCACGTTCGGCGGAGGAATGGGTGGCATAGACGCATGCATGGGTTGAGCGCCTTGCTCAAACGGATTCACCCCGCCCACCTGCGGAACCGCCGGCACCAGAGTCGGAATTGACGGCGGCATCCCCGGCATCCCGCCTCTCATAAATGTCTCCTGGGGCCCGGAAGTCGCGACGTTTCCAGAGAGGATCTTCTGAATGTTCTCAAGTGGCTCTGGAGTGATGAAGGGCTCAAGGTCATACTTCGCCGCCGCCAGTGCCATGTCCGTCGCGCTCATCGGCTGCGAAACGTTGTTGACGTCGTATGGCTCGACAAAATACGCGGTGTCCTGCATTGTCGAGCCCTGCCGGCGAACAGTGAAGTCACAAGACATCAACCCACGGTATGTCGAGTCCTTAGACATCAACTCCTGGAAGACAGTATTCGAACACTTCCAGAGGAAGACCCCGTCGGCGTAGCCAGTGATGATCTTTGCCTTCGTCTGGGGATCGGTCTCCGGGAGTCCCTGCTGCGAGCGCTTGTAGACCGGCGCGAGACTGTAGGTCAGATATGGCGACAGTTGCTGAGCCATCCTCTGCTGATTCTGAGCAAGGATCTGCTGATTGACCTGTTGGATCGGCGCACCACCCCGCCAGATGACGTTGACGAATCCCTTCGTCGAGCGACTCCTGATCTCTTTATCTTCGTGAGAGCACATCGGACAAGGAGTCCCATCGTCCTGCTGGTCGAGACAGAGAACGTCATTCGGATACTTCGAGCTTCCGTACTGGACTCGATGGGAAGCTGCATACGCGAGCTCCTCTCCCTGCTCGAGAAAACGGACCACGGCGATCTGTCCTGAATTCAGCGTGAAGAAATCCGCTCGTGGTCCAAATGACGAAAGCGCTTGTTCTCTACGCTGCTCCACCGCCACAGCGTGCCGAGTAAATGATGCAGTGCCCCTCGGGGACATATATTCGTCTCCTACACTCGTTGAAGTGCCTCGCCGACCGAGGCTCCTGGTTTTTGCTGAGGTCCAGCGACCTCTTGTACTACGTTATCAGATAGGTACAACAGTAATCGAGAGCGCTGGTACCACGCCCTCCACCAATTCCTCAATCTCCTCAGCACTCAACTCCGCGGCGTCTCCCTTAGCACCTACGACTACAGACACGGGCATATATGGAGAGAGCATCTCGATCGCCTTCTGACGACCTCTCACCCCAGCCGAGTCTTCATCGAAATAGACGACAACGCTTCCGCACCGCTCAACAATCAATGCTCGTTGAGTCTCAGAGAACTCTGAGCCGGCGACTCCTACCGCAAAGATATGCGGAGTCTTCTGCGACATCGCTACAACATTGAGTTCTCCCTCAACGATCACTACTTTCGACATCCACGGAACTCGATTCAGACCATAGACATGCTTTGACTTATGATACGGATCAAAGCCATAGCGAGGAATGTCGCTTCTCCGCGCGTCTCCCAATATCAGATAGCGCGGCTCTTTGTTCCCAAATGTTCGCGCCTTGAAACCCACAAGCGTTCCCATAACATTCCTCACTGGTATCGCAACACGCCCTGAAATGGGATCAAAACCGATCTCCCAATCGTCAAGCACCTCTCGCTCAAACCCACGTCCACGCATATAAGAAATCGATGTTCGTCCCTCAGAGTTCATCCGCCACGATTTCATGAAGAACTCAACCCAAGACTCTGTGGGCAATACCCTCCCATCCGGCATCGTCGCCCTGATCGGCGTGAGGTTCCGCTTGACCTCCTGCTCGAGCTCACCAATCGCCTCAGTGGGACCAGATCCATATCGACGATCGATATGCCCTCGAGCCTCTGCATTCGTCATTCCGCGAAGTTGCGCGAGGAAAGAGATCGCATTCCCCGTAGCGTGACAAGTCGAACAGATAAAGAGCGTCGTCTTCAAATGCATCCGCGCCGATGGATGTCGATCATTCCCGTGAAGTGGGCAATGCATCAAGATGTTCTCGCCACTCACGCCGGCGGTCTGAACACCGAGCGCTGAAAGGAAATCTCGCACATCAACCCGCGAAAAGTCAGTCATCACCCCTCCTCAACAGGGCCTCGCAGCTCAGCCGCGACACGCTCGCCCTCCTCACGGGACGTGATGCGCCAGCGAATCCCATCGGCGCAGCCCGCTTTGATCGCCGCCGTGTCATCGGAGATGTAGACCACATCGAGGATCGTGGGTAGCGCGTTCATCGCCCCGCCTCTCCGGGAACGAGAGCCGTCCAGGGTTCCATATCCTTCTCAACCCGCTCGGACTGCTGCCGGTCGAAAGGACGCGCAAAGTAGGCAGCGTGCTCGTCGCAGACTTCGTAGTGGACGGTGTTCTGCTTAGTGCTGAACCATGAGCCCACGTCGAACGCTTGCGTCGCGGGGCGCCTGCACTTCCGATGTGCACATGCTCTCATCAAGACGCCTCGCCGGGACTGAAGCGGCGGAACGGGCCGAGCGCTGAAAGGAAATCTCGCACATCAACCCGCGAAAAATCAGTCATCGCCCATCCTCAACAGGATCTCGAAGCTCCGCAGCAAGCTCAGCCGCGACACGCTCGCCCTCCTCACGGGACGTGATGCGCCAGCGGATTCCATCGCTGCAACCCGCTTTGATAGCTGCACGAGCATCGGAGATATAAACCACGTCAAGAATTACTGGTCCCACGACTTGCCTGCCTCTCATAGATCAAACACATGTTCGCCCCCTGAGAAATAGGAGGGTGCCCCACCCAAAAAACTCCCATCCGTGCACAGCTTCCGAGAAACCCCTGCATCTCAGTGCAGCCCGGTGCAGTTGGCTGAGCAGGAAAAACTCCAGCATCTGCGCAGTTTGCAGCCCCATGCAGCTCTACCAGAGCAGTGCCCCCGGCAGGTCTGATCGACATGAAAGTCTCTGGAAATACAAACAATTCTTCTTGTGGTTCCCTCCCAAATTCCTCCCATAGCTCTTCTGTATATAGCAACGATCATCGGAGACCCATCGCAAGGTCCAACGCCGACTCGAATTCGTCCACATCAAGTCGGCCAGCCAAGTAATGCTCCGTCAACCGCTCAACCGCATCAGGTGCCGAGTAACGTCTCCGGTTCCACTCCGCGGCCAACTGCTGCCAACTGGCCAGGACCCAGACAACGCAGACGACCATCACAAACACGACTATCTCAATCATCGCCCCGCCTTGTCGGGAACGCTCGCAATCGCCTTCAGCTCATCGAGTGTGTAGCCAAACCAAAGATCCACGCCACGATCAACGCAGTGATGCGGCCAAGGCCCCTCAACATGCCAGCCACGGATTTCCCATCGGCCATCGGAATGTCGAAGCACAAGCCCGGAACTAATAACCGTGTTCGGAGGATCGTCGGGCCGATGAAGGCCCTCGGGACGCGGAACTGTGTGCGGAAGAGTCATCGCCCCGCCTCGCCGGGAACGCTCGGGGAAGGGCGAAGAGTCCGAAACCCGTTCACACTGAGCCTCCCGGCGTCGCAGTTCGGATTCCAGCAGTAGCCCGCCCAGAGCCCGAGCGGACTACCGTAGACGACCGAGTAGGGGGCGAACCTCAGCCACCATCGGCACTTGGGACAACGGGCCCCGCTCATCGCCCCGCCTCGCCGGAAACAACCTTCGGTGACCAGCTCATCGCAGCCACCCAAAGACTCGCCCGACCACCCGCTCAATCCGCGATGGTCGCCGTATATACGCCGTGCCGCCACGCACGAGCCAGACATAGAAGCAACCGCGCGTCCCGCTGATGACAATCCGATACTCGCGAGACGCCGCCGGAAGCGGCACGCTCGTGCTAAGCGAATTCCTCATCGCCCCGCCTCGCCAAGCACATCTAGTTCCACCTGCTCTACTACCTCGGGCTGCTCGAATGCCGCCCGGATCCGATCTCGAGAACGATCCTTGTAGAGATGAATATAGACCCGCTGACAGACTTCCTCGGAGTTCCCTAGTTGCTCAGCAATGTCTCGGGCCGTCATCCCTCGATCAGCCAACAACGACCCGCAATAGTGACGGAGCTCATAGAAGTCAAGATGATCTTGTGGATCTTCCTCAAGCCTCTTCGGCAACCAGTGAGTCTTGGGAAGCTCACGCTCGAACGCATCGCGGACAGGGCGCCAGTAGTAGCCCCAAGATCCTTTCGAAAATGACTTCCCCGTCGGCGTCGTGAAGAGCCACTCAACATGCTGCACCGGCATCGATCGAATCGCATCGGCAGCCTGCGTCGGCATCACGATCAATCGCTTGCGCTTGGTCTTGGGAAGCTTGAGCCCATCCTTCCGGAGCTGACGCTCAACGTTGACGGTGCCGGCGGCGAAGTCGAGATCATCATGACGCATCCCGGCGAGCTCTCCCGGCCGGCATCCAGTCCAAGCGGCAAACAGGATCATCGCCCTGAATGTGGACCCGAAGAGCACACCGTGAACCTCGACTGAAATATCCCCTAAACGCCGTACCTCGACCTCCGTGAGAGGCGTAATGTCCTGTCTTCCTTTCCCCTCATGGACGAGCATCGCAAACGGGTTGCCAGCACGATAGCCCTCCATGTAGCGGATCGCGTCGTTGTACATCGCACTGACGGTCTTAGCGACATGGGGTCGATACTCCGCAACTCTTCGAGCCTCAGCCTTCATGATCCGATCTGGCCTACGATCGCCAAACTCCTCGAGAAACAGACGTAAGTTCGCTGCGTGATAGTCGCACGTAGTCTGCTCTG